ATAGCAACAGGGGTGGAGCGAGGTCCTCAGCCGCAGGATCGGCAGGATTGGTACCCGCTCCGACTGCCGGCAAGCAAACCTCTTTCCTTCGTGGCGATGGTACGTGGGTGGTTCCGACAAATACCACATACGCCAAGGCCAATACCACGACATTAGGATTGGTGATGATCGGATATGCTGAGAACGGTAAGAATTATCCGGTAGAGCTGGATAGTAGTGGTAAGATGTATGTTAACGTGCCTTGGACGGATACTAATACAACGTATGGTGTTGTAGGAGCTAACGGGTCCACAGGATTGGTCAAGAACGGCAGTACCGTGACAAACGCCTCTGGATATACGGCTTGTCCTATTGTCGGTGGTATCCCCTATTATAAGGATACGAATACTACCTACGCCAATATGAAGGCGGCTACGGCCTCGGCGGCTGGTGCTGCGGGATTGGTACCGGCCCCAGCCGCTGGCAAGCAGGCATCTTTTCTTCGTGGTGATGGAACGTGGGTAGTGCCTACCAATACCACATACGGATTAGCCTCTACTACAGCTAACGGCTTATTGAGACAGCTTAATGGAAGCACATCCAGTTTCATGCGTGGAGATGGCACTTGGGCTACACCTCCTAACACGACATACGCCGTAGCCAACGAGTCTACTAACGGGTTGATGGCGGCGGCTGACAAGAAGACCATGAACAGGCTTATAGGAGTTAATACGGTCACGACATTAGCTCACCTGCCTATTAGCAAGAGAAGTATCACGGCTACGTTATCAGCCGCTACCACCCTATCCGTGCAGTCAGGGATGCAGGTAGGGGAGGAGCTGATGATCAGGTGTGTCCCCTCAGCGGCTTTCACCCAAGCGATACCTAATTCCGGGGATTATGTCAGCATGAGCGGAACTTCTACAACCACTACGGCTAACAAGCCTTTCGAGATAAATATCTGGTGTTACGCTTCAGGCAAGTATAGCATCGCCGTTAAAGAACAAGATTAAAAGCTATGAGTTTTACATATATAAACAGGGAGATATATCCCAAGATGTTGGTTCAAGATGAGCCTCTTGACGATAATTACGCCAAGGGCTATAGTTATGATGATTACTCCAAAGGTATTCCCGCCCCATGGATAGAGCTTGGGGAGGAGCAACTGGCGTTCAAGGAGGCTAATCCTAAAGCTACTGTCAAGGAGATTATCGAGGCTAAGCTGGATGAGTCAAGGCTTCTTAATGAGGAGAAATCAGTTAAATACGAGGAGATAAGAACTTATGAGACCGGAAATCTATATGAGTTCTTCTTGGATGATCAGAATATCTATATTCCTGAACATGATAGACGTAACGCCTTGTCTGATGGGGCTATAGCTGGCAAGATAACGATCATGGGTCTGGAATTCGATATAACGGAAGGCAAGATCTTGATCGGGATGATGGATAAGTATGATAATGATCTTATGTCGGCGTTAGGGGACAAGCAAAAGCAGATCAATCTAGCCACTACCGTAGAGCAGGTAAGAGCTATTGATGTCCAATCCGGATATCCAGACAAGATAAGTGTCACCACAGCATACATCCAGCAACAGGCGAAGGAGAAGGACGCCTCTGATCCTCAGAAGGTGGCTGTAAAATTTTCTAGAATGGTGGTTAATAATAAAGACTTATCCTTATCCTCTAACGATAAATTGGATGTTAAGGTCCTATTCCCCATATGGGGACAAGAAGGGGCGGAGTTCGGGCTATCCGTGGATACCGGATTTTGTCTTAGGGTGGTTAAGGAGGATACGGATATCCTTTATGAGGTTATCCAACAACATACGCTGTCGGAGGAATGGGAACCCGGACTAAATACGGCTTCCTTGTATAAGGTTATTGATAAGGAACATGCCGGTACTATAGGGGATCCTATCCCGTATTTCCCTCCAATGGAGATATTCAAGGATAAGTATTACATTCAGAACGCTGATGTGTATAAGTGTACCAGGGATAGCGGAACTCCTCTCAGCCATAATCTACAGGATTTAATAGGTCTGTACGTGGAGCGGGTGTAGCCGTAGTGCGATCTATCCCCCCCCATATTTTATGGCTAACATTATATAAGTTATTTTTGGCATAATAAAAGGACATTTATAAATATATTTAAGTATGGCATCACAAAAATTCGGTTTCGTAACCGTAGACCCGGTATCAGGATCAGGAGATCAGGCGGTTAATTTCTCCGGTGATAAATACACCGGTCGTTCTCAACGCACTATCAACCTTACGGTCACCACGAACGGCGGGGCTAAGAAGGCGTTGGTAGTTAATCAGGCAGCGGCTGCTGAGATGGTAAGACCAGACAGCCCTAACGCTTCCGTACAAAAGACAGGTGGTAATGTTACCATCACCGGTAAGTCTAACAGTACTAAGCTTATGTTCGCGGTCGCGCCGGCTAAGGAGAACGGGCTTAAGTTACAACTCCCTGCTAACTACACGGCGGCTGGAAAGACTACGGCTAACGGAGCGGTTATCGCCGACGATCCCGGAGCCGCTGGCGAGTTCGTTTGGAGCATCACGATCTCGGACGTACCGGTCAACGTCACGATCGAGGAACTGACAGCTACATTGAAGGTAACTGCCGCTGGTGGCCAGGCAGTCACTGTGATGGTAACGCAAGCCGCTGGAGACTCTACTATCGAGCTTGACAAGGAGACTATTAACTTGAATGTAAATGGTACTCAACAGACGGTTAACGTAACATCTAATGACAGCTGGACATGGGCGCAAGCTGCGGCTAGAACCGTATCGAGAATGATGGGACGATAATCAGTTTCTTTTCGCTTACTCAGACCCCGATCGACTAAAGCCGGTTGGGGTTTATTTGTTTTGCTATCTTTGCAATAGAACAAAAATAATACAACTATGGCTAATGATTTGAATATTAATTGGAAGGACGGGGTAGGCGAGGTAACGGACCAGCCTCTGACCGTCAGTCCGGGGTCCGGGGCCGGAAGCGCCCCCGTTTCCTTTGGCTCGGTGATGAACAACGGTCTTGATCGGACTCTTGAGCTGGAGATAACAACTCCAAAAGGTGTTAAGAAGACGCTCACGGTGAATCAGGAGGGATGCCGGCAGGCTTATATCACGAGCGACGGCAAACGATGGCTGACTAGCGACAATCGGGTATATGGGGTTTTGAAAAGCGATGCTCCATGCGAATGCACGGGTGATTGCCCTTGATATTTTGTTTTTACGAATTTTGTAATTACATTTGTGGCGCATGTCCATCACCATGCTTTTCGTCGCTAATTTATTATAAGGGGATATAGGCCTGTGATGGGATCGGTATCCCTCTGTTTTTAATATGGAAAAGATAGATGTTTTCGATGTTCAGATTCCTGATGTGAGACAAATCCGTTGTATATCGTATAATAAGGTTACTTATTTTGATCTTGACGATATATGTAAGTTATGTTTTGACTCATACGACCTACATGATGTGGCTGACACTAAGGTTATGAGCGAGTTCCTGCACCGTGAGGGTGGTCGTTATTGGACTACGATAGATGGCGTAAGGCAGTTGTATCGTAGGATTGAGTGTAAGATGTGTTTTGAGGTTATAGAAAAATTAAAGAAATTATGAGAGAGATGGAATTTGATTTCGTGATATATCCGTTGAAGTTGATTATCACGGTTGGGTTGGATTATAAGACATTGTGTGATCGTTTCGAAAATATGGAGCCTGAACACGAGGGGAAATGGGGAGATGAGGATGATATGGATAAGGAGGCGTCTTTCGCGAATTTGGTAAGGGATAGGTACGATGATGATAAATTCGCCATACTTTGGAATTTTTCGAGCGACGATGATTTAATAATGAGAAATATATGTCACGAGTCATTCCATATAGCAATGAGCGTATGTCAGTTTTGCAACATGTCTCTTGGTTTTAAGGTTGGAGAGGATGAACACGCAGCGTATATAGCCGGCTTTGCGGGTCATTGTGTTGGGGAGTTTATCAACAACAAGGATATGGATTAGACTATAAATTCATACAAGGGATACAAGAATATCAGCCTCCGCTTATTTGTGGGGGCTTTTTGTTTATCTTTGTCAAAAACATGAAGTTATGTCGAGTTGCGTAATTAAAAGAAATAAGGAAGGTAAGATAATCCGTGTCTTGACCCCTTCCGGAGAGGTATCTACATTGTTTGATAAGATAGCGGGTATAGCCGCCGTAAGTGACCTTAATAAGGCCGCTGAAGCTTATATGACTATTTATAACGATAAGTTCAGGTCTAAGTTCGGAGACTGGACGAGATCCGTGCCAAGGAACAAGGAGGCGGCCAGATCCATAAGCGCCAGACTTAGCGCCAGCGAGTGGGGGCAGCTTATGTCAGCCAAGGTCCTGTCCGCCATAAGCGATATGGATGTACCGGCGTTGGCCAGAAGCCTTGGGAATAGCGACAATGTCGTGGCTTATCTTACCTCCGGAGAGGTAGGTGATGTCAATGATATGGCGGTGGTAGATACATCCACGGTACAGGAAGTGGATCTGGATTCCATAAACGAGGATAATATTGGCGATACGATACTGAAAGAGGCGTCATGGGATGATATAAGGGCTATCAGGGAGAATATAGACATTAAGGAGACAGCCCGTATGTTATGGAAGGCCGTGGAAAGCGCTTTTACCGGTCAACGACCTAATATCAGGGTGAAGGGCGGAAATATAGATGGGGAGATCATATTTTCTGGTAATGTCTTGTCGTTAAATGATATTGAAGATTATACGCCCCCATCTTCAAGATTGGTGTATGATTCCGGTGAGCCTCGCCTGTTCTTTAGATCGGATGATGGCAAGGTATATGATACTTACGCCAACGCCATAAAAGGATCGTCCGGTGGGCGGGTCGAGGCCGGGTTCTTGGCCGGCAGTGTCGAGGAGAGCGACGTCCCGTCTGGTACGGCTGACATCTCCTTTGGCTCTTCCTCCATAACCCTTAATAACAGTGAGTCATTCATCCCGGTCCTTGGTATTAGCTCAAACTCAGATGTAAGCACTCGTGGAGGGTTTGTTAATTACCTTATCAAGAAAGGTATGTTGAGTGGGGAACGTATAAGGCTAGGGGATAGATATTATCTTACTGGAGCCGGCAATTCTGATGGTCTTAAGATCTATAACGCTATGGATGCCTTATCCAGCCTTAGGAATAGATTTGGAAGTCAGTCCTCTGAGATGAACGTATTGGGTTCTATAGGTTTTGATACGGAGGTGAGCGACGATCTTGATCTTATCACGACATCCGGGGAGAAGGTCACGGTAAGCAGGTCTGAGATTAAAGGCATGTTAAGGCAAGGACGGTTCGAGGAACTTAATAACAGATATGATGGGTTCATGGAGCTAGCGCTATCGTTGATGATGGAGGATAATGCCTTATATGGGAGCAATGTCCGTGGGGTTATCGAGAATGAGAAGGCGGAGGATCTTCAAAACAGGACTGATATAACCAACATCTTATCCACATTAGGTATCCGTGTGATGGGTATGTCCGAATATATGGACAAGTATAAGATGCGTAATGGCGTGGATCCTTCGGCTAGGGCGTTATCTGATATGGCCAATGGGGTTATCGCCTTGGCTGAGGGGGCTACGGTAGAGGATCTCAATGAGGAGGTGGCTCATTTCTTGGTCGATACTTACCGTAACCAGCAGGAGATTGACGAGATTATGGACTCTGTTGTCGGCACGCCATTATGGAATCAATTCGCCGGTCGTTACTATGAGGTGTATGGGAAGGAATACCAAGGAGAGGAGCTGGATCGGATGGTGAAGCGGGAGATCCTAGGTAAGACGTTGGCCCAGCGGTTCGTGCCGGGCATGGAACAGGCGGTAGAGGATCTGACCTCGTCCGAGGACGCCCAGCTCTCCTTGTTTGGCAGGATGGTACGAGCTATACGTAATTTCTTCTCCAGCCAAAGATCGGATTTAAATAAGGTACTTGACAGGATAAAGGAGTCGGCGTTAGCTGATGATCCAAGCGCCTTTGACGTGCTTCTGCTAAAGGATAGCGATCATCTCATGTACTCGTTATCGGACGTTGACGTGGCTAATAAGTTGATCAAGAACGGTAGGTCATTGGAAAGGCTATACACCAGATTGCAGAGGATGAGATCAAGCCAAAGCCAGAGGATCGGTGAGAGTATCTCCCTTCTTCGTGATATAGGAGAGAAGGTGAGACAAGTCGGGGGTGAGCTTAATAAAAACAACAACCTGTTATCCACCAAGAGTGTCATAGCGACCGCCAAGGCTGAGGTGGAGTATTTGGTTACGGTTGCCAGTAGCTTGCGTAAGAGCGACAAGGGATTGGATTATGAGACGATACAGGTTATCGATAACGTATATGGGGAGATAGTACCGTTAATCAGGAATCTTCGTGGATTCGTCAATAATCAGGCGGCGGATTATTATGGCAACAACAAGGTTGGCATGGTAGAGGATATGGATGATATATTGCGGATGGCTGAGACATCTATGTCTGATATAAACGCCCTCCGTAGTGATCGTAACGAGGATTGGCTGGATGGACAGCTTCGGATGTTTAATATCCCGGAAAGGTATTGGGATGGGATAAAGAAGTTGGTGAATAACATCCATAAGGATATCAATGTCATGTCCCGGTTCTTTGGCACACTGGAGCATAGTGGTAACGCTATCTTAGGCATGTTAGGGCAACGTCTTGCCAAGGCTTATAACGATGCTCATGTTGAGGGCGTGGCTAATATCAATAAGATGACCAAGATGATGAAAGAGCGTGGATGGGGGATAAAGGATAATGAGGATCTTATACAGAAGATAAACGGTAAGAACTCTGATTACCTTGACTCGTCCCGTGATTTCGCCAAATACGATTTACTGTATCGGACAGAGCAGGCGAAAGCTATTATTGATATATATGATCTTAAGAATGTTATGGGTAAGACCGAGAAGCAACTTATCGACATGCTTTTATCTGATAAGGGGCTTAAGGTCAAGACTCGTGATGATATCGTAGGGTATGATGGTGATAAACCTATTACAAAGGAAGTATATCATATATTCAAGCCAAGTATCCAGAATTTTGATATCTCGGCCATGACATTCGAGGATCAGCAACGATATCTCGATGCGATAAATAGGTGGTTGGATGAGAATCGTGAGAAGCCTATGGTGCAGGCTTATTACGATAAGATCGAGAAAGTCAATAAGAAGGTCGAGGAGAGGTTAGGGCGTAGGGTATCACAAGCCACGTCCGATTTTATGGCCCGTATCCGTAGAAGCCGGTATGTTGCTATGGATAAGTTCATTAAGAACAAGAAGGTTGATTGGGTCGCTTTCCAATCTGACCCTATAGCTTGGAGATCTTATCTGGATATCCTTCGTGACAGGGCTATAGCCAAGAGCGAGTGGTATTCCGACGGGACACCAAAGGAGGCGGGGTCCGAGGCGTTGATGATGTTAGAGGAGATCAAGGCATGGGATGAGGCATGGGCCGAGGAGTTCGGGAATACCAACGAGGGTCGTAAGGCTTCCGCGGAATTCAAGGAGATACTTCGCGGGATAGAGCGGTCAGAGGGCGGTAAGGCGGCGTTCGAGTTCCTGCTGGCTGGCGGTCATCTTGGTTTCTCTAAGGATATGTGGGGATCCGAGGAGGGTGATTATTACGAGAATCTGGTTGATAAGATCACGGAGCAATCTGTATCATCATCAAGGATAGATAAGGTAGAGGAGGCGATGGCAACAATAAATGAGATCAACGATCAGTTAAGACCTTTGCTTATTCAGTACCGGGACAGTACCAGATATGGCGAGTATGATTTCGATCGTCTTCGTGGGTCATCGTCATTAAGGAAGATAAACGAGCTATACGACCGTCTGGCCGAGGCCAAGAGCGTTATTAACGCCGCCGCTTCCGCTGAGGCTATTGAGATGGATATGCCTGATACGGTGGAGAGTGGAGTCACGGATTCCTACCGTAACGCTCTAAGGGACGCCATGGCGTACGACAATGGCATGGATGAAATTAAATTCGCCAAGGAGCATATGTCCGCCCGCTCCCGCAGCCAAGTGGAGCGGATGGCCTCCAAGCTATCCCGGAAGAACCCGTCATGGACAACCGTGGAGGTGGCGTTCTTTAGAAAGAAGTACGGTCCTGACTTCAACAATAAGCTGGCTAATGATATAGCTATGGGTAAGGCTAATAGTATACTTATCGAGTACGCCAGAACTCGGCTATATCCTTATATGAGAAAATACTCTCCCAAGGGATATTCTGATTTCGTTAGGAAAATAAATAACGGTACGTATAAGGTATCCGAGTTCTTTGATGCCATGGAAAATGGTATATCAAAGGAAGAGAGCGTATCCCGTTTCGGGTTCGATATTAATATGATTGACTTATCGATCAATAACCAGTGGCTAGAAGAGGCCGATGCCGAGAGTTCTTTCCGTAATCCTAATTATAATCCCGATCTGGGCTATGGATATCATACGCCTAGGTTTGATAAGTACAAGAACGAGGCTTTCTTCAAGAAATACGGTATTACCAACGAAGGGGAGGAGGCTACGATCAATAAGGATAAGTGGGAGATGAGGAAGGAGCTGCTTAACATAAGCCGTAAGGCTATGGAGGATTATGACGAGCGGTTCAGGAACATCTACCAGATACCACAAATATCCAAGGGCGGCGTGGAGAGGATGGTGCAGGCCGGGGTTGACCCGAAGGCTGCCATCGGAAACGCCGTACGTGATATCGTTGGCGAGAGGGTGGATGACCCTATACACGGTCAAGGACAAGACTTAGGAGGGCTTGATGAGAACGACAACAAATATCGTATGATCCCCAAGTACTATCTGAGCAAGCTAGAGAATGCCGATGACGTATCCCATGACTTCGCGTACTCCTATTCTATGCTATCCCTTCAGGCGGCATCTTATAAGTATAAGAGAGCTGCTTTGGATGATGTTATGGGATATAGGAATATGATGCTTGAGACACAATATGATGGGGGAAAGAATCCAGAAGCCACTCATGCCTACAGGATGTTTCAGGACTGGGTTAACGCCAGTATCTATGACGTTAGGATAAACAATAAGCGGGCGGAATGGAATATAGGCAATTATAAGGTAGATCTTAATAAGCTTGCTCTTATGTTTACTAAATTCGTGTCCAAATCCAACCTAGGCTTCTCCCCGTTCGTCGCGGCTACCGGCGCCCTTACCGGGCAGGCCAACTTCCTTTTGGAGGGTATGGTGGGGCAGTATATAAGCAAGGACTCCATGAAATACGCCTATGGGGAAGCTCAGAATCAGTTAAGTACGTACGTGTCGGAGATCGGGGACATAAACCGTACCAACAAGCTATATGTCGTTGGAGAGGCCCTAGGTGTGTTTAATGTCCGCAACCGTGTACGATCGGCGGCGTATAACAAGATCTGGAGAACCTTATTCCGGGACCTGCCGTTTAAGATGATGGAGGTTCTTAACTCCCCGTTGGATCCGCAGGTCATTATCTCGGTCATGGATGATACCCGCCTATACGAGGGCCAGTTCTGGTCATACTCCAATTTCAAGGAGATGATGATGAAGGACAGGAATATGTCCGCTAACGAGGCTAAACGTGATTGGGAGCGTTTAAGGGATTATTCTATGTGGAACATGGTAGACGTCAAGGATGGGAAGATCGTGGCTAAGAACGAGGCTAATAAGGATATTATAGACCGATACATACCTACATTATCTAGTAGGGTCAGAAGTATGGCGCAGATCTGCGACGGCGCCTTGAACGAGCAGAACCGGGTGGGGGCTAGCCGGAACGCTATCCTTAACATGGTGCTGCCTCATCGTGGATGGTTTATATTGGCCGTGCAGCGGGCGTATAAGAAAGCCGGGTTTAATTTCCAGACCAACCAGTTCGAGGAAGGATATATGAGGACATTATGGCGATTGGCGGGAAATGTCTATAATACGATGTCCGAGGATCGTATGGGAGAGGTGTATGACGTGCTTAAGGAGGAGTATGATAAGCTCACGCCTTATGAGCAGGTTAATATCAAGAGATCTATTATCAATATGGCGGTATTCGCTACGATGATAGCTATAGGAAGGGCTTTGATGGGATATAGGGAGGACAATGAGGATAGCTGGTTCGGACAGTTCATTACCTATATCGGGTTCAGGACGATCAATGAGATCGCTTCCCAGACATCCCCGTTCATGGAGCTTAACGCTATAGATATGTTACAAGATCCGTTGGTTACGGCCCGGAAGTTAGGCGATCTCACCGATCCTCGGAACTGGGATCCGTTCGCTACCGTCCAGACCGGCGTGTACAAGGGCGAGAGTAAGTTGTGGAGACAGCTCATGAAGTTCTCGTTTGGTAAGCAATGGTATAATATCAAGACGGCTAGGGATATTAAGCAGACATCCGACTACTGGTTGATGACCAACGGCATGACGATGGGATTCTTCTTAGGAGGCAGGGATAAGGATGAGTCCGGGGAGGACGCTAATTGGTATTTTGATAGAGGAAGATAGCTGATATAGTATGACAAGAAAAAAAAATAGCCAGCAGATTGCTTAAAACAATCAGATTGGCTATTTTTGTATTCCCATCTATCCATCCCGGACGGATGGGAATAAATAATTATCAACTATGAATGCAAATGTAAGCATTTATCAGGATTCCGTGAAGGATAGTAGTGGAATTTTGACGTCCGAATCCAACGAAATAGGGTCTTTGAAAATTATCATGCCTGATAAATTGAATCAGTTGACAGCTCGATCGTCCCACATATGCCATATAGACGATTTCGTTAAAGGGAATAAAGATTATTATGGATTTGATATACAATCTGATAGAGAAATGGAATATGATTATGAACTAATCATAAACAAAATAAAACATATCAATAACAATACTGGTAAACATGAATATATATCAATATTTAATAATTTCCCTGTATTAGGTTTTATGTTATGTCAGATAGCTAATTTAAATGACCTTAGGATTCTTGGTGGATACAGATATAGCATAAGATTGAAAAATATATCAGAAAGGGATATTGTTATAGACTATATAAATAGTATTTTTATAACATATGATAATATATGTATCTATAAAGTTGATAATATTGATGTTAGACGTGATATCCCTCGTGAATTTATCGATGATTTAAACGCTCTTTACAAAACTATTATTGATAACATTTTTGGATATAGATTTTCTATAAGAGTGGTGACTGGATATGATAATTGTATAGTAGACAATATTGAGGTGTTTGTCCCAGTCAAGTCAAATATGGATATATCAAATAATGTATCAAATATGTTTAGAAAATTTCTAAATGCTAAAAGAATTGATTTTTTAATTTAATATCTGTTTTTGAATATTTTAACGATATTAATAATTTGAGCATAGGACATCTGATAACTAAGATATATAAAGATTTTGTCTATTTATATGATATGTCATTTGATATATTAGATAACAAGGTAGTATATACATATTTAGGATCAGGTAATATTGATGGTTATATTAAGATAGGTAAAACCAATAATATTGACAAAAGGGAAAATACGATAAGAACCGGTAATATAGATTTTAAGATAATAGCCTTTGTTGGCAGAGATATAGAAAATGAATTGCATAGCAAATTTGAGATAAAAAGGATGGAAAGAGAATGGTTTCATTTATTTGATAATGATATAGACAATATAATCAACGAGTATGGTTTTATTCGGGTAAGGAACAGCGTTAAAGATAAAAAGATATAGTTATATCATTGATACTTAATGTAATCCAAAAATGGATTTACATAATAATAGAAGGATAGGAGATTGTCATCCTATCCTTCTTATTTTCGTTATCAGTTATTATATTTATACACAACGTCTCCTTGTTTCATCTTGTCTATTTTATTAATCTCATTATCAATATAGCAAAGTTGGATATTATCCATACTATAGATATCCAGAATGTTATACTCAACATAAGACCTATGTTCTTAGGTATAGGATCTACTCTCCTGAATGTAAGGATCATGAATACAAATGTCTTGAAGTTCATAATTTACGATATCTTTCTATATAGTTAACTATTAGATCCTTGACACCTTTAGGGACATTAATTAGCTTAAGGTTACCTTGGAATATATCCTTACCGTACTCGTCCATGATCACCCCGAATGAAGGATTCATGATTCTTGTCGATATACATATCGGTTGGTCGGTATCGAATCTGATAACGGCTACCTTCTTCTCGTTTATCGCCTTCTTTAGGGCTATATAAAGCTTATGACCTTTAACAATGTCACAATTACCTTTCATGATCTTAGACATATATATGATATGCTCTTTCTTCACATTGCTGAGATTGTCCATCAGTTTAAGATCTCCACCAACAGATTTCCATTTTTTGAAGCAAGATATGCATAGACAATAACTGGACTTAGTGTTCCTCGGCATCATCCTGCTGCTACCAGCGGGAACCGTATCGCCACAGCAGACGCACGTCCGGTCTTTGTTGGTGCGTACTGGGCCATAGCTGTTTATCGGGTATTCTTTTTCTTTAAGCATCTTTTTCTGTTTTCAAAATTATCATCACCATATTCATAATTAGGACAAGCCTTATTGCTTGGGCGTCTCGTATAAGTCTTTTGCTCCCTATCATATTTCCTGTTAGGGTTTATATAATGGTCGCACACTTGCCAAATGGAGCAGCATACTTTCCCGTATCTTTTCGCCCATTCCCGATCATGTAGATGTACACAAGTGGCGCAAGTTGGGTTCTTGAGCTTATCCTTATTCTCATCTATGATCTTATTGACCCGATCAAGAATAACATGCATTTTTTCAATATTTATGACGTTAAATGCGTCTGGGCATGGAAGATATGTCATTGAGCTTATATCTATGTCCATTTCCTTGGATTTATTGTAAGCTGATTTGTATTTCCTTCTCATCAAATCCTTTAATTGATTTACTTTTCTCTCATAAGTCCCCATATTTCACTCGGTTTTCCATCCTTGTTTTTTCAATAGATCCACCATCATCTCCTTTATCTTAGGGCTAATGGCTTCGGTAAGTATATCAGCGGCCAAGTTAATAGAGAAGCTGGTCATCCTAGATTCTCCTATATACTTCTCGCTGGTAACTTCTTTGACATAGTCGTGAATATCCTTGATCATTTCATTTTGAGATCTTAGGAGATCCAGTATCTTATCGAGTTTATCATTCATCTTTTTTCTCGAATATACCTGACAATAACCAGAAGACCACTATCAAAAAGAAAAATAGCCCAAGAGCCTCATCCGGATAATCATGCATCGCCTCTAAGATACTTCTCATAACTTAACATCCATTTTGCCAATTATACGATAGAAAATATCCCTAGTCAGCTCAATATCATAAGTAGCGTCATGGAGCTTATTCTCTTCGATCTCAATGCCCATGGTTTTGGCTACGGTCATCAACTTAAAGTTCTCCATATCGTTTCTTACACCCATCAGGAACGGTGTCGCCATAACATATACATCCATACAGTTAGGATAGAACCATGATCCGAAATACTTATCCCCACATTGCTGGAATAAAGCCCGTAGGAAGCTGTTATCGAATCCAGCGTTGTTATACCCCACTAAATACATTTTATCCCTCTTGTCGAACTTATCCACGTATTTGGATAATATACCAACTAACTGCCTGTATCCGTCTTCCATAGGCTGATAAGACTTCACCTGCTCCAAGGTAACGCCGGCCACGTCCAGCGCCTCCTGCTCTATCGTGGCGGCAGGGTTCGGGGCTAGGCGGATGTCGAACCTCTCGACCTCCTGCCCGTCGGTATCCACGATCCCTCCTATTTGGTGTATCCCGTTTCTCCAGAACTTAACCCCGGTTGTCTCTAAATCGAAAAATAGTAATTTGCTCATGTCTATTTATTTTGTTAATTTATCATTATCTAAGAACTAGTCGTGAAATGCTTTTATAATATATACTCCCATCAACTCTTTTACCTTCAAAGAAGTATATCCAATATTCTAATGAAGAACATCCAAAAGCAAGACATAGATTATTTATCGCATATCTAAAGTATTTCTTGCCTGAACGAAATAAGACTTGAAATTCTTTATTATTTAAATGGAGTCTTTTTTTGGTTTTTCTTTTATTCATGTTTATAGTTTTATTTTAAATGTTCCTTAATCTTATTCAATGCCTCATAAGACAGATAGTCGTTTATGGTCTTATCGTTATTTACTTTCATCAACTCATCAAATAGGTCTTTGGTCAGTACTTTCCACTGCTCTCCCCAATCACGGAGATTCTCGACCTTTGACCGTATATCCTCGAAATAAGAATCTACGTCTGATTTAATTGATTTTGAATAATATTTAACATCCTCCTCGTCCCCATCCATAATATAATCACATTGTGTCTCGATATCTTTTATATGACTGTCTATATCACTACACATATAATCAACAGGTTTACGTATATTGAATATAGCTTCTGACGTAAGACCGGTTATATTTTGTATGTCTTTTAAATTATCCATGATTTAAACAATTAAACGCCAACCATCCACTTACAACTCCCATCGCAAAAATAAACAAAACCATAAGCGAGAACAGCGCCCAATCTTTTGTATTTAGTTTATTGCTCTCCTTCTTTGCTTTTATTTTTTCAAGAATATTCTTGTCAACATTGAAATCGAAATCAAATGTCATATTATTAGCTATCTCCCCATCAATGCCTTTGTTATTAATAAATATCTGTCTCTTAACACTCATATCCCTAATATTTCTGCTACATAAACAAATCCATAACATACATAATTATCAGCGTCATGCTCACCATAATCCACATTCCATACGACGGCGCACGGGAAATATAATGGCATATCCTCAGCCATAGGATCCTCTTTGAAGTCATCAATGTTTATCTTCTCCCTCCACCTCCACAGGTCTTGGATATCGTTCAAGATCAATTTGTTCATAACAATCTGGTTTTTAATACTGATACAAAGATAGGATTTAAACAAAAATAAAAGCATGAATAATATTAAAATAATATTAATCATGCTTAAATATAAATATATCCCTTCTAGTTCTCACGGATATACGTATTCGTATTCATCTGGAGGAGATGTATTATATTCAACATCGCACTCCATATTGGTGTAATAGTTATCCCCTTTTCTGTATACTAACGCTACCCAACAGTCATATTTTTTGCTGTATCCTATAAGAGGAACACCTTCCATAGGAGGATTATCCTCCGTTTTGTACCTTATTCTTGCTGTTTGTTTTATACTCATATAATCCATTTTTTAATAATGTTGTTATCAGTGAAAATAATGTATCTATAAGAAGTCTCTCGCTACTCCAACATATAGGGATCTCGTCTATATTTCTATACGCTACAGACCATGCATGTTTTAGCTTATAACATTCTAATGTACAACCCTCTATCTCATATGGGAGCAAATTCAGTAACGTCCCTACATCCCAAACAGGGTTGGATATATCCGGGGTAACGGCCTCGATCAGCCCTATACGACCAGCGTCATCCTCCATAGAATGCAATGAGTCAAGGTACTTGTCTCTGAAGCCGATGGCGGTGGAGATAGGGAGGCCGACCTCAACCAGCACTCTCCCCTGTTCTTTTGTGGTGAATATCCTTTCTTTCATCTAACCTTTGATCTTTTTTCTACAGTAACAATCGTATCATTATGCCATCCCCCATGAGCCACGAGAAGAATTTCCTGCTGCTCGAAGCCAAGCCCGGTCCCTATACCGCCGGAGTTCCACGCGCAGGTAATGACCACCCCTCCTTTCTTGGTGATCCTAGCTATCTCCTTCTTCTGCTTAGCCCAATAACTAGATTGTGTTGTTTGCATATCAACAGTACCTCCAAGCTTTTTATATGACTCGGATACCTGTCTCGGGGAATATGGTGGATCATACAACACCATATCAGCTATATTATCGCTAAGACCACGCAGGAAGTCCGTGGCGTCCTTATGATACATAGCCCTAGTATCAGGATCAAGATCGTTGGTGATCGTCCCTATATCGCTGTTTCTGGCGAATGGATCCACTATAACCATCCCCTCTTCTCGATATTTATCTATAAGTTCCCTTATCGGTTTTATGCTGAATGTCTCGCTGTTCGGCATTGACCATTTCTTGTTTATAATCATCTCTTAACTCTGTTTTAAATTTAAGCTTCATAGTACTTCTAGGTACAGGATCGCATATGTCATCCCACCAATTCTTGTGCCCTTTCGGTGGATGTATATCCTTTTCCCATAAAGATCCCTTAACTGTCTTGATTCTTCCGTATGGTCTCATTTTGCTCGTGTTTACCTTCACATGTCACATTATATCCGTTTCTAATGACCCGAACATAAGCTCATCAGTAATTTTGCGAAATTCCTTTACAATATCATTTATCTGCTTACGTTCGATGCTTCTTAGCAAATGGGCTATCACATCCACTGTCCATCCGTTACCCGCTAAAGACATGGCCGTATTTGGGGCTATCCCGTCAAGGTAATCATCCGGCAATGTCTGTAGCCTACACATCTCCACCGGGGTCAGGTATCTGAATTTGTCTTTCATGTCAAAGGCGTTAAGATATCTTCCGGGAGGCAACGATGATATCACGTTATCTTTCATGACTGTTGTCAGGCAATTACTTTTCTTGATGGGAGTTGTATTCTTATCTTTTCTTATCTCCAGACATTGCGTTATTTTTATGTCCTTGTCACAATCCTTTCGATACCCGTCCTCTCCTATCCTTCTACCGACAATGACTCCTATATATCTTCCTCTTATGGCTCCCGGATTCCATCCCTTGTCATGCTCTAAAATATCATCCAATGATATATGCTTGTCTTTCGGCATTTCTACCGGCCAATTGCACCAATAAAGACGATGCCGGGTCTGTGCCGAGACCAAGGCGCTATCGATCTCCACCGGCTCCACGCCAAGCTCCTCGGTAATCACCCAGCGGTGCTCATCCCGCATCCGGACGTTCTCGCCCAAGAATAGGACCTTACCTTTGGTCTTCTTCCTTAAATGCTTTACGATGTCCGAGAAGCAAAAGAAAAGCCTTCCACGAGCGTCCATGAATCCTTTACCCTTACCTGAGCTAGAGAAGCTCTGGCAACAGAACCCTCCCATGACCAGATCTATGTCTTTCCAAGGGATATCCCATGTTCTCCAGTTATTAACATCCCCTAATTGAATAATATTAGGAAAATGTTTTTGACTTACCTTTATGCATGTCTTGTCTATCTCTGAGGCATAGTAAGTCCCAATAGGTATACCGGCTCTTTGTAATGCTAGATATCCACATGATATCCCATCAAACAATGATAATACATTCATATTGTTTATCGTTTATTTATGCAATTCTATAGCAATTGTATCATCAAAATGATCATTGACTATATCTCCCTTCTCTTTTATAGACATATCAGATAAAGAGGCAGGGTAGGATGTTATATAATCATTCGTATTTATAACAACCCTTATTTCCTTACTCTTATCCTTGACAAGCATCAATTCGTCTATCAAATCTTGTACTGTCATATTTTTATCCGCTTTCATAAATCCCATTTTTATTTACTTTCATGGCCAAAAATATCCTTTTCGGCTATACGTAATATACATTTGTGTATCCCCGGCAAGACCTTAACCAATTTTATACCAAAATTTTCTCTCCTCTTAACAAAAGTCCATTTCCCGTATATGATCCCATGCATCATATTTTGTATTATCTCCTTGCTATCCGTCAAGAACACTTGATAATAGATACTGTTGACATAATTGAAATCCTTTCCATGATCATTTGCCGGTCTTAATATCATTACAGCCGAAGAGCATCCACGAACGAATCCGTGTATCTCAAGACATTCCTCGAACTCATAATTATCGCGTTCCTCATCATGAACATCCTTAACCCATTTACATGGTCTCCCGTCTTTAAACGGGATCTTTAACTGTTTCTTTGCTATCTTTTAAATTATATTATAATGTTATTACCCGCTCATAGGTGAGCGTGCCTTTGTAACCTCTAGCTTTTAGTTCTTCGATAAGTTCTCTAGGTTTGAATTTGGCTAGATCTGGATTGGTAAACACTTTCGTTAATTTACCCCCCCCATCTGCATTGGCTTTTTTGGACGATTTGTAGGCATTTACACAATCCTTACAGTAGTATCCAAACCCATCCTTTTGTGATTTGTTCTTATAGAATTTATCTACTGGTAATTCTTTACCACATTTCTTGCATATTTTAGTCTCCATGTCTATTAAATTAAATTATGATTCAATGTTTTCAATCTTAAATTCCCAGTCCATAGCGTCATGCGTTGCTTTAAATCTGTTTCTTTATGACAATTTGGTTCCCGTATTGAGGTATAATGCATAAACCTTCATTCAATCCATTTATTTCCAGTTCCCCAAAATTATTTAGATTGATAATAAACTCATTCCCAACCCAATCAAAAACTCGTATGCCATTTTTAACTTCTATTTCATCGTCACCTCAGCGATGATTAATAATATGCACTTTCATTACCTTCGTCCCTGTTGTCTTATATTTATAACTCTCAATTTATCATATCCCTCTGAAAGAATCCCATGATCAAACAATTTGTTAGCGTCTATCTTAAGACTTCTATAATTGTCAGTTATGTTGATATCACTCCACAAGTTCAATCTTCCCTTATCATCTAATTGCATATGGATAAATCCTTTTGTTATCTTCTTCCCGGCTTTAAGGCGCTCTACGTCTTTATCAGTAATCTTTTTCATACTTTCGATATTTTATCGTTACAATTAAATTCATCTTTCATCCTGATCTTTATGCCTCCATATGATAATTCCTTATGAGCTGTGACAAAATAATCAACCGCATCTTCATCTAATAAACTATGTGGGCACCTTTCCCATACAGGACTTTGATCTAGATGATCCCATGTGGCTACAAGTAACCTATTCTTGTCATCATCAATAGCTATTTTGTATGTCCCTGTAGTAGCCTTACGTTTAATGATCGCTCCATTTAACATCTGTTTCTTAGCCCAGCTCCATGAGCCTCTCAACCCAAATGTTCTTATAACCCAGTTATTTATCTTCTTCATTTCAAATTATTTGTTAAAAGTGTAATATAAATATAAATACATAAATTGAATAGGGCTATTCACCATGCCCTTATCAGTAGGATCATCGTATTTGTCAAGCCAAAGACGAAGCGACTCCCAATCGATATCCTTACGGTCACATACCATGCAGGCTAGGTTAGCCCCGAACAGTTCCCCGTCGCCGCCCAGCGACTTGTTAAACCTCTTGGCTAGTCTTTTCTTGAATCCCTTATCATACCATATCCCGGAAGTAGCGGCATAACAATAATAAGCGTTGTATTTCATTTTCACGCCCATCTTCTCAAACAATGGTGTATGCCATATCCGATCTAAAAAGAATACTATTCCACGATATATGAAGGTTCGGAGATTTTTCCTGTATTCTTTCCCCAAGAAATTATCCACACAAGATATAGTCCCGCCTGAATAATACCAATTATTGGCGCCTCTCTTGACCTTATCCGTCATCTTGAATTTATTCTTTCTGTCTTCCACCCTATCCCAAGGTTTCAGCTTATCCTCATTAAATGTCGGGCAATAATGATAGTAATGATTAATCCACGAGAGGTAGGGGTTGTATATCGTGTATCCATTATCGCTGACATATGAGTTCATATCATACCCAAGTTCCTTGGCTAGAATAGATCCCTCATCAGCTAATACCTTCAATATCGGGTTCAAGTTCCATATCTGATCTTGACTGACGAACATCGAGTAACATGGATCCTCATCCTCCCCATACCATCCTCCCATCCCGCTCACTATTTTATCCAAATCAAGTGAATAATCTTTCCCGGGTAAAAAATCATCTCTAAGAAAAAAACCTCTATATGGGATCATATCATGTATGCCGGGTTGGTCGTCAAATATGAACTTAGCGTTCTCGGTCAATCTAATCAATGTTTGCAAGACAGAGGATATATCTATGGGTGCATATTCACACCTATAGACCTTATTATTTATCCAAAGATATTGAAGAAGCTCGGCTATATTAATAGTCCCGTCCTCCACATATCCTGTCTTGTTATCGAAGTTTATTTTGGCTAGAGGTATATTACTCCCTTGCGGTTGGTCACTTTTTTCATTACAACAATGCACGAATCTGCTAAAGAATATATCCTTCCAGCCAAAATATTTATCCCTTATCGTCATAAGCCTATTTCTTATCGTATAATGACATGACGTTAATAAGATCAGCTTTTCTGGCCATCCCCTCAAGTTTATTAAAGCCATCCATGTTATCTCCGCTGACGATGATAGTAGGATATACCTCTATACCGTACTTGGATATCTCCTCCTCCGTGGCTTTGTTCTCCGGGATCTGGTTTAACGTGACCTCACCCTCATACTCCTGTAATGTGTTGGCGATAATATACCGCATGTAGCCGCTGTACTCAGCGTCTTTCTTCGTGAAAAAATCAATTCTTACCATCTCAAATAGTTGTTAATCTGTTAATAATCAAATCAGCGGTAAATATAGCATTATCTACCTCATCTATACTCATCTTTCTCCCATCGAAATCGTTAGATAATAAATCCTTAACAATCTGATATCTACGTTGCTCCCAATTTACGTTTACATCAAAATTCAGATTCTTTACATAATCATAATTTAATTCATTATAACTGTAACCGAGATACTTAACTATCGGGAATAGGCTACCATCAATAGTGCGCTTGATTACATTAACGTATTTACCTGTTCTTTTGTCGATAGCTCTTAATCCCTCATCTACTACTCTTTTTCCTGACTCTTCCATTCTATAAGCCCTTTGTTATGTTTATCGTAATATAATAACGCTATGGCGTTCCAGCATACGGCGGATAGATGCATGAATCCCTCCTTATCATATCTCTCCCCTTTCGTATAAGCGACCAAGTGTCTCATGAGTGCACCTAGATAACGATTGAACCCATCAGGTATATCCTGCCATGAGTTATCAGCGTACTTCTTGGCACCTTCCGTATATATCCTCACGATGTCCTCTATCTCAGCCAAAGGAAGGAGATCCCACCGGAGTTTACCGTCGGCCCGGTCGTCCTTCCCGCTACCGTCTTTCCCTACGGCAGTCTTACATGCCTTGGCTACCTCCTCTTGGTGGGTTTTAATGATGGATGCACTATTAATATTATTGAAACGGGAAAGATCGTAAGCGTTTACATTGTCTACCTTTTCCTCATCAATAAGTTTTAACTTAATAGCTCTACCTAATGATACGACCATCTCCTCATCAACCCAAATAATCTCATCTACTTCATCCGACCATAGTCTGATTCTCATTCTTCCACTTTTATCAGCGGTCTCAACTACCTCAAACACATCGCCATCATAGACCACCTTTTGATACTTATAAAATTCCTCCTTCATTTTAAACTCCTTTTTGTTTTATTATTATTACTGGATCATCATTAAATGGGGACAATATCCCAATATGTAACAATATATTGCGCTCATCGCCCTCATTCTTATTGGCTTCAATAGCATTGATATTTAATTTGTCACTAGATATAATATTACTATCTATATTAGGCTCATTTTTGATTATAGCCCATCCTTTTATAACAGGTTCATGCCTCATTAATTTAGCGACATCTTCTTCTACCAACCAATATTCCTCAAAAACAGTATCCGGATATTTGGCTTTTATCTCCTCGTAAGTATTATACCATGTCATATTTTCGTAATTTAGATTAATAAAATTCACTAAGATCCCTGCATTCTGGCGTATCACCTGTCATAGAGTAAAGCTCACCAGATGATAGATGCACGCAATGAACGGTCTTCCCGTCTATATACTTACTTCGCTTCGTGATCCCACAAATAGCGCAGCGTTGGATCCCCGGACCCGCCTTTATCCACGAGTGCCGTATGTTTCTCTTTCTTGTCCTATTGGTGTCATTAAGCTTTCTCATGATCAATCCTCAAAGGTCATTATAATCTTATCTTTCCCGATAATAACCTCATTCCCGCTCCTTACATCAAAACATTTCCCTTCATCTGCCTCCTTGAAATAAAGAGCGCCATTGTACTCGAACAGACCGAAACCATAATCATCTAGCTTCATCTCGTTAAGTCTCTTGAATTTATATACCTTTCCCATATCTTTTGTATTTGTATTTTGTATTACTAAGCACATCAAGAAGATAGATAAGATCGTTGCTATTATCCCTCCATAAAATTCAGCAGAATCATCCTTCTTATTCCCTTCTATTATCAAATAGATAGAACCTGCCATTATTATAAAGGCAAAGACTAACCCTATTATAACATTTTTCTGTTTTTTAGAAACTCCATCATATCCTCCACGCTAAGCTGGAAGCCGGCAGCCGCCTTATGGCCTCCTCCACCGGGGTTGGCCTTGCGTGCCAGCGCCGAGACATCCACCTCCTCCTTGGTGGTATAGAACGAGCATCTGAAGAATCTGCCGTTCCAGCAAAATGGCATCATCAAATCATGTTTTCTAGGATCGTACATAGACTCGAATGTGGTGGAGTTAAACTCCGTAGTATTCATACATATCGCCTTGTATCCAAATATATCTGCCTCGAATGAGAACATATTCATCTCCCCTCTGTTTTTCTCTACTATATACTCTATTATAGCCTCCCCGTTATTTATCATATCATTCACTAAGTTGTTATCGGCTTTATCTAGTACATCCTTAACAATGTTTACATCAAGACCGCAATATCCCCTCATCCCGTACTGGAACGCCATGACATCACTCCACTCGAACCGGTCGTGATCCCATACATCATAAGCACTCAATAATTCTACCACATTAGGAGTTTTGATGTCATCGAAAAGATATTCCCACGTAAGCTCACAGGCCGCCGTCCCGATACGCCTCTTGCCCTTTACCTCGTAATCCCTCATATCGTCTATGGCGGTCTTATGATGGTCTATCCATACGACATCTATACCTTTCTCTTTCCACTCATCGAAAAGGAATCTTGTTCTGTTTCCAAATGACACGTCAACTACAAACACCTTATCATATTTATTCACGTCAGGTATTTCCTTGCCGTAATTGTAAGGAAGAAGATCAATGTCCCCTTTGAGATACTTTTTTACTATAGCCGCTGACATTACTCCGTCAAGATCAGCCTCATGATATATACATCCTGTCATAATCTGTTGTTTTTGATTAAAAAATCTATGTATTCTTTTATATCCTTGTTCCTATCATTATCCCAGTCAAATATCTCGTTTATGAATTTGAGGTACGATACTGGGATCGAATGCAACATCCACCCACAATATTTCCCGAATGTTATTACCGTAGAGCCAAGGGGATGATCCGGCCTCCCTGGTACAGGGGAGGCGGTAATGCCCTGCGCCAGCCCCCTCCTTCGGTCTTTCTTGGCGGCTTTGATATCCAGATCCGTTTTCGTTACCTTATCTCCCATCGGGATATTGGTAATTAGTCTATCGCCGATAAACATCCCCCATCCATATCCTTTGTAGTTCTCTATACTAAGTTTCCTTATATCGCCGAACCTTGACGAGTTGTTGCAACAATCAACGACTAATGCGCTGCCCTTACCGTCCTTTATCCTGACCGCCCTGCCAAGCCACTGATAAAACGAAGAGAACGAAAATGTCGGTCTTCCTACTATCACGCAGTCCAGACCCGGATGATCGAATCCCGTACCGAGGGCGGAATAGTTGAACACTACCTTCGTCTTACCCGACTTGAACCTCTCAACTATAGCCTCCCTCTGCTTCTTTGGCGTACCTCCGTGAACCACCTCCGCCATGCCAGCGCATATCTTGGCGTTCATCCATTCGGAGGCAGTATTGCAGCTCTCAACAGAATCCATAAACACCAGTATAGATCTACATACGTCTTTTAATACCATCAATCGACGCAAAATAAGGTTGTTTAAGCCATTTTTTCTCACCGCCTCACTAATAGACTCAGCCGTATATTCGGAGCCGTTAGAATTGAGTTTAAGGGCATCTCCATTGAAATCCCATGTCTCATACTTAAGAGGCGTCCAAAATCCTTGTCTTATCATCTCCTCTACCTGTATCACGTGAATCGGGTTCTTGAAATATACCGGTCTCATACGAGTGATGAAATTAAGTTGGGAATATGATGTCTGTCCTATCGACATGTTTTTAAGTCTACATGGCGTGGCTGTAAACCCTATCACCTTTCTCGGCTTCAGCTCATTCATGAATGTCATGAACTCACTTCCATCCTCAGGACTGTATCCGGCATGAGCCTCATCTATCAATACGTTTCTGATTCCCATCTCCTTAAGCTGACCAACAACTTTCTTGATAGATCCTAACGTGGCATATATCATGTTAGATAGCTCTTTCTTGCCACAGGAAGCGGAGTAGATGGTAGCCGGTATGCCATACGACGTTATCTTGTCGTGGTTCTGTTGCAGCAATTCTTTTGATGGTTGTAAAATCAGCGTCTTATCTCCCATCAATCTAGCCGCTTCTGCTATCAGAAGTGACTTACCGCAACCTACAGGACCTACGATCAATACCGGATCATGTCTATCAGAGTTTATGTAATCGGAGATACTTTTAACACACTCCTCTTGATATGGCCTTAATTTATATGTCATCTCTGTAGTTATCAAAAACGTCTTTCACGTACTCTATTCTTCTCGCACATTCCCGGCCATCGTCCATTTTTACCATCAAAGTCTCTTTGGTCTTGCTTATGGCTATCACCTCTCCTATCCCTATCTGGGTATGAACTATATCACCTATCTTTACATCAAATTTACTCATGGTCCAGCCTTTTATTAAATTCCTCTATCTTGCTCCTGTCTGTCTCTTTGGTCATCTTAGCCTCTTCCTTGAATATGTCATACCCTTCTCGGATATTGTTTCCAACCATATTCTCTATCATCTCCCTTAACTCATCGCTTCTTACGGCGAAAGATATCTGAAACGATTTACTTGTACCTTTCATTAGGTAATCAATCTCCTTCTTGCATTCTGTCATCAACCGATCCAGATTATCGAATTTAACGAACTTAGAGTTGCCATTGGCTTTCCTTACCCCATCCTTGAAATCCTCCAATATCCCGTTAAACACATCTGCCATACACATCATGGAATGTAGCCATACCAACATATTGAATTTATATTCATTATCAGCGTTGTTCATCAAACTCACCAAAGACTCGCTTTTTGTCAACATGATCTTCGATTCCCGGTCTACGATATCCTTTATCTCCTGCCTGCATTTCATGGCACCAACGAAATCCATCTTAGAATAACATTCATTTGATTTCTCTACCAATTTCCTGATATCCTTTCTAGACATCAGAAGATCTAATATCTGTTTTTCTTTTTCACTTTTGACCATAATCAGTTCTTTTAGTGATACAAATATAATTAAAGCCTAGATATTTACCTAGGCTTTTTAATAAAGTTAATCTTTTTTATTCTTTCTTTTTGAATCATCCCAATCCGATGAGTACCTGCATGTCCCTTGTTTGTGGATCGAGAAATCGCACCAAAAACACAAGGGCTTGGGGCGGGGTTCAAGGCAGGCCGGCCGGCGTCCCATGAGGTAGCGCTTCTCGTACTTATACCCCTGTTTGGCGTCGTCCCAAACGTGAGCTTGATAGCTATCTATTTTGTTTGTCTCGAAATCATACATGTCAAGGAGAATATCGTTAAGTTCCTTGACCGATCTCTCTACTTTCTCCTTATCTACCTTCACGTTCTGATTGTCCAGCATGCGGGTAAAGAAATAGCTGCACATATCCGGCAATACCTTATATTTTCTGAGTATGTAAAAGGCGTATATCGGATGCTGGAGATTGTGAAGCAGCTTATCCTCATCGAATAACTTTCTCCCGGACTTCCAGTCTATCGTATACATAGCTATCCTGTCTTTTGTCTTATACTCTCCACGCCAGTCCACCGATCCTATGATATGTACCTTATCGTACGTCACGCCATCCAAGGTAAGGGGCTTGGGCAGCTTATAGGGCAGGACGAAGCCCTCCTCCACGCCGGCCGGTCTCGACCCCCGGATCACCTTCTCCATTGGCGTAAGATCGGACCACGTCTTCTTATAATTGCCAGCGGCATCCTTCTCAAACAACCCCACAATCCATCTTATTAACCTAGCCGCATGTTGCATAGACTCGATCTGGGATTTTACGCTATCAAAAGGAATCTTCTCTATATCCGCATAGTAATTGAAAGCCTTACTCATATCCTCATAAGAAGGTCTACATCCGTTCTTGAAGAAATACTCCATTGTCTGGTGGATAACCGTACCATATGACGTAGCCTCGTGCTTCTCCGTGGATCTGTGACCCTCCACGTAAGTCTTATACCACTTATACGGACATTGGACAAACGTGTCTATCTGTGAGTAGGATGCGGCAAGCACCTTCTCACCGCCTATGGTCTTACATAGCAAGTTATTCTCCGGAACGATCATAAAGCCTCTCCGTATTTATGTCACGCTCATATAAATCCATCGAAATATTCTGTAGGTTATGCAAATACCTTATCTGGATAAGCTCGCTCAGGTCATCCTCCATATCCCTAAGTCCGAGATAATACTCGTCGCCAAAAACCTCCATGGTCATCCCGTGTCCACGATATACGTCCCTATTCTTGTCACTCTTGAAACCGATAGCGTCAAGAAGGTTATCGTCTATCTCAATAGGCATGATATCATCTTCCCCTGAATACCATTTCATTATCCCATCATCAACCTCACGTTCAAGGATTAATGATCCACTTTCATTACGCATACCGGTAACGCACCCTACTCTCCATATATCGCCAGCTTTGTCTTTTACAAGATTGCCCGGCCTTAACTCCTTAACTGAAATCATATTCTTCCTCCTCATGATCGTCATCACAATCATCGACAAGAGGGGTTTCTAACCCCTCTTCCCAATCATCATATCCAAAGTCCATCACTTACTCTTAAACCAATCATACAACATATCCGCAAAAATCCCTACAGTTAGTTCATCAACAGGTTTATCACCGAAGACATCATCCGATATCCTTATACCAATCTTCTCTTCAATATCCATCAACACCTCTAATAAATCAAATGGATCCATAGCCATGTCAGTCGCTAGCCCATCCTCGTTATCGATCTCGGCAGCATGATTAAAACCCGTAAATTCACCCATCTTCTCAAAGATCACTTCCTTGACTACTTTTTCAATTTCTTTTCTTTCCATGTTAAATTGACATTTTCAATCTTCTACCTAATTCTTTTTTTATATCCGATATCCTTTCGATATCCATCTTAACATCGCCTGTGATAGCGTATTCCTTATCCATTCTCTTTGGGGGATCCGGAAGCCGGCCTATGGCGAACAACCATGCCAGCTCCTTGTCCTTGTTCTCCCTAAGATACAAGTCAGACGTCATGCCATACATTTTTATGATCGTATCGAATAACGTTGATTCCGATAAACTCATATGCACGCTATACACATTTGATGGTTTCCAGATCAAGTTATCCAATCTCATCGTATACTCACGTTTAAGATCTATGTGGGATATTACGGCTCTTACTATAGGTTCTTCCTTGAAGTTGGTATTAGCCACGAACCATACGAGCCGTTTCTCTACCTCCTTGATAGCTCCTGTATCCTTACCCATATCGTTATATACCCCAACGATACGGTCCCGGATCCCCTCGACCTCCGGTGTCAGGCCGGGTGTCTCTATCAGCATCAGCAGCGACCCTCCCCTTGGCGTTATCTTCCACTTCCCATTCTTCTGAAGCTCGATATAACCAGATGCTTTATAACTATCTATTTTCTCCTTTGGAATGACGCTAGCCATCTCCTCTTTCTGCCGGATCATCAAGAGATACCCGACATCAGACATCGTTAATCCTGATGTCATCATCTGTTCAAAATTTATATACATAAGCTAATGAGTTAAAATATTGACCTGATCTTTCTGGCTACCCTCTCGACTATATCGGGATGATCATTCCCGTTATATATATCTATTAGCGTCTCTATTATATGTAACCTTATGTTTTTCTTTGATGAATGAAACCAAAAATCTCATTTTTTTCTGTTTACAGGTTTGAACATCTTCAGTTCTGGTATAAGATAACACGCCACACATGATCTTTCAGCAAGTGATAATTCAATCGCTGTTCTTTCTATTGCTATGCATATAAATGCATAATTATCATTCTTTATTAAATTGTAAGCCTTTGTCAACACCCTAAGGGCGTCTGCTTTCGATAATCTCTTTCCCTTTTTCATATTGTTTTACCGTATAAGATTCATTAGCCATACCAACTCTACCAACTGATATAGATTGATTTATAGATTGGTTAAGATGCCCTACAACCGACATCTTAGCCCTAACCGTATTGGCGCATCTTAGAAGGATTCGATAATCCTCTAACGCCCTCTCGTATCTTACGTCCACCCTAGCCCTTTTATCAGCATCAGTCATGCTCTTACATGTTCCGTCCTCCCTCAGGCTTATAGCGATCTTGTCCCGTATGATTCTGATATCATCCTCGGCTATCACCAGTTCGGCGTCAAGAACCCCCTTGTATGAGCTAAGAAGATCCTCCATCGCCACAACTTCCCTTTTTAGGTTCTCCAATTCCAATATCATTGAGTTGTCATTTATCCTTTTATACTCCTGTACTTTATTGGATACCTCATCACAGATACTCATGATCTCCTTTTCCCGTTCCCGATTTATGATATATCTGATGCTGTATTTAGCCATTTCCTTTAACGAGGATATAATTTCCTTTATCCCCATCTTATCCTCAACCGACAATACGGTCTTTAAGAACATTTCCAGCACCTTTATCACTACAAGCAAGTAATTATGTCTCAATCTCATGTCAATAAGGTGTTTCGTCATGTACTACATTGAAATCATCACTGGGCGGTATATATTGTTGCTCCAATGGAACACCGGGAGGTGGGGGCGGAAGCGTCACTACGGTCGTATCCGGCTTGCCGTTACCCACGGGGGCATCCGAGCCTCCAGGTCTTTCTTGGCGAACCACCCCTCCATCAGGATAATATCGCTCATATCCTTTCATGATATCTACATGTATAGCGTCAATCTCCTCCAATGATTTTTGACGGACTTTTACGATATGATGGAACAATAATCCATCCACACGGAAGGATCGTCTTGACTCGCTCTTGAAACGTTCCAGATTAGGATACCATCCTTGCGGAAATTGCATGTATGAGGAGTACCCGTATCTCCTTGGGATATTCAACACTACCATAGCCGTACATAGCTGCCCCAATGAGTCAGACTGATAGAAATCAGACTGCCTTGGCATATGATCCTTCGGATCACGCCTGCCTTCTATCTCTCGATTGAGTTGCGATACGATAAGGAAGAAGATGTTTGGGAACGTTCTTTTGGCTATATTACACATATTCATCAAACTATCTATATTCCTCTTGGCATCACCCGAACCTTGTATAAGAGCTGTATGATCTATGGATACAAATACAATTTTCTTATCCTTATTCGCCGGCATATATACATTCCATAGAAAATCCTTAAGCTCATCAACTGTTGTAGGTATGGGTATATACGTTATTCTGTTTGAATTTTCTTGTTTAAGACATTTTTGCATTTCCAGCATCTCCTCTTCATCCATTTTACGAAGGAGGATATCTTCTATGTCTTTGTTCATTTTTTTTGATAGTGAACGTAATACCAAGTCTTCCGGATTCATCTCGAACTCACATCTTAACCATACATAATCATCTGCTTGCGGATTGATATTGACATTCATCACATTGTTCATGATCTTTTGCGCCAAATAGGATTTACCAACTCCTGGTCTAGCTCCTATGGCTATCGCATGTTGAGGGTAAAATCCTCCCAGCAAAGCTTTATCTAGATAAGGATATCCAGTACGAGCCGGGAGAAGTTCTCCCGACTGATATTTCATTATCCTCTCATAGGCGTCCATGATAATTTCCTTGGACGTCTTCCATATCCTATTATCGTTCATCCTCGTGCGTTTCTATCGCCAGCCGTATCGGATTTAGATCCTCTGTTAGCTGACCTTGATTTATATCTAAGACCCTTAGCTGTATGGCATAGGTCCTTCCCCTTTCGATAAGCCTTGCCCTTCAGCTTATCGGTCTTGTAGTTCTTACGACCCAACTCCCGTCTCTTGGCTTTCTGTTCAGGTCTGGCGTTGATCTTCTTGTCCGTCTCAGCCTTCTTCTTTCTGGCTTCCGGATGTGTCCTGTAATATTCAGTCGATCTCCCCATCCTCTTCGTCCTCCTCATCATCAAAATCTATATTCTCTTGTATATCCAAATCCTCTTCCTTTAAAAAAGATGGATATTCCAATCCCAGACGCTTAATCATATACGAATATGGATCAGACGCAAATTCATCTGGTATCTCCCATGTGCAAGGGAATGTACCTATTACCTTTTTAAGTTTATCGGCTAATTCGCTACTCATCCCCATATTAACCATTTTATTATAAACTGTAGCTTCTACGCTACTTACATTGCCCCCAACATAAAAACCTGTTGGTTTGTGAACAAAATAAACTTTCTTCATTTTACATGTATTATTCATTTTATTAAAGGTATCCAATTTGATTCGATACTCAAATGTTCCATTATCATTAGCTCTAATGCTCATATTTATCCTTCTTGCGATCTCCATAACTCATATCCATATCACACACCACCGTATCGGTCGTGTCGTTTACCACATGGAACAGGAACTCCGGACATCCGTGGCAGGCGTTGCTCCCGATCGCCACCGCTCCGTGCCTAGGGCAAGCCTTCTTTACCATGGTTCTATCATATATCCGTATATGATTATCGCCATACTTTTCAATATATCTCATGGTATTAAGTAGTGATGGCAAAGACATCTTATATGGGGATACATGTTCTATTGGTATATCCAATTCACCAGATAGGCTTTTGTAAATATCCTGTACATCCCGTTTTGTCCTATACGCAAATATATTAATCTCAGTCATTACCATATCCATACTCCTAAGAAGATCCGGCCTAGCCAGCCTCCCCATAGGCTTCCCGAAAGGATCGGATCTCATCCAAGCCCCACACTTCTCGCACCCAACTTGCTTCCCCTCTACCGTATTTATCATAGTGGATGGGATCTTGCAATACGGGCATACGGATCCGTTTAACATAGCTTTCTGGGCTAAAGACAGTTCTTTCATACCTTTTCTTCTATCTCAACATTAAATAGATTGCAGAATCTATCAAAATTTCTGTTCTCTATTCTCATATCCTTCTCATACTTGTCAACCGATTTGATGAAATCATTATAACAGTCCTCGCACATCCATTGATTGATTACCGCTACATAATAGCCCACGGACGTAGGTCTGTTACACATATCGCAAATACCTAAGCACCCATATCTGGTGAGCTTATCCATCATCTCCTGTCTTGTTATTTCAAGCACCTTGAATTTCTTGTAATTGTTAACTACCTTTGCCATTGTAAATTTGTTTAATAATAAAATAATCTGCTATATCCATTCCCTCATTTATATTGGGCTTTGATTCGAGAAAATCGCTTATCTCTATATTCATTCCCTTCATATCCCTATCCACTTTCTTCTTCCACTCGTTAAACGCCGATCCTTTGTCAGGATATAGGACTATTCTTCTACGTCCCAATGCCTCTATCATCTCCCTTTTCAACATATGGATACCTCCGCATGCCATGAAAAGCCTATCTGGATATACGATATTACAGATGACCGCCGTCTTCTCCGACTCAACTATATATACCGGGGCTTCCTTAGGATAGAAGTTGATAAGAAACTCACCGAACAGGCATTGCCTTAATAAATAATCTTGACCGTCGAGGATGTGAACCCAGCATACATGATCCATGGGAACCTTTACCCTCTTACCATCTGGTCCGTAATCCATTATCTTCCCGGTCCTTATCACCCAACTTTTATCAAGTTGCCAGAACACGCAGCATTTACCCCAATCCCCGAATCTCATCATCCCGATCTTATATAAGCTGAACGCTCTATTGGTATGATATGATCCGAATATATTGGATAGATAATCCTGAAGATCAGATGTCTCGAAAGGATTAAGCGTCTCAAACATCTTGCTTACCGGAATGCAGTTGGCTATATCCGGGTCTACGGGAGGCCTATACCTCCTTAATACTTTGTTTGAATCGGTAAAAAGATCATTGTTCCCAAGTTCGCTCCCTGTTGGATATTTATAGTAACCACATTTATTTTTATGATCACACACCCCAAACTGCTCTCCAACGATCTGACCGGTGGTTACGTCCACGTACGGCGTAAAACACTTATCCTTGCCGCATTGCGGGCACGTCATCTTCCTCCTTGGCTTGCTATGATCCAACTCATACCGATATACGCTCTTGTCAAACTCCCTGAATTCCATTATCCTCTCCTCTCGCTCATCACTCTATATATATAATCTCTCAGCGACTCTTTTCTTATCAAACTATTCAACTCAAAATCACCCTCTATATCTAAAGATCCGATCCTTGACGTAACCGTATAATTGGTTTTCTCGAACTTATACTTTCCTTGAAGATATACTACGGTAGCCATATTCAATATAGGGTTGTCGGTCTGTCTTTTCAGCTTATATTGGCTGGTCTTTGCGGTAGGATCACCCGGAGCGAAGTTATATATCTCCTCTATCTCCAATATCTTTCCGTAGTTCTCCAGTATCATTTTTCTATATAGCTCAAGCTGGAAAGCGTACTCGTCATAGAAATTGCCCTTCCTGTTTGATTTGAAGTCCAATATAGCGAATATCCTCCTGCATCTCTTTATCTTCTTTTTCTCCGTCTTAGGCTGACCTTTCTTGGCTCCCGTCTTATAGAACTCTCCTGTCTCGACCTCTATCTCCACTGTCTCCGGCTCGCTATCCATCTCCACCACGGCGTCCACCGAAGAAGCTACCTTTAACCTGCTTGACCTCAACATCTTCTCGATCAATACAGGTTTTACATGTCTTTCCTTGCAGAATATGGCAAATGATATTAGATCCTCTATTAGCTCATCAATGTTATCCACTAATATCCGCTCCATCCTATACTTGTCTATTCTTAGCTTGGCTTCCTTGACCACCTTCCTGATCCATGTCGGGATCAGCTTTATGTTAACACCGGTCAGATACAACCCAAATAGATAATGCATGATAGTACCTAAGTCAGCCCTATAGTTAGCGTACTCATCTGGATCCTTACCTTTGAGCCTCATCTCATTCTTCCACTTTTCCAAAGCGCCAGACGTATCACAATACCCATTAGCTATATTATTGGTAGCCCCGTCATATATGATAGGGTATCCATCAGCCCCCATCTCATAATAAACACGCTTGCCAGCTACGGTCATTCTATATAATATTGGTGTTGGGATATCCTTGATCCATTCAGCGGCATAATACTGCTGTTCGGTTTCCAGATCATACTCAACTTCCATTTCCTCTTTAGGTTCTTTTTTAGGCTCTTCAACAGACTTTTCCTCCTCATCCATATCTTTCTTTGGGATCGTTGACAAAACATCTAATATGCCAAAGAAAGCGGTAAATTTAGGATCTGTATGATATGATCTTAATATTGGTAATGATGATCGCCAATAATATGATGGCGCATTCTCGTCCATTGACTTATTATGAACAAACTCTATTACAACACCATCATCCGTGATAACCACATGATGTTTTTTGGATAAACGAACTCTCATATCATCAAACGATTCTTGATCGCTTATGACTTCCATATCCATTCCTTTCTTATATATCGTATCACTTATAGCCTCGTATCCAAGAGCTAAAAGTAATTTTTGTTTTCTTCTATCCATGATAATAATCTGGTTTTTAATTTACCATCCTCCTCGACTCTAGGTGCGAGATCCCTCATCCTTCTGGCTGCCAACAGCCATACGTTACCAAACTCATCCAAGAGCCGGCTGAAATCCATCGTATCTAATAGATAATCGAATCTTGTATGCTCATCAGCCGTCAAGTAGATAATGTTATCATTATCCTCGGCGACCGATTTATATTTCCGTTTAGGGTATAAGTGACAGATGTTACTTACCCCAGGACATGGTATATATGCTCCGGTAGCAGATCTCCTTGTCATACTCAATCTAGTCACATGGGCGCCAAAGAAAACGGCTAGGCTCTTCCCCTTCGGCTTGGCCTTCACCCGTATCGCCGCCCTTTCTTTTGGCGGTAGCTCCTTGGCTCTGCATGCGGGACACAGCCCCTTACTCCTTATAGCTGCCATCCTCCCACATCTTTCACACGGCAACATCCTACCCTTCATGCTTTTTTCTTTTTATAGATTTTATTGAACTCCATGAGATTCATAGCCCTATATTTCTTAAGCCTATTAATCTTACCCTCAGTCCAATCTTGATCTTTGAAGTTGATGATCGTATCGAATATCTGAGCCAGCTCTCGGATATTAAAATTCCTGTTCTGTATTTTTTTATAGAATCCGGACCTACTATACCCTAACTTGGAAGCCAGATAAGTCTTATTAGATAATGTGAGGATACGATAAATCGTACCCTCCATCTTACTTATTTCCATCAACTTCTCGGCGACGGATGACATGGTTTCGTAGCTAGCCTTGTTGCTTACTATCCTCATGCTTCTCCGGGTTCCTGATCTTACCGTCAAACTCATAGAAATCCATCAACTTCTTCTCCTCCTTAATACAGGTTACCACGAAGTCTGATATAGTCCCTTTCATGCCCTCCTCGAAGTTCTTCTTGGCATGATCAAGGTCATTGGCCCGAACGATGTAGTTAAACGCCTTGCGTTTCTCATTACTCGATTTCTCGTCTACCGTAATATAATCAGCCGTGACCTTATAGAACCGGTCTCCATCCATGGCAAACAATTCCGCTATCCTGAATCGTTTGATATCAACGCTAAACTCACCGGAGATGAATGGTCTCATTTCCTCTATGATTCTAGCCTCACATTCGGTATAAGAAAGGGCATCTACTAAATACTCTTCCTTTACCTTCTTCTTCATGCCGTTCTCGGCATCGGTCTCGTAAGAAACCGTACATTTAAACCAATTGTGCATTTTAATCTATATTATTATTAAACAAAGGATAATCTTTTATTCCTTCACGAATATATCTCTCCGTATCATCATCCACATCATAAGCCTTCTTGAAAAATATCATAGCCTTGTCCGTGTCGTGATCCACCAACGGAAGATATTCCTTTACGAAAAGAACTTTAAGATGATTCATGTGATCAATCTTGCGCCTTACATCAATTACTTTTGGCCATATCTCGGCACGGATTTCACCCATCTTTTTTACATTCTCTTTGTATTCGTTTACCTGATCTTTATACTTCTCCTCGATCTCGTTGTTCTTATCCTTGACAGACTTATAAGCTTCCTTATCTTTCGTGTCAAACATCGGAACATGCCTGATATTGATTATATCCAATCTACTGCATAGCTCCTCATTGGATATGGTGAAATCATATCTAGTCCTGTATAGATCAAATTCACTTAATAACTTAGCTATCTTAATAGCATCATTCTGATCAAGAACGGCTATATTCAAGCCCTCCAAATAGTAGAAGAAATGAGATGGAGAAATAGATTTATAGCTATACGTCTTCATGACTGGAGGCTCATCTATAAACCTGACACCTTCCTCCGCACATCTTGTTACGATCAATTTCTCTACCTGCTCATCAGTAAGATCATATATCTCCTGATCGGTCATCTTATCAATTGTCTTCATCATCCTCATCCTCCGGCATCGTTATAGTCTTTGTAAACTTTTGTTTATAAACCTCACTCATAAGGCAGTCAAAAGTCCTATCATCCATACTAGCCATAGCACTGGCTTCTACCATAAGATCCATCTCAATGTTCTTTACCGTGATTTCATAGTTATCATCATCTTTTTTATAGAAGATGACTTTACCACCATACTCGAAACCATCATCTTCGATCTTAACCATATCGATGATCTTCTCCAATTCCTTTACAAACTCACTCTTTTTCATATATGTAATTTTTATGTGTCTACAAAAGTAGACATTTTGTTTTTGAATTAAATTAAATAAACATTATTAATAGTTAATATCATCCTTTCTCCTATCATTCATGTTTATTCCTTCATAAACTCAACACAACATTTATCCACTCTGGTTATTGTTCGATAGCCATCGGTACGGATACCATATCCTTTATAGCTTTTGACTATAGTACATATTTCTCCTTTTTCTATAACCGTACCACCCTTGCTTTTTAAAAGGCAAAGGATTTTTACTTTCGCTCCTATTATCTTTCTCAATGCTATTATCCTCCATATATTTTAAGCCCTTTTGTGTTATATTTGCTTATATCAGCGCATAAATTACACCCTCCATGACAACAGCACCACGAGCAAAAAGCTAGTCGCTCCCGCTCCGGCATGCCTTAAAACTCCACCGCTGCCCTATACCATGCCGGGGATAATACCCTGATCTTCTCCGGTACGGGCGGCGTCATGAGCATCGATCGCCGCCTTCCTTTGGCATCTTCCCTACTTCTCATTTGGATTATCCTTTAATAGTTCAGCTATCTTATCTTCCTTCAACATATTTTGCTTTCTCATGTTATCCACGATAAAGGTAGCGAACGCCATATCATACCTCTTCCTTAACTCATTAACAAAAGATTTAGCTCTTGATTCTATCATTGTCCCAATACCTCCGTCTACAACTTTCTTCATCCTACCTCTTATAAACTCATCCACCGTCAACTCATCATCCATATAATCTAGCCTGAATCTATATTTCTTCTCGCTGGCGTTCTCGATGAGATCACTTATTGATTCCCTCGCTATATCCTCAATTTTCTCTGATATCGGATTGGATATTTCCCTCATCAACTCATTCTTGAACTTTTCTTAAGTTCACGTACTACAGCTAACCTGACCGAGCTGGTAAACTCCTCTTTCAACGTCGCTTCGTTGTACATAGCTTCCTCGAATACATCTTCCAAATTTAATTCTACTTGTATTTTCATATCATTATATTTTAATAAATTATAAATTTTTTAGGCATATAATTATCATGTATTATTTCCCCTCATCTTTTAATATTAATTTCTTCCCGATCTTTTTAATTTTTGTCGGTCTTGATAATCGATAGTCTCTTTCTATCGGTCTATTAAGTACACCATCCTTGTGCCCCTTGTATCCTTTCTCGTAAGCACTAACCCTTGCGCAAAACTCAACCACATCTCCTGGCGATAAATCAGCACTACTAAATCCTTTTGTTAAATCGAACCACAAATGATCTGATACTATTTTGCTATCAAGTGTCACATCTTGTAAAAGCATCGTTTTTACAGGCTCAATGTATCCATTCCTAAATCCAAATCTAACAAAGGTTGCTGTAAACACATGGCGTCCTTTTGATCCTATTGTTCTCAATTCTTCTCTCATCTCCTTTCTTATTTTTTATTCATAAAACTAGTAATTTTCTTCAAATACCCTTTTGTCATCTCAATAAAGTTCAAGCAATCCAGCTTGCTCAACTTGTAAATCAAAGCCGGGTTATGAATTACGGCTATAATTTGTGTTTGTGGTTTATGAAATGACAGTACATTGTACAGATCCATGATATTGTCAATATCTAGATTCCTATCTGGTTCATCCATAAGGATCGTATACTCAAAATCCTTCTCCATTAATACCACACGATTGTCTTTGTAGTATTTTAAAAGATTGTCGATCCTGTTTGCCCAGAACTCATTTGACTTTTTCTTAAATTCCATAAGCTTCTGTATCGGAAACGCATACTCATCTTGGTTAAACATAAAATCAAAAAGCGAGTTCATGGCATGAAGGTTCTTCTCCCCAGAGGACCTAGATGCCCCATTCATATACAAACTTAAATTATTGATATTATTCAATATATCATCATTTCTCATTTCAGTTTGCTGTAGGAGATGGAAGACTTTCCCAATATAATCCGACTTAATACTGATCCCGTCAAGCACCTTGTCATCATCAAATATATCCTGGAAATACAATGCTTCTGACGGTAATTCAGAACACATCTTTTTCTCGCACAACATGTACTTCGATATCATATTCAGGAGGGTTGATTTCCCGCTCCCGTTCTTACCTACAATCACATTCACGCCGGGCTTGAATATAAACTCAGAGCCATTTTTGAACGCTTTTATCTTTGGGATATATTTAAATGGAGTCTTCTTGTTATCGTCTATCCTTATAGAAGTTATCATCTTATATGATTTTGTGTTGAATTATTTAAGCCTTTCATCAATTGCCAAATCAAATATCTTATCAAGACATTTCTTCATCTCCTCAGCATACTCAAACAGATCTTCTTTTGGAAGATCCCTGCGTTGCCAGTCGTACATATTAGTGTAAGGACATTCAATGGCTTTATTCTCTATTTCCTCAAGCACCTTTTTTATAGACTTGTTTCCCTTTTGGTCTATTCTTATCTTCTTGTCCTTTTCCATATTTTACTTATCTTAAATTATCATGTTTTTTGAAATGAGTTATACCCTCTTGATGTTTAACTCCTAAAACCCAACCTTCTAATCTGGCATAAGAAGAATAAGGATTAAAAGCCATATACGGTTTATCAAATCTCATAGTCTCAATCTTGCCATATCTCAAAACATCTACAACTTCTCCATCTTCCGGCATATTTGAGAATGACCATTCCTCAAACCCTTGTGGAATTTGACTTTCGTCTGGATGATATCCCATATTATAACATTTGATGATCATATTCCAACATCCGCCCCATCCTCTTTAACCCAATTATCTGTATCGCAATACCAACAATATCCTGTCTCGGAATCCTCCTTATGAGAATGAGATCCGCAGGTAGCACACCAATAATTATCATCCGTATCGTATGCATAGCTTTTATTCTCATGCATCTTAGTCACTCTGGCTATTCTATCTTCTAGCAGTTCTTTTAGATAAGGGCATTTATAAGGTCTATCCTCTTCCCGCAGTATCCAAAGATCAATATCCATCATAGCCCCCATCCTGTCCGTGCACATACACTCGGCGGCGTGTCGGACACTTTCTTCCGGCATCTCCGGGACTATCTCCCGGATCACCGCCTCCATCTTCTTCTGGTATTCGGTGTCTACCTTAACCACCAAATCCTCTAATTTGTCTATTAAACTCATGATCTTTTTACCTCTTTGTATATGACATCTGTATTGTCTTCCCTATCTATATTACAACAACAAGAATACATGCAGTAATAACCCCTGTTATTAAATACACATCCATCACAACTGCTATCATCAACCTCTATTACCTCCAATTCTATTTTCTCCATGCCGGTATTATATTTAAATATACTACCTATCTTATGATATCCTATATCCTTCAAATACCTTATATGATTATTTTCGTTAAATAATCGGTTGATAAATACATCCATTTTATCGTTTAGACCATTTTATCTAATAACCCCTCGCACTCATTTTTATTAAATCCAAAGGATATCATAAAATATTTTGCCATATCAAACCTTTCCAGTTCCACCAATTTTTGTATGCATAGCCATACCCCTTGGTTCATGCCCTCCATTCTTGCCTTATCTAAAATATCCTTATTATCCATATCCTCAATCATTTAAATTCTTGTTTATTACAACAATCTCTATATCGTTTAACATCTTATCTTTTAATACTTTCTCTACCATTCTTGGAATGACATTAAAATCTTTATTTTTAAGCTCATTATTCACCATAAACTTAATCATCTGCTCTATATTATTATCATTCCCGTAAGTATTACACACACACTCCTCAACATATTTTCTTATATCAGATCTAATTGCATTGATTATATCTTCCTTCGTAAGCCCAAGCTCATTATGGATATAATTCTTTATCGCTTTATATTCTTTACTTGTTTTTGTACTCATATTTATCCCTCCTATTCAATCATTTTTTTAACAAAATTTTCCCATAACATATCAACATCATTGTAATGTTTACAACAAGCATTCTGTATTCTTTCTATCAACGGAATGAACCATAACTGAGTTATTCCGTAACGAGTCTGAATTATTCTGCATAGGTTTATTTTTATTATCTCCATGTCATCAATACTAGGAGATGTGTTGTTATCATCACATCTATCTAATATTGTTTGAATTGTAGCCAAATAATGATCCATATCTTAAATTGTTAATTATATTACCATCTCCCATTTCCCGGCGTAAACAGTATCTCCCCTGTCCTCACCCAATGATTCCAGTTATTTTTAAGTTCATCAATATCATACGCCTCAGCCGACTTACCGTTATCAGATCTTTTTATGACCGACATAATACTTTCCGCTTGCACGCTCCAATGACTATAACAGTCTGTCCCGCACCCGCACGCCGTGGCTCTCCCGTTATCGAACTCCCAGACCAGAGGCCGGAGGCCGCATCGTGGACACGGCAACCATTCCATTGGATTCTCCGGCTCCTCATAAGCATCAATACACTTGTACTTATATCTCTCTACCATTATGATCAACCATTACAGAATTGATTTAATCTTTCGATTCCTCATCTCATTCTTATCTTTGAACATCATTATCCTATTTACAATCCCCTCCGATTCCATGTATGTCGATAATCCATGTATCCTTAGATATTGAATAGCTTATAATGATTTCTCCAATATCTCCCTATATTCCATATCTGTTTTAACTGCTTTCTCCATGATCTTTTTCTTCCATTTCTTCTAATATGACTTTAGCCAGATATACCACCTCACTTATCTGGTCGTAATAAACATCCACCCCATCAACTTTATCATTATCGTCATCATATCCATCGACCATCAAATTATCTTCCCCCGATAAATACACGGATGTTATAAATAAACAAATCAACCCGTTATCGGTAAAGATCCTTATTTCAGTCGGAAAATCATCTACATGGGTTCCGCTATCCATATCAAGATCAAGTCTCCCTGTTCTCTTGATCAAATCAACCATAGCTCCATAAGCTACTACGTTCGCATTTAATAGCATTTTATTTAATGCATTTACTCTTTCTACGTCCTTCATAATCTCTAACCCCTTTGTATTACATCGTTATACGTTATTCCGTTATCTTGAATTAGTTTCATAAACTGATCTTCGGTATAAGCCAGAGATTCCCCTCTGTTAGCCCTCTCTATATTCTCACTCATCATCCCTATAGCCTGTATTAAGGCTGCTGAGGAGTTGGCTATCAATTTAGCCGCTTCCATTATCCTATTATCGTCCATAATCATATTACTTTAACTTCCTCGTTCCACAAATGTCTTTCATGTACCATGGTTATTCCTATCAAAATCCCGGTATCTTCTCCCCAATATTCAAGTATTTGATTCCTGAATTTGTGACGCAACTCTTGCGTCTTTCCCTTATTCCTATTATAAGGCGAGAAGTCAGATAATCTTACTGTCTTCATATTCTATTTAAACTTTTTAAGTTTAGATCACTTAATGTCAATACTTTTTTATCCAATAGATCAATAAGCAGCATCGCCCTCGACTCCACCTCTGTACTTCCAAATCCACTATACACTTCTGTTTGTGGGTTGTAAATATCGTATCGAACATAAGCAGCTTCGTAGTATTCGCTATCCTTATTCGGGAAATATTGTGTCAACTGCAACCAGTTATCCCATATTTTTGATTTACTGATATTTATCATACTTGGTAGTATCTCTCCAAGTTCATGACTCATATAAGCCGGTATGAGGTCTCCTTCTTTTCTGTATGAATATCTCATTGTATTTTGTGTAACTGATTCTGTTTGGGATCCCCCCTCCTTTCATCTCTTTCACAAAATAAAATTCCGACTCTGAATTTACACCCAACTCATGCAACTTTAATGCAAGTTCATAAGGGCACATAAAATTTTGATATTTCATATTATTCTATATTTTCGTTTCTGTAATCCCCGGCATAGTCCAACCATACCCTGTAATTATTTCTGTACTTTGTCGCCTTTATTTTCATATTCCGGGATATATTCTTATTCACATTTTCGCCAAGTACACTCCTTAGCTCCCTCTGTAAGACCGCTCCGATAAGAGGATAAACGTCTAAATAATTGCCTTCACACTTTTCGAAATCTATCACCTTGTTCCCTATTGCCCGTCCCAATGCCTTATCCATTGCCTTTACGATGGATTCTTGCACCTTTTTATATCGATTGATAAAATCCTGTTCTTTATTTTCCATTTTAATACATTTTTTATTCTATAAAAGATCCTCATTGCCCTCATAAGGGATACAATAAGTCCAAACCGTCCCATGTACACATTCATATCCATGAGAATTTACACCCGTTATTTCTCTAGCAAATAAACTAATATTCCATGCATCATCTTGGCTATTTCTTACCAATACTTTGTCAAATGGTTTTAACTTATACTCTGGCTCTATCTCAATACCAAAGAATTGTTTCAAACACATTTTGGCTTTAGGTTCTTCACTTGCCTTAAGATCGTTAATAAAATCTCGCTTTTCGTCCTCAGTGGCATATCCATATCTCTCAATATTATTTTGATTGGCAGCTCCATTGTCGAAATATAAATAACCCCCTTCTTGCCAAGAGGCATGATAAGACGTAAGGTATTCCCCGTTTGTATTCAATATGAATAAATAATCACCTTCTTCATTGCTCAATACATCCCCATCCTTAAATGCCGTATATTCCGGAATATTAATACAAAGCCTACATCCTCTTGCTCCTAGTCCATTATCAGAGAACCAATCAGATATTATACCGCTATCAGAATAAATCACTCCTAGTGTATTAAACATCCCCCTATCTTTATTATAATACACTAACTCTACCTTATGATTATGTCCGACCGTTACAATCTCACCATCATATTCACCATTGCTAATTTTCTTTGCCAGCTCTAAGTCAAATGGTTTTGTTATCATTCTCTTTTCCATAATTTTACATGTATTTATATTGTTATTTTTCACTTTAGCTATATTATCATCTTGTAGCAATCTTGCTTTAAGGTCATCTATAGTCCTTAAATCCATATTATATGTGCATAGATGAGCGTTCCCGTAACCGGTTAAATTGTTTATTACAGCCACATGATATCCGCCACCTATCTTATACACTTCCTTGACCTCCCATATATCCCTGCTATCATATTCATATCTATTGTTCAGGTCTATAAAATCTTACTTTATAGACACCAAATCTCCTTCTTTAATATTCATATCTTCTTACGTGTTTATATGTTATTTTATTTGTCCAGCCAATCCAACGAACATGGGCGGATGCCTCGCTTCCCCCGCCCTTCTTACCCATACACGCCGGCTCCACCGGCAACGCCATCCATGACATTTTGGATGCCTCCATACCTCTAGGTACGATCAATTCCTTATTCCGGGTCATGATTCTTTTTTTTAAAATTTATATCAAATTCCCGTATATTAAGTATCTCCTTGAAAACCATCTCTCTAATGAAACAACCCATTTTATGTATTTCATCTTCATTAGATATTCCCCACACTTCAATTGCTGCATGAATCGCATCTTTCATAGAGAAACAGATCTGAGTCCAATCACTATATTCTCTTTCATCGTTTAAAATATCTTGTATCTTTCTTTCGCAATGTTCTATATATTCTTTATTGAAAATACTCATAACTTTTCAATGATTTTCATTATAAATTTTCTACTTAATTCACCCCCCCCAGTGGTTGATGCAGTGGTCGCAGCAATAAGATTCAGGCAATCATACGACTCTGCTGATGTCTAAATCTAATCCTTCGAACGTTTCCAAAACATGCTATTGGAAGCGCCATCGCTAAATCTGATAGTGATCGCACCGCTATGATACAAGCGTCACTTAATTCCATCCTAACTGTTTTGCAATACTTTCCATTTCATTATACGCAATCCTGTGACATCCAGCAACCAATAGGTCGTTCTCATAGCTATTGATCTTCCATTTGTGACCGGTTGTATCCAATACCATATCGTGTTGGAATTTACCGCCATTATGGAAGAATTTTATCAATTCCCAAAGTCTTTCAGCTTCGGTTCGTTTTATCTTGATATTCCCGCTGGTCTCAATTATACCATTCTTAATGCGAAGCCATACGTTAGGCTGGTCATCCTCCAAATAATAATGTAGATATAATTCTGGAATCTCGCCAGACTTCCACATCTCAATCTGTTCTTCAAATTTTTTCTTGCGATCTTCTTTTTCTTTTCTTCTTTTTTCAAAAATTAAAGCCTCTTTTTTCGCCTGACTGTCTTCCCATCTCTGACATCTGGCCACATACTCAGCCCACGTTCCTTCACCACAAATCTCATCTACTATCACATTGGTCGTTCCTAAAGTTTCTAACGCTTGATGATTTAGCAACACCTCAAACACACGCTTTAACTCATGGACGTATTCACTTTTAATCTTATCCGATTCATAAGATAACTCATGTTTAGTTCCGATCCAGGTGTTTGCACTCTTTTTAAGAAGGCTCTTGGGAGTACCCATATTAAAGAACTCAATATAATCCATTAGACTTCTAAATATTCCCCAAACATCCCTATAAGACAGGCTTGTTCTAACCTTCTTGTATTTCTCGATAACCTCTTTGATAAGCTCCAATCGACTGGTGATAAAAGCCATGCTGCCATCATCAGACATATTATATCCAACAGAAAATACCTTTGAGCCAGTTGGTATTGCACTACGAACACAACGTTGATGTTTACAGGTGGAAGAAGAATAATACTTATCGTTAAGCAAATACGCCTTTTCACCACACTTATTTCTTACGATTCTTCCAACCTCAAAATGATAACCATAAGAATAAATACTTCTACCTTCAAAGAAAAGATTACTACCTCTTGCGGATTCTTCCTTTTCGTTTGCCCACAAATGAGCGACCATAGAGTTGTTCATATCTATTAAGTTTTGAATGTTAACTATTGATTATACTTGCTAAAAATAACATCGACACAAGTTCCGCCAATAGCGTTTGCGTCATTATACGAATAAAAACCTTCTGTTCCCCAATCCAAAGGACAGGGTAAAGGATATGACCCAGCCCGATCCGTCCACGGCCTTCCCCTTGGGAACCCAAGACATCACCGTCTTCTTGGATATCCACCATCTCCCTATCTCAACGAAATCAGGATAGTTGTTCATTAAATACACCATCTGACTAGCCATCTTATTGACATCATCAAAAGACACTATATGATACTTGTTTCTTATCCTGACCTTCAAGAAGGGGTTATCCATATTATATGCCGCAAATGCTGATATTACGGAACTGGGATATCTAACCCCTTTTATTATTACCCATTTCATATACAACACCTCCTTATATTAAACTATCTAATATAAATTCATCTTCCTCCGTTCTCTCATCTATAGGCTTGTTTTGTACCGTTTTGACAAGATCAAGCACCTCATCCCAAGTCCTTTCTGATAGCGTCCCGATATTTATACCACAACATCTACATCCACTAGAAAACACTGGTATTGTATTCCCATCATACATTCTAACGAATTTGTATCCTATATACTCATTACATAAAGAACATCTTCTTAACGGAATGAATCTTATCTTACCGCTATTGACCATACTTATCAGCACTTCTTTATTCATATCATTTCCTCAATTTGTTTTTAACCTCCTTAACATATTTGGGAGAATGTAATCCCCTATGCAATCTTATAGCCCGATCTATATCCTTTTTAGGATTGTGGTGAGATTGATATATCTCGAACATTTCCCTAGCCTTGACAGGATTCGTTCGATCTTCGTACCTATATCTCCTTTTCTCTCTTTTAAGGCGTAATATCCTATTAACCTCATCAACGTATATCCTTTTCATTTGCCACCTCCCTAAGGCCCCGGATGAGGCGTTATACGCCCGATCGTCGTTCCTTGACTCCACGAAAGATAGGGCGGCCGCCAGCTTATCCCATACCCGTGTCTCGATCACTGCCGGCTTCGGGGAGAGGGGCATGTCTCCGTTCCCTTTTGGCGGTGTTAATATTATCATCGCCATCACAAGTAAGCATCTTATCATGTTTACTCGTTTTTATAAAACTCCTCCCCAAATTTCACGTTATCCACATAATCCTCCATACGCTCATGAACAATTATATGAATATCCCCCTCCGTATATGTTACCTCTGACATCAGCCTCTCATTGGTCATCCACCAAGAATAACTATCAATATGCCGTGCCTCGAATCCATGATCATGCAACGCATACATAACATTATATCTTAAATCCCTGTCCATCATCATACACTCGTACACGATATAGCCATTGATACTTTCATAAGACCTACCGAACGTATAAACGTACCTACCCATCAACTTATACAACTCCCTTGCCATAGGATTCGGGATCGCCTCATCCATATCAAAATCCCCATCTGGATCAATAACCCACTCTACATCCCGCTCATCAATACAAGCCCTAGGCATTCCTATTGTCCGTACATAAAGACGTGATCGGTGATCCTTGCTTAACACCGTCCCGATATACTTTTCCCCTTTGGCATATCCTATATTATGGTTGCCGGTTATATTAAATACAATTTCAGCTCCTATCTTAATTTCATCCATATTCAAGATGTTTGTATCATTTGTTATCTTTTTTATACAAAAAGAGGATATAATGGCATAATATTATGATATCAAGACACGAATGCGTTATCTATCATATTATCATACATATCCTCTATACAACGTCATTTATGGCATTATATCGTATATGATGCCGCAGGTCATAAATACATCTAATTAACCCCTTTTTAAGGGCTTATTGCCATTTAGGTAACTAGCTATGCCTAATATTTTCGAAATAAGGGCTTTTTTAGCCTTATACTCATCGTTTATCCCTATTATCGCATATCTGTATACCATCCCATCCTTCGACACCTCCACGCCCACGTATTTAGGCGCAACGGCATCCCTATGTAATACGATAAACGGGCTTTTGCCGTCTAGCTCATTTATCAACTGATTAAACTGTCGCCTTGTCATCTGATAGTGATATTATTTCCATGTTATAAATACGATCTCTTTTTACCCTTATCTTCTCGCACAGCTCATCGAAGCACCCATCTTCTTCTAACCTACCAACATAATATGATACATTCGATTTAGAGCTTCCTTGAAGATATATATTTCCTCCTATATTCCTTGAGAAAAAATTAGGTAAGATCATCTTTTGCCTCTTATCCTTATTATCTATGTAAGATATAACAACAACCCACAACTCTGGCTCCCGTTCTTTTATCGATAACATAAGATCGAGACTCGATTGACTATTGATATTCCTCCTGCCAGTTTCGTTATAACGAAGAATAATATAATCATCCGCTTTATCATCCTCAATCATCACGACCATAGGGCTATTACCCTTCCCATTATCACATAATATTCTTGGCTCTTTCCCGTTGCGGAGATATACCTTATCGTAATCTCCGTTTTTGTATATCTCAAAATCAAACTCTATCACCATATCATTTCCTCCTATTGATATATTGTTGTGTACGACCTTCTTTTATTTTTTCAAAATAAAACTTATTTCCATATAACCGGGTGAAGCAGATGTTATATCCGAAATGCTCCGCACGTCTGATCTGCGCATATCCTCTACTAATATCCTTATCGTCAGCTAATGTAACAAAACAGTGCATTCCTACTTCTGTATTCAAAACCAAACTCTCCCAATCCTTTACTTCCATATCAAATTTCCTTAAATATTTTTTTGTTATAATTATCGCTATTGTACCATCTATCAATATCCTTATATTGTTCTGGATAAACCCCATAAGACTTGCACCACCTAGGTAATAGCTCGTTTAGCACGTCCAGTGCCGTCGCAAGGTCGAACGTAGCTTCCTCCTTGATACCACATCCCGATCCACTTCCACGACTCGGTATATAGGCTCTACTATATGCTACACTCATTCCATATTCTCCATGACTCAGATACCCGATGTTGGGTGAATCAGGGAAGGCGTAATACAACATTATATAATCACCCTTACTCCAACCTCTATTATAAGTATCATCCTGCCATGCGAAAACCCTGCAACCGGCTTCTTTTAATTCCGCTGCCGCTCTTTTTAAAATATTATCTTCCATACTACTTACATTTAAGTTATGCCAAGGTGCCGGGAACTGACCCCGGATCATATCCGCACACGTACGATTATGATATATCCTTCCACCCCGCCAAGGTCATGATCACAATATTAACAAACTAAAATCTAATGTTCATATCATTACACATCTTAAAGAAGACCTCCCTTATGATCTTTTTATACAAGATGTATATCTCATCATCATCATCATCGAACTCCACTTCCCATGAACGTAATAAATACCTGATATCGCAATCCGCTATATGAATCCTGAATATAGACGGAACGCTCATTATATAGTCCTCGAAAGCTTTCTTAATCCCATCCCTTTTGATATGTTCTTTATACTCATCCTTAAACACGTTAAGCATAAAAGCCAGATACTCCCTATCATATCTAAACTGCTTTTTGTAATTATCAGTATCTATATGATCTAGTATATATATTTCTATAGCGTCCCTGTCGTATTTTGACATACCTCTTCCTCCTGTTTTTGATATTTAATGACCCTTTTCTCCCCATACGCCTTCGCTAACTGAATAAGCTGGCCGGTAAACACCTTGGTACGGTGTCTTACAATCTTATCCACCAACTCCGGGCATCTGGTTTTCCACCTGTAATTTACCTCGCTATGCGCTTTCTTTCTATAATATCTGTAAAACGTCACAGCCACCACTATCTCGCCGTTTTGCTCAAAAGCAACCAAATCATAATTATTGTAAACTATTTCGTTCATGTCGTTATTATTTTTATGTACTTAATCACCTCTTTTGGCAAGGATGCTAGATCCTTAACTCTTTTACCGAAATCGTATGTCTTTCTCTTCCACGGATAATAATCCCCTACATACATCGCTATTCCTTGAGGATGGAACGGGTTCGAGCTACAACTAAATATCGGGTAATACGGGATATTATTATGATTATTACTCTTACCGCTTACACACACGATAGTATATCTATCAGCCGTTTTATCACCAAAATCATACACCCTTACTTTTACTTTTACACCATTAGCGTTTGTTATAATATTATTCATACGCACCTCCTTTGTTGTTCACTATTAAACTAATCTATCTCCCTACCATATATAGTATACGATCCACACCAGCTACGATTCTCATTCGAGACCCTAATACGATCTACAGGCTTATCTCCTGCCATACAATTGGCGTAAGATAATACCGCCGACATGCTTCTAAACCCAGAATCCGTTGCCGATTTAATAAGCTCCCGATCGTACCCGAATACCCATATCTTTATAACATCTTTCTCTTTTACCGTCCTTCTTACTCGCATAATCTTGCCATATAATAAATAAACATAAAATCTATCTTATCACGGTCATTACGATCCACCCTATGCCCGGTTAGATCCAGAATAACACGACGTTTCTCTACTACCGGTATATTATCGACCTGGATCTTTATATACCGGTATTCCATGACCTCCAATTTCTTGGATAGTATATCCCGAATATCTTGCCGACGGAAATACATGTTTATCCCTATGTGGCTGTATGTTAAAAGACATTCGTCTATTATCCCATCTGTATCGAATAACAACAACATATCATCCTTTTCGATAGTATATTCCATATCAAGAATCTTGACACGTTTACCTCCATCCTCCTTCTTAGCTATTAAAACCTCCGTCATTTCATTCTCTGTCGTAAGGATATAATACGCCTCTTCTCTCGTAATATTATCCCGTAGATAAAGCAGCGCTTCATCTTGTAGTTTCATAATCTCGTCCATACTATTAGTATTTTATATTACCACGCCAAAAAGAACGGCGGTCGACACCCGTAGCCTGCCATGCCGTGACACCGCCGCCCGTTCCCCTTGGTATTATTCTGCCACCTCTAATTTCCCGTAATAAGGATAAAAACAACCGTCTCGATAAACCGAATATCTGAGCGTTTTATCCTTTGCTTCATAGATGGAAACACAACCGCTGTTATAAGCGTTGGATAGTTCTTTTGCTACAAATCCGCCTATTCGTTTATAGGTTTTAGGCGTATCCCTCAACGGTCTGCCTACATATATTTTTACTCTCTTGCACTTCTTGTCGCCTACGTATATATCCTTCCCGCTAAGCTCCATTAAATACACGAATCTCATATCAACCGATTTTAAATCCAACATTCCTCTATCTCTATCTCCATATGATCCGCCCAATCACATCTATCAACATCCTCGCCATCCTCGAAGTAATAGTAGGCCCATACCTGTAAGCCTCCTACCTCTATATATCCATCACTTTTCCATTCTATCAACCCGTCTTGCCTTACCACGTTGGTAGGCTCAGCCCCTAGCGACAGCAGATTATTTACTATACTACCGCCAAATACGTTTCTTGCTTCTTCTTTCGTCATATCACTATCCGATTTTTAATATTACACTAACGCCAGAGGGGAACAGGGACGGACGACCAGCGGGACCTACCCCACGCCATCGCCGCCCCCGTTTCCCATTGGTTTCCTCCGCATCACCCCATACTAATAAACAATATCCACCACCAATAACAACATACCCACCATCACTCACAACTGCCTTGCCTTGACGGGGAACTCCTGCCACTTGTAAACTTTTACATTTGATTGGAAGATACCCCTTGCTTGAAAGGCGTTTTCCTTGATCGAAAGGCGTTTTTCTTGTTTGTCGGTGTTTTTCCTTATTTGTTGGTGTTTTTCCCCTTATTTGGAGGTGTTTTTTTCCTTATTTGGAGGGTTTTTTCCCTTATTTGGAGGGTTTTTCCCCTTATTTGGAGGGTTTTTTCCTTATTTGGAGGGTTTTTTTCCTTATTTGGAGGTGTCCCATCACGCAAACCCCACCCCTCCCTCGAAATCCCCACGAAATCCTAAGACCTTTCGCTACTTTGTTCCACGTGGAACGCCCGATTAGTCTAGGATATCGAGGTCCTTGTTCTTGATTGCCTTATATACTTGCCTAATACAATGTATTGATAATAAAACCAATAAAGAAACTATGATTATAGGCAGGGCGTCGCCCGTAGCTGTAACATACCGACCCAACTCAAACGCCATGTACCCACAAAACAAGGTGAGTACGAAATATATAAATATATACCCATAAAAAATATACAATAAGTAAACATGATTTTAAAACAACACTCAAATAATACAACGAATTAAGTATCAACAACATAATATATATCAACCCCTAGAGCTACCTCTAAGAGAAGACAAGCCTAGATATAGATAAAAAATATACAATAAGTACCGCCTATTATATACCTTTTAGGATCGATTCACGCACAAAACCATACATAAGGGCACAATATACCCGTATGTATGGATATATATGTATACAAAATGATACACAATAAATAATTTTACTTACACATTTTCGATTAAGGCTTAAAATTTGCCGCCTTAACACTTTTGTGTGTAAGCAAAACATATTAATATGCTATCATTTTGTAAAATATAGGCACAAAAAAGCCCTCCCGTCTTATATCACTACAATACGGAAGGGCACAAACTTTAAAATCAAATAAAAACAAACGATCTACTGTCGCAATTTGTTTGCCATGTAACTAACACGCTTGCGCCTGCACTTATCCGACTCCCTACTACAATCTAATTTATTAGATTTGTATAGCTCTTTAGTTAGCTCTATGTAAAATTCCATTTGAGCTATTTTAACCGCCTCTAAAGCCTTTTCTTTTTTAAATGCTAGCTTTCTATTCAGATTTGCAAACTTTCTCCTATACATAATTTATTCGTTTTAAATGGCACCAATAAGAAACGGCAAGCCGGGAACGACACGTCCGGCGTTATCGATACGACCAGCATAACGCCCGCACGCCCGCCTTATTCCCTTTGGATTCGTCCCTTTGCCCAGATCGAACTAGGCCAAATACGTACATACGTTACCCGTGATACGTATCGACAAGGCGTATTTCGTCCGTCAATTTAATCGCACTAAATACCCTTGTAAAGGTCGTTACTTGCTACTACATATAGCGCTTAAGTATTTAAGCTACCTTAAACTCTATTGCTTTGATATATTGACACGGTCATAACGCCGTTATGCACTCCATGCGTGCTACTCTTACAACGCATGGACATACGCCCTATACATGCGTATATACACCAATATACCCCGTGTTTTACACGGCCTATCCGGAAACCGGACGTATTACCCGTCTTGATACAAGCCCAAAGAATAACTATTCGCATTGCGACCGAATACGAACTTAAACCACATTGCTAAGAGGCGGCTTATTTACACAAGCTGTCGAATGCCAACGGCTATACCCCTACCCACTTGTGTATGCTTATATCAATATGTTAAAGATCTTGTGTTTTAGTCTAGTCCAGTTGCACCACGAGGAGGTAACACATGCAACCATGACGGGCTACTATAGCCCGTTTTATCACCTGTCATTTCTGGGGTGCGTTAGGTAGTAAGTGATACATTTGGCTATAAGACTAAATGTGTATCGCTTTATTGGCACGGCGCATTTTACAATACGTTTGTCAGCGCCATGGAACGTCTCATAATATATGCCAAAATCAAACTCTATAGGCTCGTTGTATCCAAAACGCTTATGACACGAGCCGAGTATTGCTACATCCTCTATTTCGTTCATTTTAAGCTTCTTGTTTTTATCCTGATCGTTTTTATCATAGTATTCGCGTTCAACCTCCTTGTAGGAGCAAAAGGTATTGTTAACTCGTGGTAATATTTCTTTACAAAGCTGTATTACAATTTCCTTGTCCTTTGCTAAATTGACTAAAGCTGGGACAATCGATTTGTCTGCTTTGATATCATTTTCTTTTAGTATGTCGTTTATTTCCTTGCCGGATTTAAATAGGTTGCACCATGCTTTTACTGCACCTGTTAATGTTTTCTCACTTGCTTTTTTTACCTCGTTTTGTACTTTGTTAATTTCTTTGCTTGTCATTAGATTTTGCCCTTGCCCTAGGGACTTGTATAGGCATCTAGCACGCCTTGTTTGTTAATGCTGTTATCACATTGCAAATATAATATATGTTTTATTTTCAAACAAATATTTTGCAATAAAAATTCGACGATTATATGTAATAAATCTAATCAAATGTAAATGTTTATTAAAATATTAGTTTATATGATTGATAATCAATGATTTAAATGAAAAATAAGCATTCTTTTTTCGGCTTGCAGATCGTTTGCCGTTCTTGTTTCCCGTCCCTCGTGGATTGGGGGGGGCTGGTCCAAAAACGGCAGCCCGGCCGGGCCGATTTCGGGGAGGTGGTCCGTCCCGCATATCATCCTCCCCGAATATCCCTCATACTTTCTCACAACCATATCACCTTCCATCTCATTTAATTTGTTATATTTGCGATATAATTAAAACATAATATATTATGAATAAAGAAGTTAAATACATGATGGGGGGGGGTATTTATATCCTCCGTAAAAATTTATTCTTATGATAAGGAGGAGATTTTATTCAAGTTATAAATCCCCTGTTGATAATGGCGTTTATGCCGTTAAACAGGATGGTAGATTAATACCTTTGCAAAAGGCGGATTATCAATGTATATCCGTAGCTATTGTACATGATGATCATAAGATCATGATTGAGAAGAATGAAGATTCTAATCAAAGCTACAAAACAGCCACGTCCGGTTTGCCCGATTCTTCTAACAAGACTTACTCTTTTTATTGGGGTGAATATGGTACGGATCAGACCGGCATTACAAATTATGACAAAGTAGACGGGAGCAATGATTTTGGTTTCCTGAAACCTGAGCAAGATTCATACAAAGGTACTCCATATCTTCCGGATGATGTTAGCTCCTGGACGAATGGGGCTTTATCTGATTGGGATGGGAAAGCGAATTCCAATGTATTAAAGGGGGTGACTACTGGTGGCGGTTCTTATACTTCCTATGCGACAGCCGGTCATGTACTTAATACGTTCTTAGCTAGTGCTGACGCTAAAGGATATGATGATTGGTATATCCCATCATGTGGTCAGCTTTCATTGATATATATGTACTTGATTAGCGTCAATAACGCGTTATTGGCTATTGGTGGACAGCCGTTAGATACCAGATATTATTGGTCTAGTTCAGAGCATAGCTCCAACTCCGGATGGATCGTACTATTCAACAATGGGCGCACATTCACCCGATACAAGCGCCTAACCTCTTCTGTTCGATTTGTACGTGACATCGAGTGATCATACACCCTACTGACCCAATAGAACGGGGCTGGCTCCCATCCCTTATAGCCTTCCCGGCGGGTATGACGCCAGCCACCCTTCCTTGGTATCTTCCCTCCCCCATCTAATATAATTTATTATATTTGTACGTAACTTAAATTATTTAATCATGTATCAATATATTACATATAACTTCGTGGGGGGGGGTATTTTAACCATCAGATAAGGAGGGGGTATGTTTAGGCGCAGGACTTCTTCTTCCGGTAAGATCCACTACCGTATTAATATAGACAAGAGCATGTGTCCTAATCCTGTAGATATATATATAGATGGAGATACATATCAATCTGATTTTAACGGATCTTATCTTGATATATATCGCAACAAGAAGATAGAAGTTATAAGAATAGGTGGACAGATAGTTTCAAAGGATCAACAATATGAGTACAACGTTTTATTAGGCACAACTGGAGGTGTTTCAAAAGGGACTCTCACGTATCTATATAATTCTGGTATTCATTGTGATTTAGCTGATGCGGAGTTATACGGGGATAGGATAACTAAATTTACTCCTATAACGGAGATAACCGATCCTGAGGAGATCATCAATTTCACTTACATGTCTGAATTTTATAATCAGATTACAAGTAACAATCGTATAACTTGGCAAGGTCATCTTATAACAAGTGATCATTGTATAACAGCCAATGCCTGTAAGGGATGCCAATCTGTTGCCGTTGGAACTGGCATTTACAATAACACCTATAATGTAAATATAGTAATTGTAGTACCATCATGATATATTGTGAGGAGGATGTAGTACCAAAGGGAGGGAGGCCTCCCTTCATCCCTCCGGGCCTACCCATCGGGGCTTCCGCCGGCTACTTCCCTTGGTATATATCTTTATTATGGAATAATAGATAGGTAGTGGCACGACCACCACCTTAATATCGTATGATCAAGTATCCGGCACGAATTTATCCAAGTCAAAGTTCTTAGCATAATTCCAGATCCTTACATACCTAAACATTCCAGGGAGTCCCATGTTGTAGGCTGATGGATATCCTCCTATATTAAAATAATATGTTTGATAGTTTCGTGTATACATCACATTAGTCGCATCCTCATAATTCAGTACTCCTCCAATATATTCCCTTAAATACCCATTTCTCCACGACGCCATTACATGTACCCATTGATATGCTGGTATATCTACAGATCGTCCTTTGGTATAAAAAAGTTTAGTCCCAAATGATGAGACATTAACACCTATACATAAATAGTTTTGTGTAGTAGATTGGGTTCCATATGGAGCGAATAGATAATATCTTCCTTCCTGCTCTGTATTTAAATAGAGCAACGCTTCTATGGATATTTCGTTATCTGGTTGAGGGCATGGTAATATATTCGAGTCATTATCAAATTTGATATAGGAATTGTAGGCTCCTACTCTCCCCATGGAAAATACATATTTACCATTATATTTATCAATATCCATATACATAGATTCATCCACATTCATATTATATTTTGATAGATCTTTTATCCATGGAGCTTCCACGTAAAAATAAGCGTCATTCACGTTACCGGACGGCGGTAATGGCATTTAACTTAACATTCTTCTTCTTAACATAATCTATTGTTTTTATGGAGGGCGGAAAATACCCCCATTGAGTTAATTTTATTTAATATCATATTATTATGCATTTTGTACATACAAATATATGATTTATTCTCAGATCATGTCGCTGAATCCAAGGGAAAGGACTGGCTTCCATCCTTCCGGGCATCCCCCCGTCCTCCGACCGCCTCCAGTTCTTTTTGGCTTCCTTCTGGTTTTATCCTCAAATTTTCATATCTTTGGGACAAAAAGATAATCATGTTTAGAGACATACTTCATAAGCTTAAGATCTTCTTCTGCGACGATGATGTTGAGAAGATATATGTAAGGGACAGTACGTTCATCCGCAACAACGAGATCCATAGGATGTATAATGAGATACTGGACGAGTTAGGTGATTTGGCTACGGTCGTTTCAAGGAACTACGTATATGGTAAGATAAAGGACAGGGCTGGATTAAGTATCCGTCATATCAGCAGGATAATAAACCATACTAAAGTTGAGGAGATATGATTAAGGATACGATGGAGCTGGATATGATAAATGAGATATCAGCGTTATTCGTGATGATATTCATGTCCGGATTGATGTTTGTCATGCCGATGTTAGATATAGAGTGCGATGATATTGCTATCATAATAGGATCAGGAATAATACTATCTTTTATACTAACCATAATACAGATCTTGCTTTCTTATGATATAAGGGATGAGATCATTGAGTTGATTGAGGATCTGGATAACCAGATAGTGGTAGACACATCGGTATATAAAACGGATCTGCCCTAGGAATTACCTATGGCAGGTGGTATGCTATTTTCTTTTAACATACTTATCTATCAGATCTATTGATAGTTTAGCTCCCAGCTCCTCCTCCAACAGGTTAAGGTAGTTCCGGTGCAGGCACCCGCCCCGCTCCACCTCCCTGAAGCCGGCCCCGTCCCGGATCCTGACCAGTCCTTTCCTTGGATCCATGTCGATCAGATCCCGAAGCTCGTTCATATTCTTGAACCGGTTCTCTATTACCTTAAATACATCGATCTTAGGTTTCTTATCCTTATTTTTGGGCTTTATTTTAATTCTTCCGCTCATAAGACATTAATCACTTTCCAGTACTACCAAACCCACCATTTCCTCTCTCGGATTCTCCAAGGTCTTCTAACGACTCCACTTGATCCCATACGATGCGTTCCCGTCTACGGATAAGCAATTGAGCTACCTTATCCCCTGCCGAATAAGAAGGATCTCCATAGCGATCTATACGTCTACATACTACCATAATCTCACCCCTATATCCTTCATCAACAGTTCCCGGGGCGTTTTGGATAATGGACTTGGTTTTGGTTATGCTACTACGAGGGCGGATCTCCATCTCATAATCCTCAGGTAAGGCTACATGTACGCCAGTATGGTATATGATCCTACCACTGTCAAGTTCTATATTCTTAACGAACAAATCCATGCAAGCGTCATCCTCATGGGCGTATTCAGGCATCTTAGCTCCTTCTTCCAGCCAGATCTTGACCTTGCACGTATCTATATCCTCAAGTAAATCAAACGCCTCGTTATAACTCATAGGTTGCTCAGAGGCAAACGAAATGACTTTCGCCAATACACTTCTAATTTTACTCATCTTATTTTGTTTTTAAATTCCTTCCCTTTCGGGCATTGTAATTTACATTCCTCACCACAAGCGGAACAGTTGGGTCTCATTCCGGGCACCCCTCTTCCCCCGTACGGCCAGTAGGCGTAATCGCAGACGCTCCAGAACGCCTCCATCGCCTTGATCTTGGCATCGACGGTTATCTTCTCCTTCACCTTTTTCATGCTTTTCCTGAACTCGTCTTTCATATCCTTCCCTTCTATCTGTCTGGCCTTACGTCTCTCATTCCACCAATTGTAGTAGAATTTATCTTCCATCTTATAAGCTTCGGGGTCAAATTTATCACGGTGCAGGATAGGGGCATCCTTGACCTTTCTCAAATTCCTGCCACAAACATAAGCAAGCCCGGCGTACGGAGGTATGTCCTTAGGATCAACCAATCCATCTGGCACGCAGTAGTAGAAGTAATTTGGGCGACCGTACCTGACCCAGTCCCCGGTCTCGTATAGGGATTGCTTCCTGGCCTCGAACCAGCCTTGCATTACTTGGTGCTTGCCTTCCTTCTCGAAATCCTTGTTATAGTCAGCAAGCGAGATCTTCACCTCAACCTCATAAGCGTACATAGATCTGGTTATAGCCAGATAATCGGACTCCCAGTTATATACATACAGGTTATTTATCACCCATTTAGGAGATACCAAGAACTGTCTGTTCAGGATATCCAATATCCCTCTCTCAGTATATTCAGCACCTTTATTTGATCGCCGTGTTCCCATCTCCTGTCAGAGGATTATTCCTTAACCCAACCGCCGTTATAGCGTTCGATACCAATCTCCGTAATCCTCCCATATCCTTATCATGGAACGAGAAAGTGGTTAAGATATGACCATTGATCTTATCATAAGATTTTATCATCAACACAGCCACATACTCATCCATCATCTTCCCGTTCATAATATCAAGATCGATTATACCGTGATCTATTAGATCAACCACATCCCATCCTGCTGGTAGATACTTTTTTATTTGATTAATATCCATCCCAAATAGTTATTATAAATAGGAGGGCCGTGCTACCCTCCTATAGATTACACACGAAAAATAGAACTGAAAGCGATCTTAAGCACGTAAGATTTTATTGATTCCCGTAGGCTGTCTACCGGTTATCGTTGATTACCGACCTACGGGAATATGTTTAAGAAAACACCATGTGGGGAGTGGGGGAATCGAACCCTTATCCACGCTACGATTAGGAATCGTAAATTCTATCCGTTAAATTAACTCCCCTTTATTCAAAGATCTATAAATTGTATATAATTACCAAACAATATTTTATCGAATCCGGCTGGAATCGAACCAGCATCTCCAATATTATGGTAATCATCCAATGATCCTCGGATCCATATGTCCTGATCCTCCCGGACAAGGACATCAAACAAAATCTAAACTCTAAATCTAATGACAAAACTCTATGCTAGTTTTTCCCCAAAAAAATAGCGTGGACCCGGCCGGGCTTGAACCGACAACCTTCTGGTTATGAGCCAGATGATCCAACCAATTGATCTACGGGTCCTAAATAACCACATCGACTTTCACAAGAGGATGTGGGACGGAATTTCTCGAAGTTTATATAGTAAAGTTATGAAACTATTGTCCAACATTCTAGCATATAGCACCAATCCTCGAATGGGAACGTCTCTACACCAGACCTACCCCATCCCGTCCCCCAACTGTTCTGTAGGACGAAGCCAGCCTTGTCCCATCCGGTGAGGATAACGGCATGACCTCCCAAGTTCTGTCCTTGGCCTTGCCAGAATCGATTACCATAATTATAGCAATACAGACCTATAACCAGAGGCCCATTCAGCATCAACGCTACCTTAGCCGATACCGGATCTATGATCCTAGCGTAACTGTTTATTTTCTCCCCATCTACGCCTACGTTTTTGATAGACTTGATAGCGTCACGAAGAACCATCCCGTCTTGATCTTTATCCTCTCTCAGATCATATATATCGTAAGGAGAGATCTTAGCCGGTCTTTTAACAGACCTTACACTCTTTCTCCAGTTAAGTATCTCAGCCAAGCTTACTGCTGCGCAAATAGGGGAAGATCCTTGATCTACTACGCTATCAACGTTATTGACCTTATACTCATCAGGTACAGCCTCGTGCTGCATGTTCATGATAGCGTCCCTATCATCCGATGGTGATGGTATGTAACCTAGTCCGTATTTCATCACTTATCTTTTTTATGATAATCAATTATCTTGATATTAAACGTATCGGATCTTTGCCTTACCTGTATCGAACCCCTAGCCTTTCCCTTGGCGTCGTACAGGGCGGTGAAACCAAATTTATCGACCCGACCATCGTCCAGCGTAAACCGCCACTCCTTCCATTGGCCCATCACGGTACCGGAAGACACTATTGAATCCACTACATAAGATATATCAGTAGTATCATATTCCGTATAGTAGGTTCTTGACGTACCGCATCCGACAACCGCTAAGGTAAGGATAGTTATTAATAATAACAAGATCTTATTCATTCTTTTTAGGTTTTTTTACGTTTCTTAGATTTCTTCTTATTCTCGACATTCGTATCATTACTGGTATCGGAATTAACGACCTCAGTAATCTTATCATCATTTTTCGGTATATCGATATGGCCTGAATTAGGATCCATCTTATCCTCATCGACAACAACCTCATCAGAAACATCGTTATCTAAAGCCTCTGGATCGACATGATTCTCCAGATACTTTATACGATCGGACATGATCTTAATCTGATCCTCAAGTTCAATGTATCTTCTTCTGGCTTCGCTTAGTAATTTGGATGATAGCTTATGTTTCTTCTCGATATCCATATAAGCCCGTTTAAGAGTCTCTTTCTCTTTTACCGAATCATTATATAGCTCTCTTGATTTACTAAGCTCATTTCCTATCTTAACTATATGAGAATCCTTGGATTCTATATCCATATCAAGTGAATCGGAAAGAGTTTCAAGATACCTTACTTTCTCTTCTAATTCCGTTATCTTCTTGCGGGCATCCTCATAATCTCTTTTTAATCTACTTGAATAGCTAATAGCCTCATCAAGATCCTGTTTTAGAGTATCTATATAACTACTCTTTACTATCTTCAATCCGAACATGTTTATCACTTTTATAAGTTTCACGAATATCGGCTTTTATTTTGCCGACTATAATTAACTCAGCTATATGTTTATCTTTCTCGACTATAGCCATATCCTTACGGACATTAGTGACCCTGATAATGATATTCCCGTTATTAGACGATACGAATGGTGATCCTACCAAAGTAAGTCCCGTATCGCCGGTAAACGACGGCAGCATCATCAACACCCCTATGGTATTATCCGGGAACGATGCCCATACCCCTGTGTCTATATCAAGGACATCACCCTGTCCTAATGGGAAGGCATTACCCTGTTTGATAGGAATATCCTTACCCAATGAGTTTCATGCTTTCGAGAATCTTACGGAGTCAAGGAAGATCTTTCCCTCTTTCTCCACCATCCCTACCATAGGTTCGCAATTCAGTCTAACCTCGTTTTGTTTATCATCCGGCTTCTCCTCAAGCTCATCAAGGTCTCTAGCTGATGTAAACGACTTACTCTCCAGAAGTTTTTTTTAATATCCTCAATACTGGTCATTATAATTTGATTATTAAATAAACGATCTTCAATCCTAACTTCAAATCAGATGTCTTTTCGAACATCTCCCTAAGAGGTAAGATAGTAGCGTCAAGATCTGACGCTACCCATTCTCCATCCTTATAATACATATCCTTTTCCTCGGAATACGCTACACAAGGTCGATGCCCTAAGTTCTTCATAACCGCATCTACCTTATTTTGGGTAGGCATCGAGACACGGTTCACTTTAGTAGATATATTAAAATTACTTTCCATTAAATTATTCATTTTCAATTATTTAATCAAAAAGGAAGATCATTGCCATCTCCAAAAGGAGGATATTGAGGAGGTTGCTGTTGACTTCCAAAAGAAGGTGCTTGGGCTGTCTGAGGCGGAGCCTGCTGGTATGATGGAGGAGGTGTCTGCTGCTGGGCCTGCGCCTGATATGACGGTGGGGGCGTTTGCGTTGTAGCCTCACCATCATTGTTTTGGATTGCCGACTGAGCAGGTTTCACACCATCTGTTTTAATGCTTTGAATATACTTATTAAGTACCTGATAGGCGAAAGCGTCTTGGGCCGTATAATCAAACTTCTTATTCCCCATTATATCAGTACTCTCAACTCTGTCAGGCCATCCATTCTGTCCATTCTTATAATATTGCTGGATAAGCTCATCTTTTCCGTCTGGAGTCTCCCTAGCGTATGAGATAAAGAAATTGCCAGGAGCGTATTGCTCTCCTTTTTTAGTATGCGCAGGATTGATAACAATCTTCCGTTTCAGGTCGATATTAGGCAAGTATCTTACAAGAGACTTAACATAGCTGTTAATCCCTCCTCTTGATGTCATCAACGGAACTTTTATAACATAATTACCTTCCTCATCGCTTATCTTTATAAATAAGAAATTTGTCTTAGCGCCATTCATCTCCTGCTCTAATACAAAAATATCGGAAAGATACCCTTCTATACCGTTCCAGAAAACCCTCCAGTAGGATACGGCTCCTGTCTTCTCATTTATATGTTCCTCGAAACCTTCCTTAGGATCTCTTGACGATTGATATAATACACCACCTCCACTTATATTAAAGTATTGTGTATTAGATGATAACTGATTTTCACGAACTCCCATATTATATATATTTAAACGTTAAACAATAATTGATGATGACAAGAAATACTCGTTCTTATTATCCTCCCCATAAATCTTGTTGAAATGAGATTTATGATCATGTTCGATAACGACCCTATTACATGATATGCTTTTAACTATACCAAGATACCTACCACATAGCACATCGCATATAATATCATTACCGTTATGCGATAAAGCCGTAAGCCTTTCCTTACAAGATCTTCCAGACATAGGGTTCTCCGACATAATACCGCATCCTTTTTCCGTAAATATCAATTTACAATGATCAAATTCATTTATCTTGATATTATTCTGGAAGGCTTGGACGAGTAGATCCTTATCAAAGACATAGGTACTTGTTTTGACAAAATGCTCGTCCACGAACCTCCAGTTAGGATAATTACCGTCAAAGTGAATCTCATACATATCCATATCAGGGGTAGAGAAGTAAGTCCTAGTATCATCTACTTTGATAGACAACGTATCTAATGACTTATCTATATGTTTATCAAGTAATATAGAGGAGGCGTTTGATACCGGGATGAATACCTTCTCTACCTTATCCTGATTAGGAACAAAATACCTGTAAATAGTATTCCTGTCAGTACTTACTATATTAATATTAATCTCATCAATATCAATAACCACATTCTCGATGCAAGGATAAAGCTCGTTGATCTCCGTATAGTTACTGGCCTTGTTAAGTATCGATACATAATCATTCATCTTAACATTAATACCTCCTTCAGGAATATTATATACCATAGGGAAGGTATTTACGTCAAACGCCGGACAACTATACTCACCAGAGGCGTAGTATATGGTAATACTGTCCTTCTTATCGGAAAGCGAGATCTTAATCTCACCATTCTTCTGCTTTTTTATAAATCTGATAAAAGAGCTTGCCTCGACCAAGAAGGAGAAGTTAGAGTCAGCCTCAACCTCCAATCGCTCTATAACACATACCTTGGCGTTTACGGAAGTGATATAAGCCAGATTATTGACAATATCTATCTTAATATTCTTATAAAGTGAATTAGATCCGACATTTTTAACAACCAGCTCCAATTTACTCAACTTCTCATTTAATGATTTCGACAAGCATCTTATAAGCATAATGAACTACTTTTTATTACATCGCAAATGTAATCATAATTATATTAACTCAAATATAATAAACGCTTAATAGTATTAAAATAACTTAAACTTACGTCTAATATATTCGGCTATAAGCGTAGCGTCACACATCCCATCTTGTATCTTGGTAGGTTGAACTCCTTTACCTGACCATGGTTTTACGAAAGACACCAAAGGGAAAAGGCGTATGGCGCATCGGATGGAGGTAGCCTTCGTGTCCAGCTTAGCCGCCGTATACACCCGATCGGCGGTAGTGTGAATCTCCTTCTGCCAGGTCTTTGGCTGAACCTCCTCGAACATGAACCTGACATCTGGATGCGATTCGTATCGTTCCATCATCTCCACCATCATAGCGAAGAGCGCGTTTGGTTCCCGGCGCCGTCCGCCGAAGGTGAAGTTACTTGCGGCTGAGCTGTTGTGGATGCTGTGGACGTCCTCGACGGCGATCGCCAGCGTCCCCCCACCTTCTTTTTGGATATTGTCAGCGGCATCAAGAAAGAAACTTGATATAGCCCTAAGGTCTATATCCCCTTTAGCCGATATCCTGGGGGTCATGATTACCTTAATATCTCCGTTCTCCGGGATCATCGCCAATCCTCCGGTATCTATACCCGGATCTATCCCTATCGCTACATTCATATTTTTAAGGTATACAATGAGTGAAAATCCTCCGGTCTAAACACCTGTATAGAGTTATCTGGATACAGACCTATGTAATAACCGTAAAAAGCCCGCAAAACGCCATTTTCTAGCCTTATATCCAAAGCCTTTACCTTGTGACCGTCAACCATCACATCAAGCTCCTTGGTTCTTTGGGATATCTTATCAAACCATTCAGGTATAGGATCAATCCCGTACCTGAATGCGTTTACTGTTGATTTTATAGAGATATACGTACCCATGATCAGATAAGATTACAATCATCACGTTTAACAACCTTAAAATCTCCCTCTCTAAATAATAAAACTACGTCAGTTCTATTATACTTACACTTCTTGATATCCACCAAATGGTAAGAAGCCTCCCCTACGGCGGGGCGAACCGGTCTCAATACGGCTACGGCTATATCACCGCCAAGCTCAACCCCACCGGTTACACCTTGTAAGCACATGAATATATATCCCTCAAACTCATGTTTCTTGCCGATAAACTCGCTCATAGGAATACCTACGAATAGATAGGTCTTTACATCCTCTTTTTTTACCTCTATAGCGTTCTCAACACTAGAAGGTATTACGTCTACAAATTTTGCTCCGATAGCCATAACCTCAAATATTTAGTTTAGTTCTTAATTCTTGACACAATTCTTGATTGTCTCTCATAATACTTAACGTATTATCCACTCCATTGCCTACTCGGACCTCTCCGTACCAGTACCATGATCCTTTACGGGTAAAGATACCGGTTTCCTCACATAACTTCAAAAGTTCAAGCTCCTTGTCAAATCCTACGCCATAATACAAAGCCGTCTCTGCTATCTGGAAAGGTATAGCTGTCTTGTTCTTCAATACCTTTATCCTAACCTCATGGCCGATAGAAGACCCGTCTTCTCCTACAATGACCTTCTTCCTTGACATCTCCATACGGATAGAGGCGTAGAATTTAAGGGCATTACCGCCGGTTGTTACCTTAGGATCACCGTATATTACACCAATCTTCTCACGATACTGGTTGATGAATACCAGAACACAATCGCTTTTGTTTACGATCCCGGTAAGAACTCTCATAGCTTTTGACATCAACCGGGCTTGTAATCCCATGTTGCTGTCTTCCATATCACCCTCAATCTCCTTCTTAGGGACTAGATTCGCCACAGAATCCACGACAATAAAGCCTACCCTGCCGGACTCCACCAGCTTGGCCGTAATATCGATAGCCAACTCCCCGTAGCTTGGCTGGGAAATAAGGAACCGGTTCACGTCCAATCCCATCTTCTTAGCGTATTCGATATCAAAAGCGTTCTCCACGTCTATTATAGCTACCAGCTTATCGGGGTGCTTTTTCTGGAACTCGATCATACTTAACGTACACATCATGGTCTTGCCACAAGATTCCATCCCGACCAGCTCATGGATCCGGCCTACCGCCCATCCGCCGCCGAGGGCCTTGTCCACCACCAGCGAACCTGTGCTTTCCCTTGGTATGGATATTATAGGCTTATCGTCACCGAAGTTCATTATCGAGCCTTCTCCAAGCTCTTTATTTAAAGATGATACTAACTCATCTACGTCTGAAAAAAGTTCTTTCTTAGCCATTATAATCCGTATTCCTCGAAATTAAACAAATCCTGTTGTTTCTTGATCATATCCTTCCCGATATCAGATATCTTTTCCGGATTCAAAACACCCTCATTCTCATCTACCTTATCCATAAAGTCAGATATCTTATCGCTTAGCAGTACCATATCTTCCTTAGGAACTGATTTTAGATAAAGACCGTCTATAGACCTACATCTTGAAAGAGCGGTATATATCTGTCCTATCTCGAAGGCTCTGCTGATGTCTACAAATATATTATCCAAAGTCATTCCCTGGAATTTATGGACAGTTATGGCGTATCCTAACCTCAATGGATATTGTATTATATAGCCGCAAGAAATGCCTTCAAGGGAATCGTCTACCTGCTTATACTTCATCTTCTCCCACTTCTCTTTGGTTATCTCCACCTCAGTATCGTTATCTAGATGAACATATATCGTCTCATCAACAGTATCTATGCTGGTTATGATACCCATCGAGCCATTGACATATCCATTGCCGTTTCTGGTTATTATGACCTTAGCTCCTACCTTTACTATAAGCTCATCCTCACAGGGCGCTACAGGCTTCTCCCCGAATACAGTAGCATCGAACTTAAATACCTTATTATTAATCTTATCAAGATTAGTCTTATTTATCTCATAAGCTTCTTTGTTAGTTGAGCATATAATTATAGTATTATCCATATTATCCGGGTACTTGACCCTGCTATCCAATATCTGTCTTGACTCATCGGTAATAACCCCACATCTTATATCCTCAAGTACGGAAAGAAGCTTAGGATCTTTTTGACGAAATACGTTCTCGAAGGTAATGACCGAGAATCCTGACGCTCTTAATGCCTTTGATGAGAAAAAGAACCGGCTCTCATAATATTTGTCGATAAAATCATCTGCCGTCACCACAGGTGGTAGTTGTGATAGATCTCCAAACATAATCAACCTAACTCCACCGAAGGGTTCCTTGCTACGCCTGCATTGTCTAAGTACGTCAGCTACCTCATCAAGCAAATCAGGTCTTACCATACTGATCTCGTCGATAACGATAGTATCAAGATTCTTGATCTTCTTCTTCATAAACGGACTTACATCCACCTTATTAGACAACATACCTCTCTCGATAGAAGGGATGTAAGGATCGTTCTTTATAGAGAAGAACGAATGGATGGTCTGTCCACCGGCATTCAACGCCGCTACTCCAGTTGGGGCTACGATAACGCACTTACCCAAGAACTTTACGATACGTCTCATGAACGTACTTTTACCACTACCAGCTCTACCGGTAATAAACAGATTCTCCCTAGTGGTGAAAATCTTCTTCAAGGCACGACCCTGCTCTACGTTTTTATCCACCGTCATAATATGACGAAGGAGGTCGTTTTCATTTCTAAAATCCTCTTTTACCATATCTTTTAAGATTATGGTACAAAGATACGAATAGTTATAATTAACTAATAAAAATAAATGTGGATAATATGTAAATATTAAATTTTATATCTGATACTCAAATCATCCAGCCTTACTCATCTCAGTTCCTTTTACCCCTAAGAAAACGTCTCTTATATAATCTTCTGCGATGATTATATGCATTATCGTTCCTCGGTATGATAGTCTTAGGTGTCCTATATTTACGTTTTTCCTATCTTTGGTATTGACTATTCCATTGTTTTTCTTTACCTCATCATATAAATCGGATATAGTCTTACAGCACATACTAAGAACTTCTTTTATCATCCGATATACCGTTCTTTGGGATATTAGCATCATACCTTCTTTTGATAGCTTTATATTCAATCTATCCATAAGATATGACACATTGAATTTGACAGTTCTTTTTTTAGTTACCTTATATATCTTATTTATATTTTTGTTTCTAGCTGAGAATATTATTTTTGATAACATCTTGACTCTATTTAATTTACGACTTTTGTTAGCCATCCTTCTTCTGGTATTCGAATCAAGATTTTTATCAAGGCAGGTATATACAGATTCTCCTTTCTTCACAAACATATCCTTTATCCTTGGGGTCTTACTAGCCTTATGCTTGTATTTTATGATATCTGATAAAGCTATCATAATCTCTCCTTCAGCCCAAGCCTTTAAGCTTATAAGCTGGTAGTTCATATCCTCATGAGAATCCCTTAACACATGGCGGTAGCAGAAATAAGCGCATCCATCTGATAGGATATCAATAAAATCTTTGGTATTGATCTCTATCTGATCTCTATTCCCGCCATGCATTCTATTTCTTAGAAACACATGTTTGAATACGTTTATGATAATAAGATATATCATTGCCATCTTACATTCATCACTGATCTGAATACCTGATCCATGATACTCCTCATGTTTCAATGAATATTTTATAGCTGTCACTTTTTTGCCTTCTTTATTGGTAACAGGTTTGAAATCGACTGGGCATATAAGTGACCCGGCTGGAAGTTTTACGCATCCTAGCTCATCTTTTTTGGCCTGAATATTACGTGGAGTATATCTTTCGGTAAGAATCTTATCGAAATTTGATTTCATTATATGTAAAATTCCTATCTTTGTTTCCATGGTGTTTTTTTTTATTCTGCGAATATACAAGTTTCATCAATACGAAACAAGTTATTCGGATGGATGGGTAGCCTGTGAAGGTCGCCCATTTGTTGTTTATACGAAATTGTCGTAATAAATTAGAGAGGGTAAATCACTGTGTTTGTGGAAGATCATTTTTGTCACTACACTTGTTACGCGCGCGTTAATAGATATATTTATTAAATATAATTAACTCTATAAATATATACTACTTTCTAATATCTCTATCCGTACACAGGAACTCGACGTCAGGAGAGGTTCTGTGTACTCCGCTTAAAGTCTCTATTTAATAAAACATTGCTTTTTACCGCCAAGGTATGGTGCCGTCAGGCAGGATACCGCAGGCTAAACATGGTAGAAGCCGTATCCTATACCGGAAGCCGGTACCCCGGTAGGGGGATCGGGTGGAGCAAAAGCCAAAGAAGAAAAAGCGAGGTCTTGTACGATCGCTTGCGCTCCGGCTGCCCGTATCTTCTACGGCAGGCTCCATCGCCCAAGGCTTCCCATTTCCCCTTGGCTTTATATCCCATAACATAGCAAGAAGGAATCCAAAGGGAAAATGGGTGGTCATGTCCCTTGAGGCAGGATAGGGCTGTCCACCGCCGCTCGGAGGCATGTATGGTCTGTGCTCCACTGGCCTCATTGCCGTGGCTTACGGTGGACTTATCTGGCTTTCCTCCGCCACTTCCACCGCCTTTTCCCATTTGGATATTCTTAAATACATGTTAATCAGCATATATTATGTTGATTATGGCATAATTTCTTGACAACGATATTTTTTTTAAGTAGTTTTGCTGAAAACTAATTTTATATGGCTGAGCAAAGGAAAGCTTTCGTATTTGCGTTGCCTTATGATACTAGACTGGATATGATCCAGCAATTCTTAAGGATATACAACGGCTATCTGGATTCTAAGGGTAAGAGCTTGATTACCGAAAGGACGATAAACTTACTTTCTTTCTACATCAACTACGGATACTCGGATGATACAAGGGCTAAGTACATGGATTGTCATGGACAGAAGGAATCTTACGTCGCTGTCCTGAACAACGAGCTTAAACGTGGGGGTTTTCTGGTGGACAAGAAGAACGGGAACTTCCGTACCCGTGAGCTGTCTATTGAGATGAGAAGCTTACGTAACTATTTTATTCTTGACGGGGAGGGTGATGATACCCGTGTAATGGGGTTTGTGTTCAAGAGAAACAAATTGGATATTGATGGGCAGGAATCTTATTTCATTCGATAGGGATATCGTGGATGAGGTGGTAAGAAGATCTGATGGGAAGTTTACCAAACAACAGGTAGAGTGGTGCATGAAAGCATCCGTATCTTATATCCATCATCTCTCCAGATATACCGATAATATATCTATCAGGATCCCGTTTATCGGATACGTTATATGCAATCTTCGCGAGATGCGGGTAAGACGTGATAAGATACGTCGGATATTTGTCAAGGAAGGTAATCGTTATCCGGATGAAAGGATGCCTATTGAGCTTGATTGTCTGGATAAGAAGATTAAGGCGATAGAGGATATGGAGGGGTTGAAGAACGGAGATCCTCTTATACGTGATAACCATGAGGCCATGTATCAATGTCGGTATGGAATGACATGGGAACAATTACAGGATTTTCAACAAAAACAATTTAAGAAATAATATGCAAACAATCAGTAAAGCCCAAGTAATAGCCCAAGCTTGGGAAGATAGTTTATTGGGCAGGATTCCTAAGAATAAGAAAGATTACCCTGAATGGTATAAGAATCGTCTTGAATTATGCAAGAAATGTCCTAAGAACTCTTCTAATATCAGGTTCTTTAAATTGCCGCCTAAGGTATTATTCCATAGATTGATTGGAAGACCGGGATGCTCGTTGTGTGGTTGTTTTATCAAGGAGAAAGCTTGGATGAAGACCGAGGTATGCCCGTTGAAGTTCGTGGAAGGAGAGAAAGCCAAATGGAACGCCATGGAGGTCATAACCGCCGATCATAACGATTTTAATATCGAGTGCCCTAACGATGCATTTGATATAGGACTTACGGATGACGAGAGCGAGTTTTATCTAAATATTTTTGATCATAAAATAGGTGATAAGATAGAAATCGTGTTATTTATCACCCATAAAGATGGTTTCCATGTCAAGGAGCTTCATCTTGGATGTGGATGTATAGGAGACGTGTCATATAACAAACATCCTGACAATGAGAATAGAACTATATTTAGGATGACGTTAGATACCTCAAAATATACGGAAGGTCATTTTGAGAAACATCTATCTCTTATGGGTTATACGAAGGATGATCCTGAACGTAATTTCAAACATTTCCCGCTACGTATTATAGGGGAAGCTTATAAGTAAATACTATGCGAAGTCCTGTAAGAAGTAAGATAGATGATCGTATCCATGCTCTTATTGTCATGGAAGTCGGTTGCCGTGAGTTACCCGAATATTCGCTGGGTGATATACTTTACTCCGCTTTAAGGAGAGTTGCTAAGGCTAATGGTGGTAACGTACGCTTCTTGCGGGATATTAGCACCAGAGATTTATTAAGAATAATAGATCAGAGTATCAGTGATGAGATTGAGTTAAACAACAATGATTATAATGCGTAATATGGAAGATAAAGATATAAAAACAGAGATTAGAGATTATCTTAAAGAAGAGGCGGATACCCATATAAGGCATTGGATAGCCATAAAACGTGAGAGCAAGCGTCTGTATAGCGACATTGAGGATAGGACTAAGAAGATAGCCCTTAAATCATCCTCGTTGATAAAAGAGGAGGATTTTGTCGTTCTTCATGAGATGACCCATAAGATACAGATGTTGAATATAGAGGCTGTAAAAGTCAATTCTAGGTTGATGTTCATAATCCAGTTGGCTACCAGCTTCGGTATGGATCTGGATTTAGACACGACATATGCGTCCACCGCCAAGAGTATTATAGAAGACAGAACGTCTGGATTCGTGTTTTATGATGACAAGGAACGTCTTAGATATGCTGACAAGGAGCTTGAGGATATGTTCCATGACATGAGCGTGAAGGAAGTAAGTAAGATCGGGGTTGTTCAATCTTATGAGCTTCTTATGAAACAGTATAACGATTTTAAGGATATGAAAGCCAATGCCACAGGGAAGACGAAAGCCGACGAGTAAGGACGCTGATCGGGTGAATGACAATCTTGAGGTCATAGCTAAGGCTATAAATGACGCTAAGGCTTATATTGATAAGCATCCTTGGGATAAGGAGAAACCGGAGGATATGGCTAAGGCTTTTGATTTCATATCCAAGTTGATCGATAAGATCAATTCATGGAATGAATCGTATATGGAAAAAAGCGGAATCATGGATGTATATAGGTCTGTAAGCAATGTCCAGAAAAAGGAACGTAAGGGTCAGGTTTCTGGTGGAATCGAGTCTGTTTTAAGGGATATTATGAAATGAGTTTAAGCACGAGTCCAGAATTTTATGTAAACATGAAGAATCCCCCTGTATGGAACGATCTGTTCGGATGGGAGGATCAGAATGATGATGTTAAGCAGTTCTTTACAGAGGAGGCTTATAAGGTCAAGTACGGGGTGACTATAAATGGTACGTTCATCCCTCCATGGCTTTATTGGCATGTTAATTTCTTTCCCGTATTTCAGGATCTTCCAAACGGGGAACGTGTGCCAGCGATCAGTCGTTTGCGTGATAACGAATGGTTTTTCGCCGAGATGTACCAACGTGCCCGTCAGGAGAAGAAGGGTTTGGGGATGTTTGGTACTCGTCGTTTTGGCAAGGCTCTTCTGGACTCGGAGCTTATATACACTCCTTATGGTTCCAAGAAAATAGGATTCGCCGACATAGGAGATATCATATACGGTGATGACGGGAATCTTACTACCATAGTGGGCGTATATCCTCAGGGATTCGTTGATACGTACAAAGTGACCTTTGAGGACGGTCGCAGCGTGGTGTGTTGCGGGCAGCACCAGTGGAAGGTCAAGTATCATGGTGATTATAAAGTCATGAGTACGATGGGTATTATCCACTCTGACTTCTCTAAAATGACTATAGATATGGGGGATGCGGTTGATTTTCCTGAGTGGCGTTGGCTGATATCACCCCAGCTCATGGGGTCTCTGGTCGCCTCCTTCCTTTGTGGCGCTACCGACAGGATCTTTGAGCTAAGCAAGAAGGAGATGGATGATGTCATTTATTCATCCAAAAAACAGAAAGAGTTATTTATAAGCTCGTTCATGAAGATCGCTTGCGGTATAAGCACCGGCGATGATCGTTTTAAGGTTGTTTACAAAAGTGAGTATATTATATCCTTCGTAAGAAGAATATTCTGGTCTATGGGATATTATTGCGTCATGGATGGTGATGATATGTATATATCCAAGACCCATAACAGACTTAGGATATCCGATATAGATTATTACGGTAGATATAAGGCTACTTGTATTGAGGTAGATAATAAATCTCATCAGTTTCTTACTACCAATTTTGTCGTATCCCATAATACGACTATCATGTCATCCCTTCTTCAGATGAACGCTACCATGACGATCGGGCTTAGTCATTCCGTGGTAGGTTTCAGCGATAGCGATTTATCTAATATAGGTGAGTATTGTGAGTATGGTCTTGATCATGTGCATCCTTTTTTCAGGATCAACAGGACCAAGACCGACTGGAGTTCGGGCGTTACATTAGGCAAGAGGATGTCCAATGGCGTACGTGATATCCATGCCATTATCTCTATAGCCAACATCAACATGGGTAGGAAGACCTCCACTCAGAAGACGGCTGGTTTGACACCGGCTACGGCTATTTTCGACGAGGTTGGTAAGGGACCTATCAAGAAGCCTTACACGGCCGCCATGCCGTCCTACGACACGCCTTACGGCTGGCGTCTTAGCCCTATCTTGGCTGGTACTGGTGGTGAGGTAGAATTATCCAAGGACGCTCAAGAAATGTTTTCTGATCCTGAGACCTACAATCTTCTGGTTATGGACTGGGATATTTTAAATCGTAGAGCCATGAAAGGGAAAACATGGAAAGAACGGAAATGGGCGATGTTCGTTCCCGGTCAGATGGCTAACTCCGGTGTTAAGAGAACTATAGGATTGGGCGATTATCTTGGTAAGCCTGATGACAAGAAGCTTAATAAGATCAAGATCGACGCTACTGATTTCGATGCTAGTACCAATAAACTTAATGAGGAACGGAAGAAACTATCTACAAAAGATAGGGTTGCGTACACTTCTCATACTATGTTCTATCCATTTACGATCGATGACTGTTTTTTAAGCTCATCCCAGAACCTATTTCCGGTCGAGTACGCTATCAAGCATAAGAATGATCTCCTTGAGTCGGGGCAATATAGCGGTATGCTGTGTGATGTCTTTCTTGAGTCAGGTAATAAACTGGGGACTACTAAATCGAATAAGCAACTGGCTGGATTCCCGTTTAGTGGCGGTGTTATTGACGCTCCTGTCCAGATATTCGAGATGCCTCAATCCAATAGGTTTGATGATTTTATTTATGTGGCGGGCCAAGATCCGTATAAGCAGGCCAAGTCTGATACTCCTTCATTGGGATCCTTTTATATATTCAAAAGGCGTGTTGGTATCCGAGATCCTTATGCCTATAGAATAGTTGCCTCTTACGTATCCCGCCCATCATCTATAGACCAATTCTGCCGTACGTGCGAGGTGCTTCAGAAGGGATATGGTGCTATATGTCTTATGGAGAACGCTGACCAGATGTATGAGCAGTATCTTAATCGGAAGAGCGGTATGCCGGCATCTTTCTTCTTATTCGCTGGTGAGGCTATAGCCAATAAGTATGTGAAGGCCGGCTCCCGGCAGAATAGCAAGCTGGGGTTATATCCTACCCCCGGCAACCAGAACCTGCTATTCTCGTGCGTCGTGGATTATTGCTGGCAGGATTTCGTTATTGGTTATGATGATCAGACTGGTCTTGATATAACTGTCAAGGGTATTGAGCTGATCGATGATATAGCCCTATTGGATGAGATAATACAGTATAAGCCCGGATTGAACGTCGATAGGATAATAGCCTTCGGGCATGCGTTGGTTCTCGCTAGGTATTTTGATGATAATAACTACATGCCTAGATCGAAGATAGATGAGATGAATAACGCTCGTAAGGAAGATGCTTATAAACACCATGAGATATATGCCTCTGCATTTGGATCGGTATCTATAGGAGCTTTTAGGTAAATGAATGTCAATTAAACGCCTATCTTTGTTGTAAATAAAATTGAATAATCATGGAAGTGTTTAATAGAGATCATTCGTTTCCAGCAAAAGGAGCGTTATTAGGATTACCTCCTCAGGCTATTTCCACGAAGAAAAAGAACAGGAAATGGAAGGAGGATTGTATGGACGCTCTTGAGACGATAGGGGTGAAACAGTATGATCGTAACCAGATGTACCGTGACTATTATCTGATGGCGGATGGTAAGTTATCTTTTATGGAGATGGCAGATGTTATCCCTCAGTTAAGGAACGTTCAGAAGCTAAGGAGCGATATAAGGATACCTTCTTTCTTGAAGCATTATGATATCATAGGTGGTATCGTAAACGCCTTTGAGGGATGGCTGACAAACCTACAGGATAAGTATACGGTTAATGAGGTAGGTGATATGGCTATAAGTGAGTATGAGGATACGATGTCAAACTTACTTCATCGTCATATACAAGAACAGTGGGATATTATCGTTAATCAGCGTCTTGTGGAGGCCGGTCTTGATCCTACATACAATGAGTTTAATTCTGAGGAGGAGCGTCAGGCTTACGTTCGGCAAATACAACAGGCCAAGGCGTCTATGACCCCTGATGATATCCAGAGGTTCATGAGTACAAGATGGAAGACGCAGGCGGCGGTATGGGGGGATCATACGATCGAGGCCGACCGTAGCCGGTTTTATATGGATGAGCTTGACAGGGAGAATTACCGGGATCGTCTTCTTAGCGGAAAGATGTTCCGGAACCATTTCGTTGGCTTCGACTACTATCGTCCGGAGGTATGGAGTCCGATGGAGGTTTTCCATCCTGATGTGAAATACCCGCAATATGGATCTTATGTAGGCCGTCTTCATTATTACGAGGGTGTTGAGTTGATATCAAGATACGGCCATAAGATGACGGCCAAAGACAAGCGTCGGATTATGGGAGGTGACGATGATTATGAGGGATGGGTATCTAATGACGGTGCTAGGTATGATTGGAAGAAAAAGAAACCGTCTATTACCGGTATGTATGAGAATGAGGTTATTCCATGGAAAGGATACCATGACTATGAGTCTATAGTCGCCGCTGAGGACTATTATGGTGTGCCTATGGGAGAGTACCATACCTTCGGACCTGACGGGGAGGAACACACCCAACCCCGCTTCTTGCCCCGCTTCCATCCCTTTGGATATTTCAACTCCGGTATGGCCGATGGTAAGAGATATGAGATAGACTCTCGCCTTTTTAGGGTTATGGAAGGATATTGGGTATCCATGAAACCGGTATTCTTAATAACTTACATGACGGAGACAGGGATGGTTGATCAGGAACTTGTAACCGATGAGTTGCTCCCGGAATTCTTGGAGAAGAATGGCATAAAGAAAGTAAAGAGGGTGATGGCAGAAGCCGTTGGTGATCCTGAGGTTAATACCTATATCTTGGAGTATGTGCCTGAGGTTAGGTTTGGAGTTAAGATCACCGGAGGTAATTTAATGGATAAGCCTATATATATTGGTGGGGATCCAATACCTCATCAGATACATGGTGATAGCAGTCTGTATGATTATGTCATTCCGGTTTCGGGATTTATAGGGGCTAGTCTAGCTGATCGCATACAGCCGTTCCAGATGATGTATAACCTTGCTATGAACCAGTTATACAATAACGCCGAGAAGGAGATCGGTAAGTTCTTCTTAGGCGACTTAGGATTCCTGCCTACGGAATATAAGGATATGATGGACAAGAAGGGAGCTTTGTCTACTTTTATGCAGATCGTGAAGTCCGTTTCGTTTATGGGCGTAGGTGGTAACGATACGAACAATCCTTACCAGAATCCGCAGATGAGTAGCATATATAACCAGTTCGGTGTATATGATCTTACTAATACGGATCAGATAAGATCCCGTATGGAAATGGCTTCTTACGCCTATATGATGGCTTATAGGATGATAGGTATATCCGAGCAGGCAATGGGTCAGTCAACCAGATACGAGAGTTCTACGGGCGTAAAACAGGGGGTTAACGCCACCATGTTACAGACCCAGACTTACTTTAATGATTTCGATGACTTCAAGAAACGGACATTGGATATTCATCTAGCCGTGGCTCAAGTATGCCAGAAGGAAGGATACGATTGGACCGTGATGTACAGGAACAGCGATCTTTCCTTGGCTTACATCAGTCTTACGGATAATAGCTTGTCGTTACGTCATCTTAATGTTATGGCTGTCTCTAATTCCAAGAAACGTCTGGAATTGGAGAATTTGAAACAATATATATTACAGACAAATACGTTAGGTAATGACTTACTTGATATCACTAGGATGATGAGCGCCAACTCAACGGCTGAGATGAATCAGATCGGAAGGGACGCTAGATCTTACGCCGATCGTGTAAGGCAGGAAGAATACCAGAATCAACAGCGACTTGTCCAGCAACAAGCAGAGGCCGAGCAACAGGCACGTAATGATGAGCATGAGAAGGATAAGGAACTGGCTTATATCAAGGGCAACTTCGACTTAAGGGGTAAGAGCATAATGGCCGCCGGTCAAGCGGCTAGGACACAAGATAACGCAGAGGGTATGGATTATGTGGAAGCTATAGCGGATCGAGCCTTGAAGGAAAGGGATCTGGATATCCGTGAGGAGGATATGAGAACCAGACAGGCTAACGCCGAGGCTGAGCGAAGATCTCGTGAGGAGATAGAGAGAAGGAAGCTGGAATTAAAAGAAAAGGAGATAGACGCTAGGAACAAACGTTCTGATACAGATAGGTTTACGTCAATAATAAACAAGAATTGATTACAAGTTTTGTAAATATTTTTACAAAATCTGTAATCATTTTGGCGTAAAATTCTGTCATATACTATAATGGGTTTGATTTAATTGGTAATTGGATTAATAATACTTTTGTAAAAAGCAAAAAAGGAAATTGTATGAATGACGTGGGTGATTTCGCTAAGGGTTTTAAGACCATGAGTGTCGAGGAACTTTTTTACCGTGGTGACGGTGATGGCGATAAGAATAATATCGAGGGTAAATATGATAAGGATGGTAATCCTATAGGTGATACCAAGGAAGAGCCTGCCGACGGCGGAGCGGCTGAAGGTGGCGGGGATAAGGGCGGCGACGCTACCAACCCAGACCCGGATTCCTTTGGCGAAGGCGGTACTGATAATAATAACGTGGTATCAGGTTTTAACGGGAAATCTTTCTTGGAGAAGATGGCCGCCAGAGGTATCATCGACAGTATCGATAACCTTGATATTATGGTAGATGATAAGCCAGTCGATCTTTCTACTATCACAAAAGAAGATGATCTACTTGATATAGTGGAGGGATTGATCAAGGATAAGGCCGATGAGTTGTTGAAGGATAAGGTTGATACCGGTTCTATGTCTGACTTCATGAAGAAGATGATAGAGGTGGATAAGGCTGGAGGTAACGTAGGTCAGCTTCTAAACCAATATCAGAACATTCAGGCGCCGTTGGACAACCTTGATATGAGCAACAAGAATGATCAGCTTGCGGTCATCCAACATTATTATAAAATGTTGGGTATGCCGGAAGACGAGATAAAGGATAATATGGAGATGATGATTGGCAAGGGCGATGAGTTCATTGAGTCCAAGGCAAATAAGTTCCATGATATCCTGAAAAAGGAGATGGATAACCTTATCGAGGAGGAGAAGAAAAAATCCGAGAAAAGGAAACAGGAGTTGATTGAGCAGATGAAGATCTATAAGAAAGGTCTTAAGACGTCTATAAGCTCAGGATTCCAGTTGACTGACACGATGATAGGTAAGGCTGTCGATTTCGTTACCAAGCCGATAGACAATCAAGGTCATACGGCTATAGATAAAGCTTATTCGGAGGCTATCAAGAATCCGGACATGGCCGCTGATCTGGCTTTGTTCTTGATGAATAAGGACGAGTTCCTTAAACAGAAGACTAACAAGGCTAAGATGGAGGTCAATAAGAAGACCATCACTCTTCTTTCTGGCAATAAGGGAGGAAAGCAAAATAAGAATAATATCGATAATGATACTATAGAGGCTAACTTCCTTGATCTGAGTGGATCAAAGAGTGTATAACATTAAAAGATAGATAATTATGAATCCTTTTTTAACAAAAAGTTTTCCGGCTACCGTGAATGGCGATAACGTTATTGCCTTCACCGATGCCAAGAATTATAAGACTTCGCTCGTAGAGCATAACTTAGGCTCATTGGCGAGCTGGTATTATGAGGATCCGGACAAGAATCATTTGGGTCTGTTGAATCTGTTCTCTAATATCGCTAATTACCCCGTTCCGATGTATATGGGTATGATTAATAACGGCGCTACGATCTCCGTTAACGGTATTGGAGCTTCTTTCCGTTATGATCTTCCCGTTACAAAGACATTCGCTGTAGTTACGGCGGAGGATACTTCGACTCATCATCTGAAACCGGGTATTGATGGAAGTTTGTTTGATATCGTTTTGAATACATCTGAGTTTACGGCTTATGATGTCATCACCTATGACGCCGCTAACGGCTGTAATATCCTTATCTCAGGTGAGATCCCGTCTAAGACAGAAGGTGATTTGACACGTTATTGGGGTCGTGTTATCGGCGGAAAGGCTAAATACTTCCCTAAAGAGAAATTACGTCCGGGTATCCGTTACTGGAAGATCGGTCATGCTCTTGGAGAGTATAGCACCCAGTTCTCTAAGGTATCTGGAGCTGACAAGGCCGGTTCTATGACTTGTGAATTCCGTTTAGGAAACCACCGTGGTGTTGAGGGTGAGACAACTATGTACGCTGGTATGAAGTCCATGCAGGCCGCTCAGAATAGCACTTCAGAGTTCGTGGAGACCGCTCTTCGTCGTATGAATGCTATGAGAAGCGAGTATGAGGGCAATATTCCTGATTTGGCTATTATCGGTAGGACGGTTAATGGTAGGCTTGATTTACGTACGGCTAAGGTAGCGTCCACGCTGGAGGTATTCTGTATGGCTGAGTTGGTTAAGCTGGAAGCTAGACAGTTGATGTGGCAAGAAGGTGGTATTATCATGGATCAAAATGGTCCTATCCATTTGAATGAGGGTATCTACCGTCAGCTTCGCCGTGGTTATACTATCTACTATAGTCGCCCGATGGGTATTACTAAGGATACTCTTATGGCTGGTGCCGCTTATATTTTCCGTGGACGTCAGGATCTTCCTATTACGGAACGTAGGATTAAGTTCAAGGTAGGAGCTATGGCTATGATCAATTTAGAGAAGTTGATTAGAGAAGCTTTCTTCACTACGTTGAATAATTTAAGCTGGGGTATGGGTAGCGACCGTATGTTGCCTTCTAATCCTATATCCGGTACTAATGATGCTATGATCTTAGGTCCAGTTCAGGTTAAGGGCGCTTTCCTTCCTGGCATCGGAAATGTAGAGTTCGAGCACGATCCTTCTTTGGATTACGCTGACATGACAGATCGTAGCGAGTTGGTGAATGGTATGTATCCTAGATCCTCTTATTCTTGTATTATCGAGAATATCACTGACGCTGGATCGACTAACGCGTATTCCGCTATTCCTAATACGGCTAACGCTAAGTTGGGTAATATGAATAACAACGTATTCTATATCAAACCAGAAGGCGTAAGCATGTGGTGGGGTTATGAATACGGTCGTTGGGCGCACAAAGCTAACGGTAATGAGATCGTATCATCCTTGCCGGGCATGAAAGAGCAATTCTGGTGCCACTCAGCTTCAGCGGCTTGGGTTATGGATAACAGCAAGTTCTTGATCATCGAGCTTCAACCGAACTACTTCGGCTAAGTTTTTTTTCATATGTAATTTGGTTTTTTAGAGGGGAGGATATTCCTCTCCTCTTTTTTAAGTAACGCAAAAAGGAAATGAAAGATATTTTAAAATCAAAGGAGGTATTGGTCGAGGTAAACGGCTTCAATATCATGTCAGATACCTTGTATGAGGTAGTAGGTAAACACGACGGAAGCGCTCCGCAGGCCTTCCAAGATGCCAATATAGCCAAGGCTCCGTTCCCGGAGAATGCTACTCACGTATGTTGCCCGTGGGATGATTTCTCAGAAGTTTACAATACCGGTTTTTATCCAAGATCAAGATGTTATAATGGCATGGATAAGGATGAGGTTGATAAGTTGGTTGATCAGCGTGTCAATAATATAATGAAGCCTTTTGAGAATATTTCCCAGAAGGATCTTTCCCAGACCAATTTCGAGTTTTGGGATGATGCTAAAGACAAGATCTATATGGGTAAGGTTTATAACACGGCTAATATCGTTGAGTTATTTTATTTATATCTGGCTGTATTTTCTGGCATGTTGACTCCTCAGGAAATGGATGGTGATCCTATTTTCATGAACTCCATGTTCTGTTTCATTGAGAAAGACAACGCCAAGGATTTCGTTCAGCAGCGTGAGATCAATAAGATGAATATCAGCTATAAGTTCATCAACGCCCTTAAGAAAGGTGGCAAGGAACGTCAGGCTGTCATCGACCTTCTTTTGTACATCGGCATCGTGACCCGTCCTGATTTCACGGAGGATGATTATTACACCGGATCACTATCAAACTGGATGAACGAGAAGAAGACCAACATCGATTATCTGCTTGATATTTGGGATCGTTCATTGGAGGGTGATTTCAAGGAAGTTCTTGAGTTCTATCGTATCGTAAATGTCCTTCAACGTAACGGTCGTATCAACATGACTCCATCTGGCTTGCAATATAATGGTCAGATCATAGGTCCTGACACCCGTACGTCCGCCGAGTTCTTGGCTACCAAGAAAGATCTTATCAGTGTAAAGGCTAATGTCTTGGATGAGTACGAGGAACTTATGTCTATTTCTAATATAGACGATAAGACCAAGACCAAGAAGGTTAAGGATGTCAAGAAGAAGGAAGACGTAGATGAAGGTGATAAGGTTAATACGGAGGAATGACGATGACGATCCAAGAAGCGTATCTAAGGTCTTTGCAGAAGAATGAGCAGAATCTCGCCAATGGTGGGATTAAGCTTGATCCCGGGAGGTTCGTGCTTTTGTTCAACGAGGCTCAGGATAGGTTGATAAGATACTATCTTAATAGAAAGGATGATGAGACCATCCGATCTATACAAACTCTTCTGGTGTACTGGAAATCGCTTAATAAGATCAATCATATTGATGACCCCGAATCGACATCATTCGGTCTTCCTGATGATTATTTATGGTTCTCAAATATAAAAGGATCGTTTTCTTATAACGGATGTGAGGTTGGGGATTTTGTCATGTGGGAGGCTAAGAACGAGAATGTCCATGAGCTTCTTGGGGATGATAACAATAAACCTTCTTTTGATTACCGGGAAACGTTCTACACCATAGGTGACGGGAAGGTCGTGGTGTATGAGGACGGCTTCCGCACAGACGAGGTCAGGATGACCTACTACCGGAATCCGGTACGGGTGGATCTGGCCGGGTACATCAACGCCGCCGGCGAGCGGTCCACGGACATCGACCCTGAGCTGCCCGATCCTTTGGTGGAGGAGATTCTGGATATGGTCGCCAAGCAATTCAACCTTAACGAGAATGAACTAAGTAGATATAGGATGGATAAGGATAATGTGGCTTCTTTTAAATAAACACCGTTAGTTTGATCATTAAGCCTACTCGGAAACGGGTAGGCTTTTTGTTAACGTGTTTTAATTATCTATGACAGGGTTTTTTGATCCCCATCTTTTCTTCCATTTCATGCCGAGATAATTTATTATTCCGTCAAAATTAGAAACGATCCCACTTTCTATCATATCGGATATATATCCTTGTATCATTATTATCTCCTGCATTTGCGTAATCGAGGCATAGTTCCTTATACCCTCCTCATGCTTGCCGAATACCACGTAATTTATACCTTTGGCTATCCTTGATATATATCTCTTGAAATCATCATTCGTTATATTGTCGCATAATAAGTATCTTATATCTCCGCTCATTTTTATATACGTATCTCCAGCTATGTTCCTATTCTTCACGAGACCGTCTGTTAGCCATATAACTACCGTGGCGTATATTTCAGGATCCAACTCCATGGCTATGGTAATAAATACGTATGGATCTATAAACCATTTTTGGATTCCTCTTCCTCCCTTTCTGTAAGCTAATCCTGCTTTCCTAAATTCCTTTAGCGTAAGGTTATCGTAGTCCAGCTTATTTTTGACATTGTCATTGCCATATCCGAGCTGGCTCATTAGGGCTTTTATTTTCTCCTTGAACCCTTGCTGCGACAATACGTCGTTAATTTCCCTTGATGATAATCCCATGGATTCTCTTTTGCTCTTTATTGAGTTCATGGCCTCAGTTATACACACATATCCATCTTTGCTCATTATGGATATCTGATTTCCTAAAAGCATCCTGCTTTCTGATTTTAAAATCAAATTTGATTTCATAACTTTATATTTTTAATTTATACTACATCGTGAATCGGTCTGTGATAGATAGATTCACGATACAAATATAATTAAATAGGATTTGATGTCAAAATATATTATAATATATTGATATATAGAATTATATGAATAGGATTTTATCGCATTACCGTATAATTAGATATTATTTTTCTGGATTCGGAGAAATATCCGACTCCAGAAAGTAGTTGATTATAAGATACTTACTATAAATAATCTTGTCCTGTTTTTATGGGTATACGCATTCTTGTGTCATTTTTCAGTATAACATGTTTACAAAAAACGTAATATCATAGCGTCTCCATATATTCCCGACCATGTTTTATTGCCTTGATGTTGTTTATTGTTATGTTTGCGTAGGTAAATGATTTTTTTTGAACTAAAATATTGATTATATGTTGCACAGACCGCAAGACCGGGTACTTTTCGTATCCCCACACGCTAAGATGGTGGATGTTGATTCCATCTTCTTGAAGGAAGGACAGATCGGTATTTACGATACTAAAGATACTTCCGAGAACGGTTGTAAGGCCGTGATTGATTTTACCGGTAAGCCTCGTAACGACAAGCGTTATGAGATCCGTATCGGTCGTAATGAACAAGCGGCTTCCCGCTCTATATATGATAAGGATTTTTCCACGCCTTTGTTCTCGTTGAATGAGATCACCGAGATTTACGCTTCTTGGCCGAAGAAAGATCATGCTTATGTCGATGATGTTATCTTAGGATACAATGGTGTTTCTGATGACACGGCTTTCTCCGTATCCAAGGGCGACCGTATCGCTATCCGCTTGATTCTCGCCGGCAGGGCTTTCGAGCTTCTTGGTTATGAGGGAGGTCGTATTGAGATCAATGACGCTATCCTTTTGGATGATTGTGATAATACTCCAAATCAATGCGAGGAGTGCGATCCTTGCGAGGAGGTTGATTTGTTGCCAGCCGTCCTGAAATGTATCGAGAGGATGAAGAACCAGCCTATCGCTGGTGGTGGTAAGGTATCTGATTATATTGATATCACTCCGGTTACAAGATGTACTAACGAGGCTACGGAACCTGAGACGGAGGACGTGAACTTCTATTGTATGGAGGTTTGCGATACTGGTGATGACCTTGCCTTGGCTGAGGTTCGTGCCCAGTACCCGGGATTGAAGATCGTTCGTGAGAGCATCAACGGCAGCATGTCACGTTATAAGGTGATGAAGAAAGGGGCTAAGCCTAATGACTATACTCAACGTCTGATCTCTATCATGAAAGGATGCGAGGAATGCCCGCCTAGCTATACTGAGGTTAAGGGCGGATACCTGTATTCCATTTCATTGGAGGATGACGGCGTTGATATGTCTACTACGGTAGAGTCTTTACCTAATGTGGTAGCTGATACGGTTAATAAGATGAGCCAGATCAAGGGATCAGGTTTGTATATTGCCGCTACTTCCAAGAAATTGACGGATGAGGAGATCTCTACTTTCGTGGAGGCTAATCCTACGGCTATCATTTACTATGTGGCTAAGACATCCGATATGTGCGAGAATCCTACGGTTCGTACCGCTTCATGGTCAGCTTGTGGTTCTTGCAAGGTATCCACCGAGAAGTATTATATCACGATCCCGGATGATGAGTGCGGAAACAGTGCTTTGGAGGAAATCAAACAGGCTTTCCCGGAACTGGAGATCACTGACTACGGTACTCCTGCGGCTTGCCAGCATAGCTTCCAGACAACGGTATATACTAACATGTTGTGTGATGAGTGCGACAAGGTGTTCGAGGGATTCTTCACCAGCAAGGCTCCGGCGTCCTACCGCAACCGTATGTGGAAGAAACTGGAATCGGCTCAGGAACTTGGCACTAACTGCAAGTGCGGTATCCGTTTCCGTGGCAAGGAAATGTTATTATCTCCGTCAGAGTGCTTGATGGATAAAATGACCTATGTAGAGGATAGCGTTGAGATCGTTGGCGCTAGCGGTGGTTATCCTGATTCTCTTGATGAGGGATCCCCCATTTGGTGGGATCAGCTTCACTTCGAGAGATTGTCCAGCAAAGCCCTGCGTACTCATGTTGGCGGCAATATGATGGATGATGAGTTGAAGGGTTACGCTCATTTCAACGGCTTCCCGAAACATCAGGATTTCATGGGACGGACATTCATGAACGAATACAGCCGTGTTGAACAAACAGCCCAATACGTGGACTTCCAGATCACGATTAATCCTCATAGATACGCTCAAGGATTCGGAAAGGTTATCGCCGATGATCCGGTTAACCTGATCTTACGTGTACGTTATGGCGCTCATGAGGGTGTTCAGGAGATGATCAATATGATCGGGGCGGCCGCTGGTCTTGGTCCAGCTGTTGTAACCGATTTTTGAATCGAGACGTCAAGGCGAGTAATAGTAACCAACCCTAAATAAGAACGACCTTTTTTGCGTTCATATATTTCCTAAAGGGGAGAGATTCATTTCTCTTCCCTTTTTTGTTATCTTTGAGGCAGTAGAATTAAAATATGATATTATGTCTGCGATAAATGAGTATTTAAAGAGACTGGCTTCCATCTTCGGTAGCATGGGTTTCTCCGTTCCGCCAGATGACTTCTCAGGTGTTGTCATAGACGGAAAGACGTATCCGGTCATGATGAGGAATGACGGGTGTTACGTGTACTTCGATGATAAAGGAGTAAAGAGACTTGTAAGCGAGGTCCCTAAAAAGGACTATCAGTTCATTAACATCAAGGACGCCCGTGTGTCGATCGTCAACCAATGTTATCGTACTCCGGGAGGTCAGGTAGAGGCTCGTATCCATACCTATATGAATAATAAGGGTGAGATATTGGCCGAGAAGATATTTATCATCAACTCTTCAGATGTTGATACGCCTATTGGTACGGAATTGGACAAAGTTCCTGCCGAGTGGGTAGCTATAGATTGTAGCATAGCGGAGATGACCGATCGGGAGTTGATATTCGTAAGTAAATGTTATGCCACGGAAGGGGGCAAGGTCCAGATCGAGGGCGTAGAGTCGGTTGATCCCCGCCTGAACCCTGAGGTATCCCATTATGAGGTGGTGAATACGACCGACGATAGTAATCCTATCGGTACGAAGTATGACGCTATCCCCGACACATGGAATCGTATAGTATGTGATTTCCCGGACATGACCCAAAGGGAGATAATACCGGTGCTTAAATGCTTTGATACCGGGACCGGAAGGGTACAGATAGAGGGGTATAAGATATTTGATTACGAGATGGGTACCAGAAAGGAATGGTATCGCGTCAAGCAAAGTACCGATCCTGAGAATCCTGTAGGAGGATTCATCACCAGTATAAGCGATAACTGGGTTGAGGTCGTTTGTGACTTCACGGATATGGAGGACCGGGATATTGAGTTAACTGTAGAATGTTATAAGACACCGGCCGGTAAGGTGAAGCTGGAGGTTCTCACGTCATGGGACGGGAATATAGGAGTTAGGGATAAGAGTTATAAAGTCCTGGAGACTACCGATCCGTCACAGCCTGAAGGCGCCAGCTTCAGTTCCTTGCCAGACACTTGGATAAGGGTAGTCTGTGATTTTGACGATATGGAGGAGAGAGATATCAAATCCTATATAGAGTGTTATGACAGCGGTAGCGGAAACGTTAAACTTCGAAGGATGGTGTCGTATGACTCCAAGATAAAGGCCAGATACACACGTTTCGAGGTAGTGGACTCCGATAACGCAGACTTTGTCCCAGGAGCCGCCATAGCTACCCTCCCAGACGGATTCTCTTTGGTTCCTTGTGATTTCGTTGACTTTGAGGATAGAATGCTTCAGTCAAGGAAAGAATGCTATAATACAGATAAAGGTCGTGTACAGGTATTAAGAATAACGTCTTATGATGGAGATATAGATATAAGGGGCGCTGTTTATGTCGTTACACGATCTGAGAACCCCGATATTCTCGTAGATAGGATATATAATGCCATACCTGGAGGATGGGATCGCATGGTGTGCGAGATGGAGGATATGGAGGATCGTGATATCGAGTCTTTCGTGGAATGTTATGATAGCGGTGAGGGTAATGTCAAGGTAAGGAGAGTCGTGTCTTATGATGCCAAGGCAAACGAGCGCCACGTCCGCTACGAGGTACTGGATTCGGATAACGGCGGTTTCACCCCGGGACAGCGGATATCCACCCTGCCTACCGGATGGTCTTTGGTGTCTTGTGATTTCACGGATATGGAAGACAGAATGCCTATTGATATCGAGGAATGTTATAGGACATCAAACGGGAGCATACGTATGAGACATGTGGTGTCTTATGATGGTGATCTTGGGAAAAGAAACCAGTTCTGGGAGATTGTGGACTCGTCTGATAACGGATATGGTCTAGGAGATAGGATGAATAGCATCCCATCGGTTTTTATCCGTGAAAGGTGTGCTATAGAAAGGTTGGATGATCGTATTGCCAGAAGTGCGATAGAATGTTACTCGACTCCAGGAGGATCGGTAAGAATTAAATCCACTTACGTTATCAACCCTTTAAATCATGTTAGGTCGTATAATCATCATGTATTGAGTTCTACGGATAATGATATCAAGATTGGTACTCAATATGTCTCTTTGCCATCTAATTTTACTCGTATCGAATGCGAGGAGCCGGATTACATGGATCGGCTTATAGATACTACCGAGACCTGTTATGATACCGGCAATGGTACGGTAAAGATCCGGAGGCAAGAGTCTCTTAACGGTAATCTTGATCTCAAGACATTTGATTATAAGATCGTAGAGTCTACTGATCCAGCATATAGATTAAATACTACACCTACGCAATCTGTTATAGACGGATGGACCGTTATTAGCTGTGATCTCAATATCATGGATGTAGATGATTGTTATGAGATCGGGGGGCATAAGATCCATCTAAAGGGCTTTAGGACGGTCAATCCTGCATTGCAGGATATTAAGTCCAAGCTTTATGTGGTATATTCAGATCATCCGGATTACGGTGTTGGAGATGAGTTGTCTTCTATTCCTGATGGGGCTAAGGTCACGATATGCGATTACGCTGATAAAAGCCAAAGACATATGGTTCCGGTGCGAGAGTGCTATGAGGTAGCCGATGGCCGGTTCTATGTGGAGGGAAGTCGGTTGGTGGATAACGATATGGTCGTTGAGCGGACGTCGTTAACGGTGATGGAGTCATCCTCTCCTACCTACCCGGTAGGTACGACACTGACCTCCATTCCTGTTGGCGCTACTATAGTGGCTTGTTTATGTCAAACCTGTTAATCTGAATGGCTATGGTTAAAGTATGTAATGATTATTTTATGATTGACGCCTTAGCTGGAGGTCAGGTCATAAGAAAAAGGAAATATCGTCGTGAGAATACGATGATAGGATATAAGTGGTATGATTATAATGGGGTCGAGGTTTCCGACCCCACAGAAATATCTCGTCTTGATGGTCTGGCCACTAAACATCAACGTGTAGATGAGGCTTATGATGACCATGCTATTTTCATGTCTTCAACCAACTACGTTAACAGCGTTTCCGGTATACCTATGGACAAGCATATGGTTGTCGTTGAATGGAGACCGGATAGCGAGCAAGGTTTTGTCACCATGGCTCATAATGAGGGTCTTGATGGGGATAGCTATTATATAGTTATTATCAACACCGGAGATAAGCAGGCTACGATCTACACCCCCATAGATCCCGAGGATCCAAAGGACGGTACCTCTAGGGCGGATGATGGTGATAATATCTCCGTGGGAGGATCTTATGTCTCCATATCCCCCAAGCAGGTAGAGCGGATAAGGGTTACTTTTCGTGATGGTAAATGGTATTATGAGTTAGTCACAAAGACATATCCCAGCAATACCGGAGGCATTAAGATCGGGGATGTCGATTATGTCACTTTCAGGTATTTATGGGAGTCAAGTTCCGGAAGGGACTTGGATACGATGACGGAAGCCCTTAATTCTAATGTTCCCACCATAGATAATCTTGCTGTAGGTTGGTCTGGCCCCGGAAATGGAGATAGCTCTGTTAGAGAAGTTCTTAAATGGGGTGGTGATAATACCGGTTCCGGTAAGGAATGTGTTTGGATGTCGGTTAAGGATTTAAGGGCTAAGTATTATGATATCCTACCTGAAGAGACGTATTTCATGGCCTACGCTACATGGTTTGGGTCTAAAGGTACGGGTAAATGCTCTTTTGAGCTTGTCGGATACAATGGAGGTACGATGAGCCAAGATGGATATAATTTTATAAATACCGGTGGATCTGTAGTATATCAGAATACATATGATTTTGTATGTAATACCCATAAAGGAGCTGGGTCGTATAAGACATCTTACGAGAAAGTAGCCCGTATTACTTATAATAAGCTCACCAATGAGGTCTATATGTCTATAGGCGATGCTATAGATCAGGAGGATAATTATGATAAGCTGGAGCGGGAGATCAATAATATAAAGGAAAGACTTAGCGATGTCGAGAGCGAGTTGGCTGTCGTAAGACGTATAGCCGAGGGCAAGAACACGGCGTATATCTTTGATACGGTCGATGCCATGAATGAGTGGCTGGCGGTTCCGGAGAACACGGCTAAGCTCCGTGTGGGTGACAGCCTCTGGATTAGGGAGCAGGATGTGCCTGATTATTGGTGGGATGGAGCTCAGGCTTTAGAGCAGGAAGGTCCGAAGGTTGATTTATCTCCTTATTATACGAAAGACGAGATTAATAATATTGTCAATGATATCAATCAGAAGATAGAGGATAAGAGTACGTCTATTATCTTCGATACTTATATCCAGATGAAGTCTTTCGTGGATGATCCAACTAACGCCGATAAGCTTAAGGAAGGTACCATCTTGTTGATACGAGAGAAAAACGTACCTGATTATTATTACGATGGTGCTGGGATAGTTAAGATGGAGGCCGATGTAGAGCAATGTCTTTACGTTACTTTGGCTAACAAGCCTACGGAAAGCACCGTTAGTTATACCCAAGATCGGGAGGTGACTAATTTCACTCCTGGAGCTATAGCTAGATGGGTTGACGCTGACGGTAATGACGTGTTCTATAAGCTTGTAGAGATAGTAGATGGTAAGGCTAAGTGGATTACGTTGATTGATACAAGATATGGTAATGTTACGCTACAGAGCACTTATGACAAGAACTATGAGATCGTGAATATCGTATCTGGATCACGTTTACAAGCTATAAATAGCGATAAGGATGAGATCAAGTTCGTTAATAGCGCTACCGGTAATGTTACTGTCGTGTTTAACGCCACGGTATCAGGAGGAGCCAAGAAACTTACGAGCCTGTTGGCCGTGAACGAGGTGGTCCTTACGCCCGGGGCGGCGGCGTCCTTCACCCGTACCGGTGAGACCTTCACCCTCTCCGATCTTTTTGGTGTTACGATCTTCCCGGATCTGGCTGATTCCAACCGTGAGGGAGAATGGGTGATGAGCGTAGGCGTAACCGGAAAACCGATCCTTATGGAGGTAAAGGAGATGAGGAAGTGGGATGAGAGTATTGTCAGGGAACTTACTATTGATGAGCTTAACGAGAAGTTCCCTAACGTGGATATCGGATTCGCTGTCGTATGCAAGACCATCAACAAGGTATATGAGATGGTTAACGGGTATAAGGAATGGGTGTCTTATGATATAACCTCAATAAATTAATGGTATGGGTTTTTTGGCAGGATACGACACGGTAGCGTCCTATGTCACGTTTATAGTGAATGAGGATAGGTTCCCTTGTTATGATGGTAAGGGTGCTGATTATATACCCGATCCGATAATATCAGAGAATGCTTTTAATCGCAGTCTTAGGTTCTCGACAAGAAAGCCAGGATTCGTGGACGTTGATTGGGGAGACGGGACAAAGGATCAATATCCTTTAGTTAAGGTATCTGATGGTCATTATAGGATTGTATTCAGGTCTCTTGACATTGAGTATAAGAAGAATCCGGATGATACCGTATGGTGGTATAAGAAAGAGGATGGCTCACAATACATACCGGTTCCCCCACATAAGTATAGCGATATCAGGCGTAGGGAGGTTACGATGAGGTTCTCTAACTTAATTGATGGGGAATTTAATATGGATGGTATTGTCCTTCATGAGTTCCCTATAATTAATCTTCCTGATATAACTTATTTTGCTATGGTTAGATCCGTTTTAAAAAATGGAGATATTCCATATGACAGGATAAGCAAGAGCGTTAATCTTCGTAATATAAAGATGGGAACTTTTCATCATCCTGGTGTATGGAGTAATTGGCCAGAAGGTTTTTTGAACATGAAAAACCTGATGTATTTCGGATGCAATGGCGTTTTTAATTTCGGGAATGATCCTGATTCTAATTGGAGAAGGTTCTCTGAATGGAAGAATCTTACTGGATTTAACTTCAACTGGTGCAACATCCCTTCTTATGATCCGGCTTTTAATTCTATTCCGGCAAAAGATATAAGCATTATAAGCGATAGGAATAATACACCTGTATTTGATGAGGTGGATAAGGTTGGAGATGATAAGACAGGCTGTGCTTTTATTGGTAATAGTAGCTCATGGAAACAAGATCTGGTAGGAGGGAAGTTAAATAAGATCCATAATATGTATTGTTCTTCAAGTATAGTGCCGGTAGACGATCTTCCGGATTACTTGTATGAGATAAGGGAATTTAGGATATGGAATTTGAGTGATGGTGGTAGATTTATAAATACGCAGGAGAGGGCTGATACGTTCGTTAACACGTTTTATGATAAGATGATGTCCTGGGATTATATAACGATGTCTCAGGTGGCTTCTGACGGTAACAGGAATCAGTTTTATAAACTTACCTTAGATTTATATGCTGCCGTATCTCCTACTAATAAGAGACCGTCTGGCGTTTATCAGGCTCCTAATGGGTTTGTCAAGGGGGTTAGTAATGGTAATCCTACGACGCCTATGGAGAAGGTGTATGTGCTTACCAACAACTACGGGCAGACATGGGTCTTGGCCCCTACCCCAGCTTCTAAGGCCGCCCTTACGAGGGCACGGCGGGCAGGGAAGACAAGGATCGCCCCGTTCGTCCTTGGCGTAAAGGACGGTCATGTATCCGTATTCAGCGGAGACGTGTTGGATGATAATATGAGTAAGTATAATTTCGCCGACAAATACGAGGCTATGGATATCTGTAACGATCTGGGATTGGACAGCTCACCGGTTGTCGAGTATTTCAGGAGAATAGAGGAGGGAGAGGTATGAGGCTGATATGTAAGGATACGCATAAAGGGTCTATAACCTTTTTTACTAAGGGTAAATATGCTTTTAGGGGCGTTAACAGGAATGATACTACTGATGATGTGCCTGATCCTATATTGGATGGTAATAATTATAATGAGACTATAGGATTTTATTCCAATACTCCCGGCATGTGCGAGGTTGATTGGGGAGATGGGAGTAAAGAGCAATTCCCTTTTGTAAAGGCTAGGAGTGGATCTATATATGGTCAATATAGGTTGATGTTCAGGAGAAGGGATATAAGTTATCGTAAGAATCCAGACAGTCATCCATGGTGGTTTTACAAAGAGGATGGGAGTGAGTATGTTCCCGCCCCCAATCATGCTTATGATGATGGCATGGATAAGGAGCGTGTGATATCCATGTCTTTTACCAATGATGTTACGATGATGGAATCCTATAGGATTATGATGGTAGGTTTCCCTATACTTGATATGCCTAGCCTTATCAATATAATTATAAGTATTCCTGGGGATCGTACCATAACAGATATACCAAAGGGTAGGATAATGAGATCGGTAAATATAGAGCGTATAACATTAAGTGAGTTTGGTGTGGATACGTTGACGTCCATCCCGGAGGATTGGAATAGACTAACTAAATTGAAATGTCTGAATTCGTCCAATTCTATTGACTTTAGTGATACCGAAGCTTCCAATATAAGGAAATTCCCTTCCATGTGGCCTAATTTGGAGATATTGCATTTAGCTGGTGGAAGGGTAAGGTTATATCCTAAGGAATGGTTATCATTCAATAATTTAAAAGAATTGTATTTAAGTCCTGGTTATGCCACATCATCGTTTGATCCTAACACATGCCCGGCTATGGATGAGGTGGATAAGATAAATTCTAGTTTAAAGATTTTCGATCATATAAATAGATGGTATGGACCTGTCGTGAGTTGGCATCCGTATATGAGCGGTAAGGGATTGGGAAACATTGAGCGTATCGACGCTTCATTCAGTTATAGTAATATAGATGTAAGTAATCTCCCGGATTATATATATGAGATGAGGTCTATGAATAGCTTTTATATGTATCGCAGCTTGTCAACCCAAGGTCGATGTGATACGTTTATATCAACATTATATGATAAGGTAATGGGGTTTAATTATCTCACTATGTCCTCCTCTGCTTCTGATGGCGAAAGGAATCAGTTTTATGGATTGTATTTAAGTATGTATTCGGCTTCCAAGCCTGATGATAAAAGACCTAGTGGCGTATTACAGGCTCCCTCTGGTTTTATAAAGGGCCAGTCTAATGGCTCTCCTTCTACTCCTATGGAGATGGTTTATGTGCTTATGAATAATTATGGATGGAGGTTTAGTATGGCGCCAGAGGCTTCGGTGTTAAGGTCAATACGATCTTCTGATATTGACACGAGGTCGTATAAGCCATATAAGCTTATCGTATTTGACGATGGGCGTACTTTTGTAGGCAATGGAGATGTTTTAGCTCATGATACGGATAAGGTATTATCGTTTGGGGGTCAACCAGAAGGGGAGTATTTGTGTGATTCTATGGGATTGGACAGGAATGTTATTGTAGAATATTTTAACAAGATAGGTAATGGCTAAGACATTATATAAATATGAGGCTTCATCAAATAAGTTCGTGTGGTTCACCACATGGGATAGGGCACTTAGAAATTATTATACCGATGATTATAATTATGTACCAGATCCTGTCGTTGGTAATCCATATAATACGTTTGTTGAGTTTAGATCCGGAAAGCCCGGTATGGCTAATGTGGATTGGGGGGATGGAATAAAGGAACAGTTTCCTATGACCAAGGTTCAAGGGGAGGATAATTATCGTATTATATTCCGTTCTTTAGCGATACAACATAAGAAAAATCCCAATACTACGTGGTGGTTCAGGAAGGAGGATGGATCGCAATACGTACCTATAGATAATCATGCTTACGCTGATGGGAGGAGGGACGTACAACGGGCTGTGTCGATAGATTTTACTTGTGATATTTATTATGTCAATATCCAAGTTTGCAAGATGACATCTTTCCCGATTGTGGATATACCAGGACTTGAGTTTTTGGTCGTATCCCATACGATGTATGTTAATGACGGTATACCTGTAGACAAGTTGTCAAGATCCAAAAAGTTAATTTATATCGATCTTCAAAATATAGGGCAAAGAATGACCGTAATTCCTGAGGCTATAACCAGTAAGACAGAGGTATATTATTTAAATATGTTTAATATGCTTGATCTTAGGGATATAGAATCTAGCGGGGTAAGGAATATAAAGAATATGAAAAATCTTCAAACCCTTGAATTGTCTTCATGTTATTTGGATAGGTATATAAAGGAGTTTAATGATCTTCCTAAATTAACTTCGTTGAGAATACATCCTGGCCCTTCTGATATGTGGAATTATTTTGATATAAATACCATCCCTTTTTTCGAGGTAGATAAGATAAATCCTAACATTAATAATTTTGATTTTTTAAATGACTGGGTAAGTGGAGAAAGGAGGACGGGTTGGAATGATGATAATATGTCGGGTAGAGGATTGGATCATCTTACAGGTTTTTTCGTCTATCATAGTAATAGTATTAGAGTGGATAAGCTGCCAGATTATATTTATGAGATGAGGTCTATTACATGGTTTGTGATGGATTATTCCACTCATAGCCAAAAAAGATCAGATGATTTCGTAAACTCCTTCTACGACCTTGTTGTAGGATGGGATCAGATTACCATGGCATCCGTGGCCAAAGATGGGGAAAGAAATCAGTTTTATGGACTTGCGGTTTCTATGTATGGTAGTCAATATCCTGACGAGAATCAGCGTCCTTCCGGCACGGAGCAGGCCCCAGAGGGATTCGTGAAAGGCTCGTCCAACGGGTCTCCCGCTACACCTATGGAGAAGATATATGTGCTAAAAAATAACTACGCCCAGAGATGGGTGATTAAACCAGAATAATATTATGAATATCAGTATTTTAAAACTAAATTGGGGGGGGGTAAAATCCTATTTGCCTTATGATGAGAAGAAGAATGTTACCCAAAAAGAAGGTAATAGAGGTATTCGAGGAATTATCTCCTCAGGATAATGGATATTGGGCGGTTCCTGATGGGGTCTATGAGGTTGAGTTCGCGTTGGTCGCCGGAGGTCTTGATGGAAAATATTCCGATATATATAATGCCGGGAATGGTGGTAACGGAGGTGGTGTACAAACTTGGACTATACCCGTAAAACCAGGTGTTACATATGAGGTGGTTGTAGGAGATATAGGTGGTGATAGTATATTCGGTACATATCAGGCTATTGCAGGTAAAGGTGGAGAAGGCGGATATGGAGTTAAAGGGGATGGTCATGATCCTTCCCCGGGAAATCCAGGGCAAGATGGATCATATGTTTTTAACAACAAATATCCTGACCGATACCCTTATCCTATGGGCGCTGGTGGTGGATCGGGAGCTTATACAAGAGGATGGGATAAAGGCTTTTTATCCGGAGGTAAAGGTGGCAATCACGGAGGAGGTGATGGGGCTGGAGCTAATGATACTGAGGGTGTTATTATTAATGGCGAAAATGGAGGTAATGCCACTTATTATGGTGGTGGTGGAGGAGGAGGCTCTAAAGCTTCTAATCTTGGGGCTACGAGCGGTCGAGGAGGATCAGGTTATCGTGGTATTATTATTTTACATTATTTTAAAAATAGACAACATGAATAGAAATGATATTATAAAAGAACTAGGTTCGTATTTTGATATAGTGGAATTGGTATGTCCTCATACATATAATAAGTGGAAGGACAGATCGTGGCAGTTTCTTGATACAGCGTTTCTCCATAATCTTCTTATATTACGGAGGGATATAATCAAACAGCCTATGTATTGTAATAATTGGGACAAGCAGGGGCAGTTTTCCCAACGTGGTCTTAGATGCAACATCTGCCAGATAGTTAAGGATAAGAAAGATGTTTATCTATCCGCTCATGTATTGGGTAAGGCTGGGGATTTCGATGTCAAGTCGATGACGGCGGAACAGGCTAGAGGCTTGATCTTGGATCATCAAGATATGTTACCATATCCTTTCCGGCTTGAAGGGAAGGTGGGTTGGTTGCATTTTGATAGCCTTGATACTAGGAACGGTATACATGCTGTGGTGTTTTAGGTACTTAATGGTATAGTAGTTAACTTTGCGAGTAGGGTACAAAATGAAAGACAAGGACATGATAGAGCGAGTAGGGGCTTTGTGGAATATTGCGCTTGCGTATGGTGCCTCTTGTTGGGCTTACTTCCAGCCAGTGCATCATTTATTGATTGTATTACTTATAGTATTAATAGCTAATTTTTTGGCTAGGTTGGCGCAAAGCATAAGGGGCTGGAAGCTCCGACGGAGTCGTAGAAGAAGGTTTAGTTTTAAGAGATGGTTTAGGGAGGTCAGGTTTACTGATATCCTTAAGGAGTTCGCTTTGTCCTGTTTTATAGTAATGACATTATGTGTTATATATAAGACGTTATACCCGATCGAGGAGGAGGCTAGCATGATACTTACCGTTACCAAATATGGGGTGTATATAGCCCTTGTTGGATATGTGATGCTTTTCTTGAATACGATAGGGGATGCTTTCTCTGACGCTTATTTGGTGAAGGTATTCAAGGCTGTGTTCAAGAAAATAAACGTGTTCAAGATGTTTAGCTTCTCCAAGAACATATCTGATGAGACGTTTGACGATATAAGGAGGATTGCCGATGATGAGGTTAAGGATAAGTCTTAGGGCTGTTTTTTGTTTAGGTCTGTCGCTGTTCCTGTCCTCTTGCGGAAGTAGGAGGCAGGTTAGCGACACGTCTATTGATAGCCGGCTGATAAGCAGGATAGAGACGATGATAAACGAAGTTATAGACCGCAAGATGGTGGAGATAAAGACCTCTGATCTTAATGCCGATATCGTTATAACTGAGAGGAAATTCGATACGGATAAGGATATTGATCCCGCCACGGGAGAGCGACCGGTATCGTCCGTGACTGACGCCCATATCGTCATCGGCCGGCGGGATAGCACGGTGACGACCGATTCCCTTGGCGTTGATAAGACGATCACTGGTATTGAGGATATTGATAAGAAGACAGACATCAAGCATAAGGATATAGACGATAAGGAGGAATCAAGGTGGCCGATGGCTATCATCTTTATGTCGATCTTAGGTATATTGGTTGTATTATTCGTGTTGTTGAAAAGATTCGGATTGATAAAATAATAGGTGTACAAGAAACACCATACACCTATTGGTTATCACCCCAGAAAAGAATTGCAAATATGAGGTCAGTCCCGGATTCGAACCGAGGTGTATGGTTTTGCGGACCACCGACTAAACCAACTCATCCAACCGACCGTATCGCGAATATATAATTTTGTCTTTGACCAAACAACCTCTTTGACCAAATTTTTACTCAACTAGAATATCCCTTAAAGAGAATCCCTTATCTAGTATACTGTTTGAGGAAATGTCTTTTCAAGGTCTACACTTATTGACACCAAAAGGAAATGTGGCGGCTCCGTGAGGCAGGGCAGGAGGTATCCCTACACGGCCAGCCAGGAGCGGAGCGACTCGTAGCCCACCTTCCTTTTCTCCTTGGCGTATTACGCTTAAGCGTTGGAAAGAAGTAAACATATCAATGCATTAACGTCTAATGTAGGTAGTTGTTTGTCGATTAAAGATCCATTAATAGCATAAGTAGATGTCAAAAATACACTAAACTAAATTATTGATATAAGTTATTGTTGAGATCTTGATTTTTCAATCTACTACATATTTTCATGTTAATGTAATTAAGTTATATACTTTAGATAATAACAAAGCGTTAGCTAACTCTTTTTAATCAATAGACTTATGAGATAAATAAAGAAAATCTTTATAATGAGACTCCCTTCTTAAGGGGGCGAAAGTTTCTTATATCACATGTCACAAAATGGACAACAGTATTTATAAAAGAGGGTGGATAAATAAATTCATCTATTTTCTTAACTATCCCTACGATAGTCTCCCTACGCAATGTCTAAGTTAAATCTAGACCATGGCGATCGCCGTAAAAAGCCGTGATCATAAACAAAAAAATGAGTACTTTCACAAGCACTCATTTTGAAACGACAAAGTTTTTAGTATCTTTGTACTATAAAAAAAAACAAAACATATGGCAAATTTAACATTAATATTCGACCAATTCGTATCTTTCTCTGAAAAAAAGAGGATGTCAGAAGAAAATAGGGCCTTGAGGAGGGATTCAGGCAAGGTCATCCTACCTTATTTGTTTAATGACAATGCTAATCCTTGTTGCGACAACCCTAGGATAAAGCGTCAATCATCATCCAAGTCAGAGATACTTGAGAAGCCGATATCGGAGACACTGATAGGCCTTCTTATCATATGCCTTGACCCTATAAGGTTCAGGGCGTTAGGAGTACAGTACAATATCAAATGGTTTTACTATTTTGTTGATGAGATAGTGCGCTATTATATCAAGCATCAACGTCTTGGTGGCGATAATCTCGCCTATCAGGTAAGGCTTGTCAGGTGGCTTCTGCTTAGTTACGTGAACGTGGCTATCGTCCATGGCTATTATGCTATGGTGAGGAAGGCGAAGAAGGAGCATCCTGACCTTTTTGTACATAGTAATAAGGCGAGGTATTATTATTGGGAGAGTTGCCCTTCCGAGTATAAAAAGCTAGAGGATGAGAGAAATACAAACAATCCTACTTATAAGGCTCATGAGTGTAACAGAAAGCGCGCCGAGGATATCAAACGTGTTGTTTATGACTCCATGGATTCGATCAGGAAACGTGACCTTAAGGATTTTGTGTCTTCCAAAAACAATGGGGTGAGCATTTATTTTAAGGAAAAGGTTCAGAACAAGGTCAGGAAGAAGGGCTTTGGTAATGTCAGTATCAAGACCATAGAGAGGGCTATAAAGAGCTATTTAGATGAGCGTGGTGTCACTTTCTCTGAGTTCGTCGATGGGGTGAGGAAGTTGGATAGGAAGATAAAGGAAGTCAAGTCCGCTTTTGGCAAGGTTAAAAGGATTAAGATCTTTGGCGTCAAGGCTTATGATTATGTGTCTGGAGATGAGATAGTTGATGAGTTTGGTATTGCCGCGTTGTCTGATGAGGTGTGGATTCCTGATAATAGCACACCGTTCCTTGATGATTATATTGAATCGCAGTATGATTAAATAATTCTTCTTAGCGAGGAAGATCTACTTGCAGCTCTTATCTTGTAGCTTCATTTGTCATATTGTTTAAATTAGTATCTTTGTGAAAAAGATATACAAATGAATCAAATAAACATTATACCGAAGATAATTCATGATAAGTTCGCCGCTAGGATTATCATGGATGATTACGATATAGAGAAACCTATCGTTATTACTGTCGTGGCTAGACGTAACGATGGTGAGTATAATACCCAGATACTAACATATCCGACATCTGGCGTTGATTATGAGGGTAATGTAAGGATGGTGTTTTTCGATGTCGCTAGGTCTCATGTTTGCCAGATAACATCGGTATTTATCAACGGGCATGAGGCCAAGACATATTATACCGATATCCCGGATCTTGATATGCAAGCCCGTTATGACGATAGCTTGTGCCGGTACGATAAGAAGGTTAATATGAATGATATTAGGCTGTCGTTTCAGGTGCTAGAGACACGTGATCCCAAGGTGTTGCAGGTATTGGATGAGTCCGAGTGGGGGCTGCTGGAGGATAGGAAGGCGATCATCGAGATCACTACGCCGGGCATGTCCGACCCCGTTACGTTGTTTCTTGGCAAGAATCAGGTCAATACCTTTACCAGTTTAACACTAGGTCTCAATTGTTTTAATTACGATGATTGTAATGTCAAGTACCTTGATCTACCTGATGGTATATATGATATCAAGATCATAGGTAGCCCTTCTACTTACAATTTCAGTCGCAAGTATCTTAAGACGGATCTTATACGCAGACGTCTTGATCGGCTATGGATTAAGACTGATGTCCTATGCGAGGACAAGGATAAGGATCTTATAAATAAGATACAGGAGATGGAAACACTTATGGTCGTGGCTGAGGCTAACGTCAGGCTGGATAATATAGAGGCGGCTCATGAGATCATTGATCGTGTAGGAGAGCTTCTTGAGATGGCTACTAATTGCGTGGATTGTTGAATTTTAAAGATATAATTATGGGTTGTAATACTTGTAAGGAAAAGGCGTTAAAGGCCGAGAGAGAAAGGATTGAGAGAAGTATGATGAATCGTCCTTCTTCTACCGTTGTTAGCGATAGGGAATATGTTTCTAGAAGCACCGCCGGTTGTATGGTCATGCTCGATCCGTTGCAGACCATGGAGCGTGACGTGGTTAGTATATATAAGCAAGTTCGTACCAAGGGTGATGGCGTTGGCGTATCTTATCTTAATATGCAGAAAAAGATCCGTGAGTGGATCAAGAACCTGCCATATGGATGCCCGCCTGACGAGGAGGTACAGGAAATGAGAAAGGAGATTCTCGATGGGCGCGCAGAGCATATCAAACCTTGATAGAATAGATCTATGTAAGGTCGTAGACGAATGGCTGTCTTGTCAATGGAGTGGATACATGAGGTATCATAGGTACAGGATCGGGAATAAGCCTGATGTATCTTATTGGGGCAAGATAATTCGTCTACAAAGGTCATTATGCGATAATGATTGCGGGTTATGCCCGGATGAGGTAAGATTGTTAAAGGAACGTATTAACAAATTGTTGGCATGAGAAAGTATAATTGTTCACATATAACCCCGTCCACTTGCGTACCTTATGAGGGTGATCTTCCGGAGTGGTCAAAGCACAAGGATTCTAATGAATGTGTTATGATTATTTAACCAACAAAACCACCATACTTTAGGAGGTGGATGAATTGGTTTGATTAATTTTGAATCAAAATTGTAAATAAAAAAAATGATTACCTACAAATACAACATCTATCATTCCAAGAAAACGAAGTATCTTGATAAAATGCTTCGTGAATGTTGTTTTGTATGGAATCACGCTTTATCTATACAGCGTAGGTATTACAAGTTGTTTGGGAAATATATCTCAATTGGTAAAATGAAGAAGCATTTTGCTAAAAGAATTAAAAGAAATCTTCTTCATTCTCAAACAACACAAGAAATACTTGAACGTCTTGATGAATCTTATAATCGTTTCTTTAAAAGAAAATCAAAGAGACCACCTAAGTTTAAAAGATCAGATTGTTTCAACTCTTTTGTTTTTAAACAAGGAGGTTTTACCTTAAACGGTAATATCCTTACAATCAACAAAGGAAAGAAACGTTTTAAGTTTTCATACAGTAGAACATATGAAGGTAATGTTAAACAAATAAGGATAGTCAGAGAAACCTGCTATCGTTTTAGTTTGATTATAGTTACAGATTACAATCCTGCAAGCTCTTACAGAAAGACATATGATGGTGCATCTTTAGGATTGGATTTTGGTCTGAAAACTTACCTAACTAAAAGCGATGGTAGTAAAATCAATTCTCCACTATTCTTCAAGCAATATCAAAACAAGATTAGAAAACTAAATAGAAAGTTTTCTAATGCGAAGAAAGGATCCAATAATAGAAAAAGAAGACTGTTTGAACTTCAACAAGCGTATCGTAAAATAAACGATTTTCGATCTGATTTTCAATGGAAATTAGCTCATGAATTATGCAAACAATATGATTATATTTTCATTGAAGATCTAAACATTGAAGGAATGAAACGTTTGTGGGGAAAGAAGATTTCCGATCTTAGTCATTCTTCTTTTATTAACAAACTTACGTATATCGCTTCAAAGTATGGAGTGATAGTACATAAGATTGACAAATGGTATCCTTCCTCAAAGACTTGTGAATGCGGGCTTGTTAATAAAAACTTGTCGTTACGCGACCGCACGTGGGTATGCCCGTCGTGCGGCGCAATCAACGACCGTGATATTCTTGCAGCCCGTAATATACTTCGGAAGGGCATTTCCGAATTGGAGAGCAAGAGTAATTCCAGCGATAGTAATATCGGGGTTTCTTGCGTTTGTATCCAAGAATCCCATTTGCTTTAGTGATGGGAGTATGTCAAGATCTCTGACGTGATAGAGGAGATATATGACGAGCTTACCCGTATCAGGGAGGCTATAGACGTCCGGGATCTCGGAGAGTCTTGCGTGAAGGTAAGTGGTGATAAGACCGTAGCGAAAGTTCTTTATGCTTTGGAGGATAAGATTTGTAATGGATGATAAGCCAATGGAGAAAAATCGACATTGGTGATAATCAACGGTATGGATATTTATTTATGAGGTGCTATTAGATATTGAGTATCTGTTAATCAAGTATCCAATTTGTAAGGGGTCTTCTAAACAAGTAGGTTAGATAGATACTCTTGTAAGTTGTAAAGTATCTTTATGCGTTGGATATAAAAAATAGCCAATTGATTTGTCATAGACGATTCGATTGGCTATTTTTGTATGTCCATCATATCTCACGATGTAATGGACATAGGTTAATTTATTATGAGTGCAAATATAATTATTTCCAATGATTCTATGAATAATAGTAGTAGGATTTTGGCGTTTAAATCCAACGAAAACGGATTATCTACAATATTTAGCTACAATGGTAATGATATAACTTTCAAAACAGAGAACGGTATCACTTATGTGAATGCTACCGAAATGGCGAAGCCGTTTAAAAAGAGACCAAATGATTATTTATCGTTATCTTCTGTAAATGAGTTAATTAATGCCATTACCAGAAAATATGGTAATGCTGATTTTCAGCCTGTTACGATTATCAGGGGTACGGTTAGTCCTGGCACATGGATGTGTGAGGATCTGGCTTTGGATTTCGCTCAGTGGCTTAGTGTTGATTTTAGGTTATGGTGTTTGGATAGAATTAAAGAGCTTCTCACTACAGGCAAATGCGTGATTCCTGATTTTAATGATCCTCCCGCCGCTGCTGAGGCTTGGGCTAAGGAATATCGTGGCAGGGTAGCCGCCGAGAAGCTGGCGTTAGAGGAGAGGGCCAAAGCCGAGGAGATGGCTAAGGTCCTTGAGTCGAAGAAAGAGGATATAAAATTTTCAGAGTCGTTTATCATGTCTGGAGAATCAGATTTGCTGGTAAGGGATTTAGCCAAGAAGCTTGAGCAGAATGATATAATTATAAGCGATAAATGTCTTCGTGATTTTCTTGTTAAGATAAAGATAATAGTTAAAAGGATCAAGGTTAATGGAGATTGGGAGATTACGGCTAACGCCGTAAAGAAAGGATTTGCTCATTATCGGGATAAGAATATATGTACGGAATCCGGAAAGGTTGTATATGCAAGGACTATCTATATAACAGGAAAGGGTTACCGGTATATATTGTCATCTATAAACGGTAGTAAGAAAAGCGATTTTATATTATGTGGAGGCATGTTCAGGGATTATGGCGTTTTTGCCGGATCGGAGTCGTTTAATCACTGGGATAATTAATTCCATTTTTGCCCAAAAATTGATAATCAGGCAACTGCGTATTTGCATTTACGGTTATGTGTCTCATATCGGTAAAATATTTATCTTTGTGACAAAGTGAATCACAATGGTATACGGTAATAAAGAAATAGTTCGGACGTTCACCAGAAATAACCCGCCTGCCGGGTACGTGGGCGGCTCTGTTGACTACCGGGCCCCGGCCAACGTCTATTTTGGCGATACGCAGGAGGAGGCTGACAACAAGGCTGAGGATGATATCAAAGCCAACGGTCAGGACTACGCCAATACATATGCCGACATAATACCGGCTGTATGGTATAATGATCAGGTATGCGATGAGTTTATCAAGAACAATTGCGTAAGCGGTAGGGGGTCCAAGGAGCAGGTATGCATAGAGGAAGGCAGGTTTGTCTCTTACGTATCTAAGAAAGATGCCAATGATAAGGCTAGGGTGGAGCTTGGACGGATCGGGCAGGGGGAGGCCAACTCCGTCGGGGTTTGCTGCGAGGACTGGGCCTCACAGCCTTTTCGTGGCTTGTTTTACAAGAACGACTGCGAGGCTGGCACATCAGGCAAGGAAGGTATTGTATATGAATTACCGGCCGGAGCTGTCATATCCGATATATCCCAGATAGACGCCGATACGTTAGCTTATAGGAAGTTTATGAAAGAAGGTCAGGAGAAGGCTAACGCCGAGGGTAGTTGTTCACCTGTATTCTATAATACGAAGATCGGTGATTGGTTTGAAAAGGTATGTCCGTTCGGATATAAGTCCGGTAAAGTATATTACTCTATCAAAGCCAACAGGTTTAGGTCATGGATATCGGTTGAGGATGCCAACGCCAAGGCTCGTGAGGTCTTGATGGTAGAGGGACAGGAATACGCTGATCTTAATCTTGAGTGTGAGAAATGGATTGAGAATATCGATCAAGAAGATCAGTGTTATTGGTGATAATACCTTTTTTTTGTTTTTCCATAATTTATAGATTAGTGCTTGGAGGGGATCGTGTATCTCCTCCATTTTTTGTATATATATCAATGGTATTAAGTTTATATACTGTGATTCACTTGTTTGTATGTTGAATATATTTTATATTTGCATACCTATCTATTCATCTCGAACCGATAGGTATTATGTTTAATTTAAAATATTGTTCAAAGTTATGAAAAGTAGGGTTGAAATCAAGTCTTCCGACAGGAAATTGATGGGCGTTGTCATACCGGCGCTTAGTGATAATGGTTTTGTTAATATCACTTTAGCCATGAAGGTTTTGTCTGATGATAGGCTTAAAAAGGGGCTGTCTCCCAAGAAGCTTAATGATATCATTAAGTATGATGGGTTTCAGGAAAAATGCAGGGAGATAATTAGTAGGCTGGAAAACAGGGATTTATGTAAGCGGATAAATATCAGCCTACAAAATAAGGCTCTAAATCTTAGTGATTTAAATAAAATGGGATTAGCATGTCGAAAAGGTAAGGGGGATGGTCAAATGTGGTATATGAATCCATATCTTTTTCTCGTGGTAGCCATGGAGATGAGTCCTGAGGTTTGCGCTGATGTTGTAATGTGGTTTGTTGATAATGTTGTAGGGACAAGAAATGCCGCTGGTGATGCTTATATAGAGATGTGCAGTAGTGTATCTTCACTTATAAGTGATAAAAGTAATTTAAAGGAGTTGTTATCAAGGATAGCCAAGGGTATAAATTTCGTCGTGTTTGGCGTGCATGAGGAAGGGATAAGGAATAGAGCTTCTTTTGAAGAATTGGATATGATAGTATCAATAGAAAGGAATATATCTTATGCTATTAAGGCTGGATATATAAAAGATTACAATGGTGTTATAAATGATTTGGGAAGGCAATGGAAAGAAAGATGGGGTAATCCTGTTCTTAAATTGAAGTCTTGATTTTATTTCGTTGTTATAATTCGCAGATATAGGGGATACGAATGTCGTATTCCCTATATTGTTTAATGGAGTGTGTTATCTTGTTATTAAATCAAATCTGTATCTTTGTTGAAAACAATAACATTATTAATATGTGTAGTACAAATGGTTGTTGCCATGATCATTCAAGGGAACGTCCCGAAGAGTGTTGTCATGGCGTTAAGATAGACAGGTTTCTTAACAAATGCCCTAACGATCCTTGTGATCCTTGCGATCGGGATTGTCAGGACGAACCTTGTGTTGGTTATGGATGTCCTATAACCTTGTATGATAAATGTGTCTTATACTCAGGCGATGAGTTGGTGGCGGATGGTATAGAGAAAGGTAATGACATTTCTGTCGTTATAGACTCATTGAGGCGTATTATAGCGTCTAGGGATAAGCAGATAGATTTATACCATCGTGAGGTTCTGGATTTGAAGAAGATTATAAACGAGCTTGTCAACGCCGGTGGTAGCGGCGGGGATAACGATACGGAAGAGGAGACGTGGTAATGAATGGTTGCAACAAAAAACAATACAGGCCTACTGTAGACGATACGAAAGTACCGTGCTCTACGTACATGAGTACCGATTGTATTTATCCTGGTGATAAGGTACGTGTGGAATCATTGGGATTATCCCCTAATTGCGATATGTCCGATACCCTTAACGCTATGATAAAGGCTATACGGGATAGGGATGCCGAGATACTTGAATTAAGAAGAATGATCAACAAATTGATTTGATATGAGAAGTAATTGTAATCCATGTAAGCCGGAATATAGACCTGGGGACGAGTGTAGTATCTACAGTTCCAATATCGTATATGACGGTCAGTCGTTCCCTGAGGCAGATATCAGGAACGGTGATAGCATGAATAGCGTAATCGAGTCTCTGGTAAGGAAGCTGGTTGCCGTATCTGGCGCCACGGCGTCCATCCAGCGTGACTCGTTCAAGGGCGTTCAAGCTGTCAGATTAAGATACGAGCCGTTGAATGTGCTCAGTGTTACCTATTGTGGTACTATCGTCCCTAATGACGGATATGTCGTTTCTGGCAGGGCCGTTAAGTTTAAGAAGAAATATTGCATGGGTGATGAGTTCACTGATGTTAATATCGTATATACTACATTGAATAGTAATATTTTAAATACCTCATGTTATGGCTAAAAGAGTGTACGATACGGTCTTGGCTTCCGAGTGTGACGGCTGGGTATGTGGTGAGACCCTCAAGAAGGGATCTCTTCCCGTAGACAGGTTAGAGCTTGACTCTTTTTCAGAGGCTGTTAGGGAGCTTATAGAACGGTTTTTCGAGGAGGGATGGTTGCCGGACATGATCTGCGATCTTGGTTGTGGTGGCGCCAGCGTGTTTGAGATTAAGCCTACTAACTTCGAGTATCCTCCTGAGGGTGGCGAGCAGATTCTGGAGATTATCGTAGGTAAGAGTGATAAATGGACTATAACTCAAGCGGAATGATATGAATAATTTAAAAGATATTCTTGCTAAGATCGAGCAAGGTTCCTCATGGGTGTCCTACGACAAGATTTCCGGTACCGGGCCAGACAAGGTCGCTATTAAGGTAGAGCCGGGATGGATGGGTAGGTTGCCTAGGGAGACTTACGTGGCGGTCGAGAAAGGCAAGGTTACGAAACTCGCTACTATAACCCAGAAGGGTATAGAGCGGGTAAGCGTGGATCCTACCAGTATCATGTTCGACATGGAGGGCGGGACGGCGACCATCAACGCCAAGCTCAACTCCGCCTCAGTCAAGGCTTCCTGCCTTACCCTTGGTGGCTCGGTGAGCAAGTCCTATATAGTATCCATGAACGTGAACGGCTTATCCATGAAAGTCCCGGAAGAGGATAGCAGGTATATAGTGTATGCCGATCCTGAGGATCCCGGAGCCACTGATTTGTATGAGGCTAGCTTTGTCATAGCTATGCCTAAGAATATAGATAACGAACAGCATCATGAGATGTTTGTCTTGAACGGTAAGGTTGTTAATATCAATCAACAGCCTAATGATATACCTTATATCATACTTGATCATGACTTCGATAACGTGACTAGCGAGAACGGTCAGGTTGTCATCGATATCAAGTCCAATACCGAGTATGATATCGAGCTGGTATGTTGCACTTGCGGTGATGGTAGTGAGCCGGAACCGGAACCACCCTTCAACGTGGATCCGCAAAGGTTGACGCTTAATAAGGATGGTGATACCCAAATCGTGAGGGTAGAGGCCGGAGATGATGTTTCATGGAGAATAACTGAAGGATAATATGGCAAGGGAAATAGATAAGAATTGTGTCGAGGGTAATTGCTTTGCCATTAACGACAAGAGCCATGGGGTAGGCGATAATAAGCTTAATATCGTATACAAGGCTAATTATACCGGTCAGATCTGTACGGCTAAGTTCCGTATAACGTCAAAGGACGGTAATATTGTTAAGGAGTATATGATAGCTCAGGACGCCAAGCCCGTTTATTATAATATCAAGATGGTTCAGCCGTTCACCAAGGACGACTGTCTGGCCAACCAGCATGGATCGGTGGTGTTGTATACGGTCGAGGAAAGGACTTACAAGTCGTTTATCTCGCAGGAGGACGCAGACGCCAAGGCTATGGAGGATATAGCCCTGAACGGTCAGAAATACGCCAACGAGCATGGTGAGTGTATAACCGATATCTGGTATAACGAGGAGCAGAGAAAGACGTTTATACGTAATAATTGCGATAAGTTCAGTGACGGTCAGGAATATGTTTATATCATTCCTGAGGGCAAGTACGTATCTTCCATCTCTCAGGAGGACGCCGATAGGAAGGCTCTTGAGGATATTGAGAAGAACGGTCAACAACAAGCCAATTTGGAGGGTGAGTGTAAGCCTAAGGAGAATATCTATTATGGTAAGTTTAGTAAGACCTTTACCCGTAACAATTGTGACTCCACCCAATACGGTACTGATGTGGTTGTCGATGAGACGATGGTTACAGGGGACTTCAGATCCATCGTGTCTCAGGAAGACGCTAATAGCCTAGCCCAAGCCGCTGTCGAGGCTCAAGGTCAGGATATAGCGAATATCAAGGGG